AAGGATAGGTTACCAAACGAAGATCACAAGAAGATGGTTTTTGAAATCTTGAATGATACGAAAAAAGAGTACGGAAGATATAATAATTGCGGAACAAAAGTATTGTAATAAAGAGTAGAAAACAATATGTTTATGTAATATTAGTTTTTTCATTTTTATTGAAAGGAGCGCCGGCCTGTGAAGGTATGCGCTCTTTGTATTTGTATAATGCATAAAACAATAATAATATGACAGAGAATAGTATAGACGTAAATATCGTACCTGTAAAGAATGGTATGAAACGTGTTGTGGTATCATATTACCATTATTCACGCAAGGAGAAAGATCGCATGAGTTCCCAAACGGATTACGTTTGGGAAACAAAGAATGAAGAAATGTTTAAATACTTTGAGGCCAGGAGGACAAAAGTATTTTATAGTCAGATTCGTGCCATGTGTAGATTCTATGGCAAGAAAAATGTACGTAAATACAAAAAGTTATGATATTAAAAACGACAACCAACGAGTTTTGTTTCATTAACGTAAGTTTCTACGAAACAATAGCAGATCCTCGTCATTTCTTTGAACAGGATTATGAAGAGATGCCAGAATATGAGGAGGAATCGGATTTTGATTTTGATTCTTATTACAATAAGTTTATTCCTTTTGTACAGGAATGGGCGAATGAGGTAAGTGAACGCCTTTACGGATATGGCGTGAATAGTATAAAGGTAACATCGGTCGGATATCCGAAAGAATATAATTATGGTACTGATTGGATGAACGTAGAGGTAGAGTTTTGTGATGAATGGAGGCAAAAGATGTTATCTAACATTAGTAAGATTGTCAATGATGATAAATGCAAGAAGTATGCGGAGACTAATTACCGGTCGGTATCAGGATACATCTTTTTAGGACCTGAAGATTTAAAGGAATTTGAAAAGGAAATAATAGAAAGAAAGTCGGATTCCGGATATGATGTAACAATATTATTAAATATGTATCTAACTTTGGCTTTTGTAAAAGAATTTGGATTTAAAGCCGGAGAAGCATGGAGTGAAATAACAGAATATGCTTACGGATGTTTATCGTATTCCGATTTTGCAACAACAGAGATGCTTATACCGGAAGGTTCGGAGCATTTATTCAAAGACATTTACACGGCAAAGGCCGACGAATTATATCATCATGTCCTGGATAAATTCGGATGGGCGTGGCGTGATCCGAAATATAAGTCAGAAACAGAATTATGCGCGATGCTAAAGTGGGCAAAAGAAAAAAGGCTTGACCATTGAAGAGTTAAGTATTTAATTGTTAAACATAAGGCAGTAGTGGTGCGTGAGTATAGGTGCTGCCGTTAAAATATTTTATAAGATGAAAAAAGAAGAGATTCAAACTATTTTATACACAATCAAAGAAGGAGACAGTATTAAAATCAAAGTACAAGACAAAAGTGAAGAGATAAGACTGCGGGATCATGTAAGAAGAGTACAGAAATACGGATACAGGTTTTGTTTGTCTCATTTACATGATGGAATTTTCTATCTGGAGAAGTTGAAAGAAGGGGATAAGGATAAATACTATAGAGTAATAAACAGAGGAAATGGAAAGACCGGAATATAATAAGCTACGCAAAATGGCTAAGACTACTCCAGGTCTGATAGTGGACGAGGTGCAAAACATGATGCGTGTATCGCTATACGATAATGGGGAACTTAAGAAGGTGGTAGTAGTAATGAAATGCGATTCTTTTTTACAGTCAAAAAGTAACATAGAAAAGATAATGTTATTATCATCTTCTATAGAAGATAGAAAAAACAAGGAAAAAAATAAAACAAAATCAGAAAATGAACAGAATAACAAAAATAAGAGAAGAAATAGGAGGAAAACAGGTTGATTTGACCTTTTACGGGCGCTTTTGCAGCCTTATCGAAGGTGATAGAAAGATAATACTAAGGGCGATAAAAAACGGTCGTAAAAAAGGCGTAATCGGAGCTATTCAGCCTGGGAGACATGATAGAATTTGGACCACATGGTCTATTGCTTTTGATGATCTGAAGGTGGGGAATACGGTAGAGTTCAGTACATCTGGAAAATACAATCCAGGTTTTCATTCTACAGAAAAGTATGTAGGATGTGTAGAATGGATAAAAGGATCGGAATGTGCGATAAAAACCGGCAATGGAATGGCGGTAGTATTAATTAAACACATAGAAAGGGTAGTAAAATGATGGATTTAAGGATGTTTATAGACCTATTTCAGGAGATTGAGGTAGAAAACTTGTTTAAAGCGTTAGATTTATGTATGGAATATGTAAGATTAGATTTACATGTGTTTAATGTAGGAGCTCATGTAACGTGTTCATACAGCAATGATCTTGAATCTCTTTCACAGGCAGAAGGTTGTAATGTGAATATGATAATAGAGGTACCCTACTTATTCGAAGCATTCATGGAATATGCTTCACCGGAAATGAAGTTGTATTATGAAAAACTAACAGAGATAGTATAATATGAAAGAAGAAGTAGAACGGATAAAGAAGTTGGTAGGCATAGATCATAACAGATGGGAGCAACCTTGTACATGTGATAAATGTAAAAACATGTGTAAAGTTCCTTGTATTGGTACGCCAAAAGACATAGAGGCTATCATAGATGCCGGATACGCTGACAGGTTAAAAGAAACAATGTGGATGGTAGGGTATCTTGCAGTGAAAGAAAAACCAATAGCGATGATCCAGCCAACAGAGAAAGACGGGTGGTGCGCATTCCGCCAGCCGGGCGGTCTCTGCGAGCTGCATGACCTCGGACTAAAGCCGACTGAAGGAGTTCTGGCTTCTTGTAAGGTGGTTGAAGAAGACGATATTCCGACATACGAAACATCCGTACTTAGAGCAGTAGCTCACGAGTGGGTTAAGGTGGAGAACTTTGGAAATGTAATGAAGGTCGTTTTTAAATTTTTGCATGAAAATGAACGTAGAAAATAAATTAAATAAAGTGGTTAAGATCCTAAAAGAAAAAGGATTCGTAGTATATAGAAAGGGCGGGAAGGAGCCAGGTGTATTTTATGCCAAAGAAGGTGACAGCCGGATAGGATTCGTTTATCCAAACAACGGATATATATACGACAGGATAAAAATGTGGTCTTTTTCAAGGGTGTATAAACCACATAAGAAAACCGGATCTTCGTGTTTAATGTGTGTCAGCGACGAATTTACTATAGAAAATGCGATTAAGAACATAGAGGATAGACTGTGGGTGAATTACATAAAAGACGGTAACAGAAAACGACCAGAAGAATATAAAAATATAAGAGAATTTGTTGGTAGCTTCACTAAATTCTACAACTCTGTAGAATTAGTTGAGGTTAAGTAGTTTTCCATGTAAGTTAGTTACCGGCACTGGTCTGCGAAGATAGGTGCCGTTTTTTTTATTCAAGAAAGGAGGACAAAGATGGAGAAAAGAGACAAGAAGATGCCTTACGAGGTAGTCATACAGGAAAGAAAAAGAGTGGATTTATACGGTAACGTAGTGTATTATATCTATTGGTTTGATAAATATGGGTACAATATCACAAAAGAATGGAAATTCTGGAGCAAGGGCCCGAAAAAGAAATACGATAGAGTTAATCGTTATCTAACGGATAGTTGGCTGAAGGAATACTGTGGGAATAACGATTTAAAGATAAGGAGAATAAAGGAATGAAAAAGATAAAAGTAGACAAAGTGATATTATATTACATGGATCGGGTAGACCCTGACGGGAACCTATACCGGTTCTATGTATATAAAGGCATGGCATCTGAAATAGAATACTTTTGCACGGAAAAGGCAGGCAATATGACTATACCAATCGGAGAAGGAGAGTATGTCAAGATTGTACCAAAAGAAATAGAGAAAATACCAGTAAGGGGATATAGGAAGCTTACTGGAATATGGAATCGTGAAACATGTAACGGGAAGGGATGGTATAGGCTTTTTAATTATTTCAAATACAAGCCGACCCTATGTTATTTTAAAAAAGCGGGACATGGTGAAAATGGGAACACAAGATACGAAATATCATTATTTAACAACATTATAAATGTGACAAGATATTTTAATCTGTGGAGAATGAAGCCAGGAAAGTATGCTATGGTAACAAACGAGTGTGGCGCCTTGGATGTTATAAAAGAAAAATTTGACAACATAAATATAGTGGAATATGGATCTGAATGAATTGTACAAAGAAATAGAAAAAGCAGAGGTTGATCTGAATGCAAAAAGATTAAAGTACATCAAAGAGGCATTAGTGGAGAACGGTGGAAGTATAAAGCTAAAATTCAAAGAATTTAAAGAGTTTAAAGAAACTAATGATGTGTTTGACTTCGATGATCAGTTTCCGGTGATAATAGAAATTGCTGGGATTCCTATGTATTTAACGGAAGTGTATGTCAAAAAAAACGATTTTCGTATAGTTCTGCTGGATTATGATGATATGACTTTAGGTGATTATGATAATACAGGGGAAAATGAACAGGTTGCTTATTTTATTAACTATTGTTTAAATCAAGACAAAGATGGGAAAGAGTAGAAAAGATTATGAGAAGTTTCTTAACTCCATATCTCCAGATAGAGACGATGAAGCATGGGTTATTGGAGGAAAGAACAGGTATTGCGGTAGAGAGAATTATGGCACTATGATCAAAAGGTATGATCCTATTGGTTTTAATGTAGGGTACAGGGAGTGGGTAGAACAGCCAGGGTAAGGCGACGCCTGCCCTGCCATGAGGTCGGCCTGGCTGTTCGTGACCAGGACCGTACATTAGTCAGATAGTGAACAGCGAAAACAATGCATAAAATGGGAAACGAATTAAAACTTAACAGCGCAGAAGAAGCAGAAGTAGTCTTAATAAGATTAACTCCAGAAGAGTATCCTATTGCGTACGCAAATAAGGTGAAATGTTTAATGCTTTCAGGTCTTAGCAAGAAAGAAGCTGAGAGGATGGCGATGGAGCCAATAGATCTTGAACTGTATTATGAAGTAGGTGTAGGACTGATGGCGGTAGAACCTGGAGCGGTGGAAGCCGGAACAATATACAGTCCATATTCAGGGGAATTATATGACAATTCAAAAATTTAATGAGGTAATTATATACCTAAAATAATAGCTTATGACATTCAAAGAATTTATGAAAGAAGTGGGCTATAACCTAATGACTACCTTTTGGGAAGATTTCAGCATAGCCGACAAGTATGGTATAGCAGGTGTCAAGGATACCTACAGACGTGCGTTTAATGAATGGAAAGATGATTATAAGTTTTTCACGGAATTAACGCTTGTATTGAATCATAAAATCTGGCAGCATTATGAAGGTGATCGCGAACTGGCTGCATTGTATGACCGGTTGTGGCGGGAAGCTGACGAGTATGCCATGAACAACTTTAAGGGAGAAGAACTTGATTATTATTACAGAATAACAGATTAGCTATGTTATATCCGTTTTCATTGACGCTTGATTTATATATACAAGCCGAATCGTTTGAAGAAGCCAAGAAATTAGCGGAAGCATACGTTCAAGATGCTTCGTTAGATACGACTGACTATCCGGAAATAGTGCAGGATGTGTTGGAAGTAGCAGAGTATGGGATTATTGATGTAGAACAATAAACAATCATGGAAGCGAAAATCAAAATAGCCGTATTATGTTTTGATGTCTCAGATATTGATATTATCACGGTAAACAACAGATTAATGGAAACACTAAAACAGAATATAGATCTTCCAGAAAAAGAAAAGTTGAGAAGATTGAAGGAAGCCAAGGGAGGGACATGGTATGACGGATGGCGACCATACTGTATGATGTGCAACAGAAGTGACAGGATGGTTAGTGAACCTTATGGTTTTAAGTGTCCACAGTGTGGGAATATGATAGGATTTAATCTAAAGAGATTGAAGGAATCACCATTAAATAATGCTTCCAAGGAGGTTATTTGATACAAGATGTGAAATATAATAAACAAAAAAAAATAGCGAAATGAAAGAATTTATATTTGAAGTAGAAAGAAGGGTTTATGGATGGATGAAAGATAGATTATCCATTGAAGCAGAAACACCAGAAGAGGCTTTGGAAAAGCTTAAAGAAATGGCAGAGGATGGAACCAAAAATGGATGGGATGAAGATAGGGTCAGATTAGAGAGCTCTGAATTTGACTATTATGAGGTAGAGTATCCTACTGTGGAAGAAAATAAGGGAGCTACAATTTTTATTTCACATTTAGATTCTTGTTTAGGATGGGATAATGAGGAGGAAGAAAAATGAAAGGAACGATAGTAACAGGTAGCCTGATTGTATTCAGCGACGGATTTGTTTGGAAAAGATTGTCCAACGAAAAAGCCTACAAGATATGGGTGTCGGCAGAAAATGAAGATTTTGAGTTATACAAGGTGAGGGTAGATGATGAGTCTGAGTCATTGATAGAGAGTCTTGAAGACTTGCAGGACGCCTTTAAACAAGATCATCATGTATGTATAGAAGTAGGTAAGCTACCATATAGCATTGGTTTAAATTACTTACGAAATCTGCAAGAGTTATCGGTGGAAGCTGTGGAGTATCTAACAGGACCAAAAGAATATAGCAGGGAACAGGCATTTAACATCATTCGAGAGTGGGCTAAAGAGTTTACAGAGAAATATGGGAATTATGATTTCGATGGATCATACTATGATGAAATAGATGAATTTATTGATAAAAAGTTAGGAACTATTTAAAATATAAAGACATGGAAGACGATCTTATTACAACAAAAGAAGTAGGCGATTATCGCATTAAAGTGTATTATTGTCATGATTCAGAATGCCCTATAACTAATTGGGGTTTGTTTGGGTCATTCTTTTTTGAATACTCTGATACGCATCGATTGCATGATGAATGCAATTGGAAAACTTTCTTCTACGATAACAAGCATGATCTTAGAGATGTTATTGATGCTATTGTAATGAAGCATATAAAACAGAAAGACATTGTAAAATATTTAAAGAAAGGGGAAGCGAATGAGATCTCATTTACATACAACAGAGGTGACAATGTATGGGAGTTGAAGCATAAGACAAGTCCATATATAGGTCAAGAGTTTTTTCCAAGTGATTTGACGGACTTTGATTACAGAGGAGAATTAATAGAGGATCTGGATGACGAAGATTTGTTAGATATCATATCCAAATACGGAAAAGATGTGGTGGCTATAGAGTGGTCAACAAGGGGTTATAGTCAAGGTGATTATATAAAAGGGATAGCATACGTTACAAAAGAAAAATATGATAATGAAGTCTGCGACAAAGAAGGAGACTGGAAAGAAGATTGTGCCAAGATTATAGATGATGAAGTAAAGTCCATAGGTATGTGGATGTGGGGAGATGTAAAAGGGTACGTTCTTGAAAAGAAGGTAGCATTTACCAAGAAATACGAAGATGAATCCAGGGAGAATGAAGAGGGAGAAGAATGGGAAGAGGTTGATTCCTGTTGGGATTGTTATATGGAAACAGACGAATTGATAGAAGAAATAATGGAAGAACATAACTTGAAAGAATAAGGAGATGGGGAGATCACGAGGGTGTATTATCAGAAAGAACACCAAAGAATTAAGAGAAAGCCTCATGTCATTAAGATATCGTTGGTTGGTGAAAGAAAAAGGAGCTAATTGCATAGTCACAAATCCAGAAATATTAAAATACATGGAATTGCGAGAAAAATCAGTAGAAGCATGGAAGGATGAAGGATGGATAGATTGTGGAGCCAATGATGATATGTTTCTGGCTATAGCAGCATTAGCAAATAATACTGACTTAGGTCAATGGCTGATAGTGACAGACGCCACAGGAGACAGGTGGGTAGAATGCGAAGAGCCCAGGTTCAGGGGAGACGCGGGCTGCATTACATGGCGTAAGGCTACAGTAGATGAAATTATTGAACATTTTAAAAACAGATAATTATGGGATATATATGTACAAGATGTGGTGGAACAAATGTTACCTGTGAAGCTATAGTAGATCCGAATACCGGAAAAATAATAGATTATTTTGATGGATCTTTCATGCATGCTATTTGCGCGGGTTGTGAAAATGAGGTAATAATATCTAACGTTGAAGGAGTCAAACATGAAATTGATTTAAGGTTTCATGAATTTGTAGAAAGAACAGGGAAAGAGCCTGAATACGTAGAATGTCAGATTGTATGGAAAGAGACAGGAAATGAACAAAGAGAGACAATAAAACTATCATTGAGCATCAACGATGATGATAATGATGATGATGTTTTTTATTATTGCAATGGGATAGAATCGTTTAAGCAACTTGCTGAATACGGAATGGGAGAATTTATCGTAACATTTTGTTGGAGTTTCTTTTAAGAAACATATATAGTTATCATTTTTAATAACATATCTTATGAAAACACAAGAAGAATACGCATTTGAAATTGACGAAATTGTTCGTCGGGATGTGGAGAGCTGCCAGAGCGACTGGTTTAGAATCGACAAGGAAATATTTATGCAACCGGAAAACAGGAATAAGATATTTATTCTTGGAACCCGGAAGACCGGATGTGATTTAATAATACTGGGTGGCACTAATTGTGATGAAGGTAGTATGGATTGGCTTTTTGGGAGTCTTGGCAATGAAAACTTCTATGTATGTCAACCGGTATCTTTCTATAAATCACAGCGAGAAATTAAGAAAGTGAATCCTTTGTATGCTTTCAAGGTGGCTACCGCTTATTTTAGAGAACAAGGGATGATTCCGGTATTTGAAGATGCAAATTGTAAACTAATAAAGCCATGATAGAAATAATAAGATACAGACTACCTTCTTATTGGGCTTGCCCGTTAATCAACGATGATTACACTGGATTAACGGATGAAGAATGCGAGAAAATAAAACGCTTCTTGGAAGCAGCAGAAGGTTATCCGGTAGATGTAGACTGGGGAACACAAGGGTTTTACCGTTGTAATGACGCAGGAACACTTCCTGGAGAATGTGCAGATTTTATTTTTCATAAGTGTAATGATTAAATTGAAACAATATGGAAACTACAAACAAACTAACTTATTTAAGTACAAAATTCTTTACAGAAAACGAAGAAGAATACAGAATAACAGTCACGGTATCTTTAAATGATGATTGTCATAACAATATGTGTGACTGGAGCATAACAGCCGACGTTGACTGGAAAAACAAGCATGGAAAATATGAGGATTACTTAGGAGGCTGCTGCCACGATGAAGTCGCAAAACATTTTCCGGAATTAGCGAAATTCATATCGTTGCATCTTTGTAACCATTATGGTGCTCCTATGCATCCGGTAGAAAATGGCATATATCACGTTAGAAGAAGCGGTATGTCTGTGGCAATGGAGTATTTGCGTATATCAGAGCAAGAATGCGCAGAATTATATAAAGCCTCTGAGGATGAGTTGTATTTCAAGTATATGCTTTTCAATCTGGGGATTGTGAATAGATGGAAACGTGAATCAGAAGAGCTTATTGCGGAACTTGAAAAAATGTGTGGAAAAAAGTGGGTTAATCCATATAAGCCGGAAGAAGAAAGATTTGTTTTAACACTAACAGACGAGGAACGATCTCTTATTGAAGAGCGTATTAAAGCCGGGTATTACTCCTCAGAAAATATCGAAAAGCATATGGAAGAGGCTCATAAAGCAAAGATGGCGGCAAAGCGTGCTGAAATTTGTGAGCGATACGATAAGAAAATCAGACGAGCAGAAGCAGAAAAGAAGATAATGCTCTGTGTGTTTGATTATGGGTTGTCTACCGATAACATCATATATTATCCTCATACGAACACTTTATCTTTCAACTGGAACGATTATGGAAGAAAAATCACACAGGAAGAGTTTGTTGATTTTGTGAATAACGTAGATCGCTCTCAGTTGCCGGAAGGTATTAAGTTTGAACTTAAATAAAATACAGGATATGGAAAGATTGAATTTTGAAACATTGTTTCGTATCGTAAGATGGGATTACAACCGTTGTTTCAAGGATGAGTCGTTAGACAAGGATTTGTTTATGGGAAAATACGGGAAAGTTATGGGTGAACATTATTATAACAAGTTTATCCATGAATTTGACGGGAATATCCTGAAGATGGTTGGTTACTTCAGAGGTTCCGAAAAAGAGGGGCAAGTCTTCTGCGATATGATAACCGAACGTATTGAAAAATACGAAAAGAGAATGTCATATGATAAAGGTAAGTTAAACAATTAAAAAGATACTTATATGAACAATTCAATGGTCGCTCACTTGTGGGCAAACGAAAAGCAAGAATCAGCGAATGGTAGTAACTTCTATTTTGAAGGAGAAAGTATTTACTCCTATGGAAGACATTTTGAGGTCGGAAGAATCGTGCGAAACAAGCGTGGGGAAAAGGCGTATTTGATTAATGACATATATTATTCTTCTTCTACAAGCAAACATCAATGTCGTGTTCGTGAAGCAATACCAACTGGCTCAAAGGTGTTCTATGTTGAATGTAATATATCATATTGTATCGGTAACATGCTCTTTGTTACCAATATGTTGGAATATATTAAAGATGCTATTGAAAAATACAAGAAAGCCAGAACCGAATTGTCTTATCGGGATGTTTGGGGAGCTTTTAAAAATATGATGGATTACATTGAGTTCTTCGATATGGGGACTTCCCAGCGTCTTCTTAAAAAGAGCGCAAACGAATGGCTTGGAACTAACCATGAATTATCACAGAAATCAGATAAGATTAAACGTGAACATGTCCGTGAGTTGAAACGTATTTTCCAGATATTGTTGAATCATAAAGCACTGGAAGTCCTTGGAACCGTTAATGTGATTGTAGATGAAGTTTGTGGTGAAGGAACTTATTTGAAATATCGGGAAAGAGTTGAAAAATATAGAATAAATATAGAAACAAAACAGGAAAAAAAACGAAGGGCAAGGGAAGAAGAATTAGATAAATTTCGTAAGGATTTTTATGAAAGATTAGAAAAATGGAAGTCGGGAGAACTTAATTTCTTGCATTCATATTATTTTATTGATTGTGCTGACGTAAATGCTTGGATGCGTATAAAAGGAGGAATTATTGAAACGAGCAAACAAATAAAAATCGGGATAGAAGAAGCCAGAAGGATGTGGCAGGTGGTGTCGCTGTTGCACCGGGGAGGCCAGTTCCGGCATGGCCTGGTAGAGGACGTGGATGGCAATAAGTGGAGCATAAACCGGTATGAAAACGATATACTGACAGCCGGATGTCATCGTATTGCGTATAGTGAGATGGAAAGTATTGCAAAGCAACTGGGATGGGCGTAAGTAACCCATCTTATTTTATAACAACTAAAAACAAGAAAAATATGGAAAATGCAATTATTGTTCCGTTTGATTTAAATACGGCGAGAAAAATTAAAAGCGGAGAAATAGAAGGTTCGGTATTAATTGATAATATTGAAATAGAATTTGTATATGAGTCGAAAGACTGTGCAGGTCCTTATAATTTGCTTTTTGTAAAAAAAGATGGATATGGGATAAGTGCTATATATGCCAACACGGAAGGTTGTATTATTGGCGGCACCACTCTGGAATTGAGGGTAGAGGCTGGAGCGTATTTTAAGAAAGGAGATGTATTAACAAGCACTAAAGGATGTCAATTTATATATGATGGACTTATTACCAAAGGGGTAATGGGAAGTATATGTGGAATGGTAACATCTGGAGATATTGAGTTTGATCATAGCGGATTATGGACTGATGTGTATGATGAAGATAAAAAACGGCATGTAAGAAAGGCTATAGAAGAAGAGAAGAAATTTTTAGCAGAAAAGATTATAAAAGCCGAAGACAGTAGAAAAATAGATATAATAAAACGATATTTAAGTGAATATGAGTATCTATTAGATGAGATGCCGAAACGTGACTTCAAACCATTTGAACGAGTGCTGGTGAGAAGAACTAACCAAGAGAGGTGGAAATTGCATTTATTTTCCAGAGAATCAGGAGAAGATAATAAATACGAATGCTTAGGAGGGGTAGGATTTAGTCAGTGTATCCCATACGAAGGAAACGAACATCTTTTAGGAACCAATAAAAACAAATAAGATTATGGAATATAAAATGGTAACAATCCCGTTTGATTTAGAAACGGCGAAAAAAATAAACATAGGGGAAAGAGTAGGTCAGATTGTGACAGAGAAAGGACGAAATAGAGCAGAAATAGTATATGAAGACAATTCGTCAATTTGTCCGTTATTGGTTGTAATTCATTCTATTTCTGTATCGGCAGATTGGTTTTCTGCTACAGGAAAAGCATTTAGCAGCGAAAATCGCCTCCTTCTTGAAGTCCCGGAATATACTACATTTAAAGATGGAGATGTGTTAAGCAACAAAGATGGAAGTTATATTTTTATTTTAAATATGCATGGGAAATATTTAACATCTTTGTATGCGAGTCTTACAATAAGAAGAGGTCTTACTATATCGGATAATTTGGCTGCACACGAAAACCACATAGAATGTTATAGACTTGCAACAGATTCGGAAAAACAGAAGATGATTAAAGCGTTAAAGAAAAGCGAAAATCCTAAAGCAAAAGAATATCTGAAACGCTTCTTCGAGATTAAAGAAGAGCCGAAATATGAGTTTAAGCCGTTTGACAAAGTGCTGGTAAGAAAAGAAGGAAATAAAAAATGGAATATCAGTTTGTTTGCAAGGGAAATTGTGGACGATTATAATGGATTGCCTTATAAGTACGAATGTTCCAATGGAACATTATGGGATTATTGTATTCATTTTGAGGGTAATGAATGTCTTTTAGGAACTACTGAAAATCCAGAAAAATGAAAATGGTAAAATTATCTGATTTTTATCCTTATGACAGAAACAAAGGAGGAATACAGGAATTGCATCATAAAATTGAGTCCAAAACACTTCAGTATTGGGGTGAAGATAGTGGTATTCTGATCGGCATCACTCCGATATATAAGAGACGTTTGTGGAGCGAAGAAGTGAAAGTTGTAAATGATAAAATGACAAATATGAAAACAAGAACATACGAAGGGGTGCAGCACGGAGACTGGGTAAGATGTGTCTTATGTGGAGCACAAATGCTTCTTCCATGTGGAGCTGACAAATGCCCAGAATGTAGCAGTAAAGATACTTTAATGTGGGTAGATGAGAATAGGCAAGAAATGGACGCTAAACATCTGGATTGTCTTGTCCCAATACGCAAATTGGAGTTACAAGAATATCTATCCCCAGAAATTTTGAAAATGGAACATATATGAAAATAGAATACATACAAAAATGTAAATGCGGCGCAGTCACTATCAGCTTTGATAATAGTGCTTCGAATAGCATGTTTTGGGAAACATTTGAAAAATTGGATTTGGATACTGGTGATGCCACATGACTTCACCAGTCCTACTGCTGCGACCACTGTATCAACCATTGGGGAATAGGCTTATGCGGGTGTGGATCAGGACAGAAGGTAGGAAAATGTGAATGTGGATCCCAAAAGGCACATGATATATTAGGGGTTAAATATGATTCGTTTGGAGCAATATTAAAAAACTTTGGATAATGGATATAGTAAGTAAATACACCGCCTTGTTAGGACAACAGAAGCTAAAAGAATCATTTGTGAAAGATTTGGAGCTTGTATTATCAAGAAAAAATCCTAATATAGAAAAAGGGAAACTTAATTTCATTCGTTATTCAGAAATGAAAAATTGGAGTGTAAGAGAGTTGTTTGGTGAAGACTTGGAACAAGCTGATAGGGCTTTAATAAACAAGGTGTATCATATGCTATTTGATATAGGTTCGGATTTTGAATCGGTTATAAGAATGCTATATAGCTTTCGTAACGGACCTAAATCGGGGATAAAAGTGGCGGATCCAGAGGATAATTACGAATGGACTAACAAGGACGGAAATGAAAAATATTCTACTAAAAATCTCCCAAAAGCGCATTTTAGATGGGATTGGAGAAGATATACCTTATCAAAAGAATCCGTTGATAAAATAACGGAGTTTGTAGACACCATATTAGAATCATAGAGAAATTATGAACGAAGTAATTTTAAGCAACATGTTAGGATGTCAGACATATTGTATATCAGACAGTCCTTCGAATAGATACTGTCTTATTGGACCTATTGAGTGCAATGAGAAGTTAATAGAAGTGTTTAAGAAGGGGATAACAGTAAAACTCAAATACGTGGAAAAACGGGTCCTGGATGCATTTACGGACAACGGAATCGACCTGAGTAATTACACTCATTGTATTATTGTGAAGCGGAATTTTTATCTCGCTTGGTAACGGCAAAACATAAACAATATGAATAATTTTGTAATAGATACTCCAGATAATTTCTGGCAAATAAGATGGCTTGACAAGTATATGGAAGGCCACAAAGGATTCATAGCTGGTGGATGTTTTAAAAATATCCTTTCCGGAGAAAGAGTAAAAGACATTGATATTTTCTTTGAAAGTGAAAGCGATTTTCAGGAGGCTATTGATTCGTTCAATGATGAAAAACATCAGAAAGAAGGATGGAAATTTAAGTACAGAAATGAGAAGGTATGTGCGTTCCAGAAAGAGGGAGAAAAGGTATGGATAGAGTTCATAGAGTCAGAGTTTGGAAAGCCGAAAGAGATTCTTAGGAGCTTCGATTTTACTGTGACAAAAATGGCTTACTATAAGGAGCCCAAATACGAAGAAAAAGAAGATGATTATTTTCCATTCTCATCTGCAAGTATAGTAGCATACGAGTACAAACTACTCTATCATGAGAAATTCTTCGAACATCTTCATATGAAGAGGCTGGTCATTGACGAAAATATTCCTTTTCCAGTAAGTACATGGGAGCGCTCATATCGGTATAAAGGATATGGTTACAATATGTGCCGGGAGACAAAGAAAAAACTTCTACAGGCTATTAAAGGTGTAAACGTAGAGGAGGAAGATGTATCTTTGTACACTACTGGAGGATGGGATTAACCTATAAAACAAAATTGCTTATGAAAACATTAGAACAACTTAAAGAATTAACATCAAAATGTTTAGACGGTAGAGATTTTAACAGACTGGCTAAATTTATCCCATATAACATGATAAAGGATTTCGGTATGGAGCCGAAAGAAGAATACAATAACGAAGAAAGGTGGAACAGTACTGTAGTTGAATTTACCAGGGAGAATGTTTTGAAACAGCTTGAAGAAGATGTAAGATTCGGTTTTGAAAAGGCATTAAATCAGAGAGGAATATCAGCCAGTTTAATGTTTGAATGTGTAATGATGTGGAACTACATCCTGGAAGAAGGCCTTGAAGACTGGGATGAGGATGATTATGCATTTTATGGACTCCCTCTATTTAAAGCTACGGCTGTAAAATATGGATGGGACAATCCGATAGGGGAAGACAGCGGGAGAGAAAGAAAATATGATTCACAGTATTAAATGGGCATATCATGAGCACAAGTAAAGAATACAGGGCAGTAAGGAACTGTATATTAAATGAACTTCACCTTACCAAAGAAGATATAATCAAAAACATAGAGCCGTTATTGGAGAAACACGTAAAACGGTACATGGTTAATACATATGGAGGTGACAACCAGATAGAAAACTGGATCAGATGCATGGTGAATGATGAACTCAAACAAAGAGATCATGATTTTGTAAGAAGAGCGTGCGAGAATGTCATCAGGAATCATGTATTAAATGAGTTGAATATAATCGTAAGATCCAAAAGTGAGAAATGTACATGTGAAAACAGAGTACCATCCGAAGAGGATAAGAAAGAGTCAACTGACGGACTGTATATAATCTACAAAGATGGACATGCAGAGCCGTTTACCGGCGATAACTCCAAAGATTGTGTACAATACATTGGGTTGAAGCACAGATACATGTCATTTGCAATCTCACTGACGGAACATGATATCGTACAATTGCTTGACGATGATAGCCGTGAAGAATCCGGAAGTGGGACATATTACGAACGTGAATGTGATGCGCTGTTTGACATTGACGGACGCGGCAATACGGAACGCCTTGTAGCCAGAAATCCAAAATTGAGAAATCTGCTGGAAGATGGCGAGTATATACCATCTCTTGGTCAATTAAATTTAATGGCCCATTATATGGACGAACTAAACAAAGCATTCACTTATGTTTCGGCATCTCCCCTCTCCTCGACGTGGTATTGGTCCAGCACTGAGAGCAGCCAGGCCGTCGCGTGGTACGTGGTCTTCTCCAGTGGCCTCACGGGCACCGGCAACAAGCACATCGGAGACATGGTTCGGACGGTAATTGATTTTTAAAAAGGATTACAATGATAACATCAGTAAAAATAAAAGACAATACAAAAACTCCATTTGAATATGTTTCGGATATAGAAGCATTTGAAAATGGCAGAGAATTTATTTTCAAGTCAGGAGTGAATGTAATTATAGGTAAAAACGGTAGTGGAAAGTCAACTTTGCTTAACATCATATCAATGTATATGTTATGCGAGAAATCCATGTGCTCTGAAATGCCGACCGAGGCACTGGATTTTCCACCTATATTTGATGACGATGATAAGGTTTTTGATGGGATTGACATATCATCCGATTATGCAGGGAAAGTATTCCGTTTATTGCCATCGGCGGAGATGAATCGAGATAGCGTATTGAAAAACATCAGCAATCTCGATTTGTATGTGAATAATATTCGAAAATCTTATGGAGAGAAAGTGGTGTTATCATTGGAATCGCTTTTCAATTTAATGTTCAGTCAGAAGGATTATACGTTTCCAATACAAGATCTTGTAGAATACAAGAAAAAATCAAATGCGTTTTGGATTAAAAGAATTGATAACCTGTTGAAGTATTATAAAAGAAACCGCATAGCATTAACAAAAAGCAGTTTTGAATACACGGTTCTCATGGATGAGCCAGATAGGAATCTTGACATTGACAACATAATGCAAATTTATAATGTATTGTCATTCCATAAACCACAAACACAAATTATAGCCATAGTACACAATCCGGCATTGATTTACAAGTTAAGCAAATTAGATTGTGTGAATTTCATAGAGATGACAGAAGGATATCTTAGTAAAACTTGTATATTTATGTCTAATTAAATATTTTCAACAATGAGCTATTTTATATTAATGGGAAGAAGAATCCCAAAACAAGCCGTAACAGGCTTCAAGTTTCAAAATGAAACAGATAACATTCGTCCTTTCCTGTCAATCAGGATAAGAGGGAAGGAGGAAATTATACCCCTTAAAGATAAAAGAGAAATACTGTCCGTGAAAGCACATCTGTGCTCTGTCTTCTCCGGGTTTGTGAAAATAGGCGACTGGTATCTCAAGATGTCGGAAGTTAAGGAATATAAGCCGGTGACTGCCGAAGATATGAATCCTTACATCTTATTCAAGACATCTAAGTTTGGAAATATAAAAGTTCGTTTTCTGAAAGATGAAGATATGGATGCCGAATTGTTGGTGTTAGATCAACTTTTTGATGTAGAATAAACTATTAATCATATTTTAAAAATCATGACCTGGAAAGAATTGAAAGACAAAATATCTCTTATGACAGAAGAAGAGCAACAGCAGGAAGTTGCAGTTTGGGGAGAATATCTGAATTTGATGAAAGATTGCTCCTTGGAGAAAACAAATGAGAATATGTACTACAACTCTGAATGGGATTATACTCTTGAAGAGAGTGAATTGGAACCGGAAGACAAGAATAACCCTGATGTACATAGGGTATATGAAGCAGGAATGTATTATATTTATTCGAATTGATTTTAAAACAAACTAAAGATATGAAACCGATATTAAACATCGAAGACGTCAATAAATTGAAGATGGATGAAAAGTTAATTGAATGTATAGCAGGGAAGGTGAATTATTACAGATTCCTGTGTTTTCATCCGAGAAATTCCAATTTTGTGATTTTACTAGATCATGGTGAAGAACCTGTACGATTTTATTGTAAGAACCTGATAGATCGATTTTTTACGGATTATACGCAATATGATATTATCACCTATTGTAAGGAATATGCCTTAAAGAAAATAAAGGAATTTGAATAAGCATTATCTGAATTAGAGGGTAAGGGCAATTTAGAAGATTAAATAACAACTAAAAATAATTGAGTCATGAAAGCTATAAAGAATTTGACTGTAACGGTTACTTACACAGTAGGATTAGAGGATATAGAAGTTCCAGAAGAAGTATATGATGATCTAATAGAAAACTACGATAACGGAGTGTGGGAAGCTCCTGAAGATTCTATTGCGGCTGAATGGCTTGCTAATAACATCGTAGAAAAAGATGCGATGAATTGGAGTTATGAAATTGATGATTTAGAATAACATAAAAAGATATGAGCAAATACAGAACAGAAGCCGGAATAGAATGTACTCCAGAAGAATGTAAGTTGATTGACTCTCTGAAACGACTTGCAAAAAAGTGGGAAAAGTATGGTAAGCGTCTTTGGCTTTATAGTGCAAGTGGAACGCTACATGTAATGATGCATGGAGATACAGAAGATAATCCTGAACCGGAATTTGAAAAATTTGGTGGCAGTAATTACAACAATTCTATAGATACTATAAATATTCCAAATGATGGCGGAGATTGGTAATAATATAAAAAAAATAGCGAATCATGATAACGAAAGAACAAGTTAAAGAAATATTGACAAAAAAATCCGGCAGGAATTACAAAAGAAGAGTTGAAATTTGTTTTTGGCATATTCTGCTTATCAATCAAAGAATATGAAAAATCAGAACATAATCTTTGGTTTGAAGTACATTTCGAACGCATATACATCGCTCAAATTCGATATGGTATAAAAGGTGGGATGTTTTTTAGTAACGAATATGTAAATATGGGAGATGGATGTCATGGAGTAACAATGGGAACAGCGAATAATACAGTCGATCTATTAAAAATATTCATCAATATGTTTTACGACAATTTATTGAAACAAGCCAACTATGCTCCTTTATATAACGAAGAGACATCTCAATTCGAATCCCCTGAACAAGCTCAAGAATATTTGGAATATGTTCAATCTATGCTGTAAAATTTAAAAAGAAATGAAACGAGAAGATATTGAAAAAGCAGCAAAAGATTATACCATAGGTAAAACACATTTTAGGCGAAACGTTCTCAAAGAAGTGGATGCAGACGATTATGTTTTACGCAAGGATAATTGCTGTGAAGACTTCATGGCGGGTGCAGAATGGCGCATTAACAGCGTGTGGTACGATGCAAGAGAAAAGCCAGACAAAGGGAAGCTGCTCATTGTGGAGGATATTGACGGTGCTTATGATTTGGTCTATTCAACCAAGAGCAAGCCATGGGAAGAACTTTCGGAAAAGAATCATTATATGCGCTGGGCATATGTTGAAGATTTGATACCTTAAAAACAAGATAAACAATATGGAAAGCGAAAAGAAGAAAATATGTCCCAAATGCGGCTGCGAAGATGGGTCGGGGCAAAATAATATACATAGCATGAATCCCGAACATTTTTGCAAATGTCCTATACGGTCTATTATGGAACGAGATGGAGTTTGCTACTCTTGTGCGTTTTGGATCAGGCTATATGAAGAGAATAAGAATAATCCCAATTGGTTGATTATAGATGGAGAATCATGGATAGCTAATCCGTTTGTTCCCAATACAAACAACAAAACGCGAAGATTCATGGGTATGGGAGGAAGAATGTTAGAAGCTATTTCAAATGATGGGAGAAAAATCATTTCCAATGATTGGTGGCATCAAGGGAAAATCCCAGAAGAATTTAAGGATTTAATACCTGATAATGCCAAATGGGTAAAATGAGTTAAGAAGAAAATATGAAAGGTTATGACCGACAGAGAACTTCTCGAAGAAAACAATAAGATGTTAAAGGAAATTCTAAGTTTTGTGAGAAAAGTTGATTCTGTTGAATACAGGGATCATCAAGACTTTATGGAATTTCTGAGGAATGTGGCAGCCGATATATGGGTGGAATATACGGAGCCTAAACAAAGAAGTAAGTTGTTTAATTTAATGAATAAAAAAAATGAAAACAGTTTTTGATTTAAGCAGAGATGAGATTGTGTCATTGACATGCAAAGAGATATATCTGTATATAGACAAAGAGCTTGCTGGTAAAGGTATTCCAATTGAAGCTAAAAACTGGAATATAAAGAACAAAAAAGAAGTTGTGTATCCAAGAACGGGAGTTCCAGTATTTATGTTAAAAGATATCGGCATCGGTTTTAGAACCATAGAAGGTGCAACTGAGGTGGCTAATTTGCTTGTTAAATATAATGCATTTAAAATAGAATCAAGGTTTCTGACAGGCTCGTATGAACAATTTTGGATCATAGAGGAAAGTGTTTGCCCAGCTATTAAAGGGGAAGCGGGGTATAGCAAGGAAGAGTTTGATAAAGTAAACAAGGGAAACAAAGATCCAGAATTGGAAAGTGCAAATTCCTTCAATGATACTGTGAAAAAAGCCAATGAAATTAAAGACAGGGTATTGAAATACGTGTACAACATAAAACAAGAACGTTCATACAACAATGACCTGGTTGGTATCTTTGAAAGGTATAAAGATATAGCAGACGGTGACATGGAAGTAGCTATGAATTTTATTAAGGAAGCCTATCCATTCAATGAAGAAACAGAGTCGTTTATCAGAAAAAAGTTTGACATGCCTATACCGGACGAATCAAAAGAGCCGTAATTAAGCTAAATTAAATCATTTTGAATCTTTTTTATTATCAAAAGACATATCTTTGTCCAAAAAAAAACAAACAGAATGGAAGAAAAAGAGATAAAAGAAGCTATGATTGAAGCCCTGACGCACTTAGAGGGGTGTAAGTATTTCGTAGCCACGATAGTAAATGAAGAGGAAAGAAGATTTGATATGAGCCTAAGAATGTCACAGCATCAATTGGCGTTAATTATAAAAGGTATCTTATCTAATAATGAGATGATGATGATGGATGTTTTGCAGTGGTGTTCTGAAAGATTTAAAAACAGTATAGAAAAAGGAAAGAAATCAACTAATTAAATATTAATACAATGAATCGCTGGTTTGAAATTACGGTAAAAGCCGAGATTGATAATATCGAGAACGGCAAAAAAAAGAAAGTAACTGAAAAGTATTTAGTGGATGCCTTGTCTTATACAGAGGCAGAATCAAGATCGTTGGAAATCTTCAAGGATTTGTACAAATCTTTCGAGGTTGTAAAAATTAATCCTATTAAAGTGTCGGAAATCTTCTTCAACGGAGAAGCTGAGTACTGGTATAAGTGTAAGGTGAATTACATTACACTGAATGAAAAGAAAGGTAAAGAAAAGAAAACGCCATGCTATATGTATGTCCAGGCCGGCAATCCGAAAGACGCTGAGGCTGTGTTGACTAAAGGTATGCAGGGCACGTTAGGAGACTGGAATTGTGAGTCTATTGCAGAAACGAAAATCATTGAAGTGTTTAAATACGATCTGCAAAAAGGCGTAGAAAAGAAAACTGATGAGTGATGTTGTTTCCCGTGTAGCACTTGCGACGGCAATTGTATTATTGGTAGTAGCAGGTGCTATTTTGCTGATAGTGATTAAGACAGAAGAGGTACCGAGATGGTTAATGAACTTACCATATACGTTATCTTTAACGGCAGTATCCTTTTCAATTATATCACTTGTATTGAAATATAGAGAGTGGAAAAGAAATTGTACGTCTGCGAAAGATGCGGACGAAAAGTGATGATAAGAAGTCATGGCTTATGCCAGGCTTGCAGGAGTAAAGAGTTGACTCCGAAGAAAAAAGACAGAATTACATCCATTAAAAACAGCAGCAAGAAGAAAAAGTTAGAGAACCCGGATTTATCCGGGTTTTTTCGTCTTATGCTGGAAGAGTTAAATAATAGTCGGATGTCTATGACCGGTAAGGCTATTCATTTTCCTACAGTATGTAACGTCTGTCACATACTTCCGAAAAGGATATATAAGTCGGTTGCTACTTGCAGGGATAATATAGTTTTCCTTCATGAATCGGAGCATACGGTATTCGACATGTATCTTGACCGGATGGAATTTGATAAACTTGAAACAGAATTTCCTTTTGTGTGGAAGTATGCGGTAAAGAAGGTACTGGATATGGAAAGCAGAGGAATGATCAAGGAAAGAGGTAGGTTGATTATTGAAATAATTGATAGGTATGATAGAAGAAAAGATTAAAATATTAACAGATTTAGGGTTTGTCCCTATGGTGGAAGGAGTAGAAAATACGTTGTTTAGAATGAACGATGTTGTGATGTCGGTGTCAGATCCTAATCAAACACCGGAGCAATTGAGAAAGGAAGTTATGTCTTTAATAAAAAACAAAGACATAGCAGAAAGAGGCGGACAGGTTCCAGTAGTTAAAGAGCCGGCGCCTGAGCCAGAGCAGGCCCAGAAGGAGGAACCGGAAGCTCCGGCGGAGGAAGCAGATCCTAACCCTGGAGAGGAAGATTCGAATCCGTTTACAGAAAATCAGGAAACATTAGAGCCGTTTTATATCTGTGATGAGTTAAAGAAGATTGAGACTCCCAAATTCGTAAGATTGACATTAGACGATAATCGTTTTTATGTAAGGAAGATGGATGATGGGACGGCCAAGATATATGCTTCAGTAACAACTTTAATCAAAGATGGGTATGTAGATGATAAGACCGCACTTCAGGAATGGAAGCAAGAGATGAAGATGCTTGGTCGCAATCCGGAAGAGGTGGCGCAGTATGAAGCTGATAAGGGAACGATCATGCACTACTTATACGGATTGTACCTAACAGGTAGAGATATGGTCTTAAATCGAAGTTTTATAGTTAAGACCGTACAAGAAGGTAAGCTGAAGATATCGAAGAAAAATCTTGACCGATTCTTTAACAGCATAGATGATCTTGACGATATGATTGTCAGAGTTATGAAGTTTGCCAAATTTTGTTCGGAGTATAAGGTTAAGCCGATGATGATTGAAAGAATATTGTCATTAGAGGACTATTTGGTAGCTACGCCGATAGATGCGATGGTTAAAATGACATTCAAATACAAAGAAGAAGGTTATTTTGGAGCCGTGTATCAAAGGGCCACAGGGCAGTTCAAAAAAGGTGATCCGAAGAAGGAGGTAAGAGACGTGGAGAAGGAAGAAGTGGTTATTCTCGACTTTAAATCAGGGGGAATATGGGAATCATACGCATTTCAATTAGAAGCTGAAAGAAGAATGGTTAAAGCATGGTATGGGATTGATGCACGTATTATGAACTTTTCTCCAAAAAGCACGAGCAGCAAAGGATATACGTTGAAAGAATGGACAGAAGACAGTATAGCACTTGAAAAGGCGGACTGCGTGTTCCAACAAGGTATGTTGAATCACCTTAGAAAAGATAAGAAGTTCAAAGTGAGAAAAGGAGTGCTGAATATCAATAAGCCGTACAATGAAGAGGATCATACGGTCGTGTATGATATTGCAGAGGAAATGTCTAAAAGATTTATAATATGAGGAATTAAAAATGCTTGATTTCAGAAGATACGAAAACGTACCCCGGTTTCAACTTGACCGCAGACCTGGCAGGAGCCGACTGAAGCTAACCTGCCCGGCTTGCGGGAAAAGCCGGTGCCTTACCCCTTATATTGATGTGGCGACCGGTCAGGTCGTTGGCAATGAGTTTGGAAGATGCGACCATGAACGAACTTGCGGTTATGATAAACGACCTACCGGCAAGGATGTAGGTGACAAAGATCTTTGGATTTCGGGAAATAAGTGCATAAGAGCTTATCGTCCTCCTGTAAATCCTGACGTTGTAAATTACATACCTTTTAGCGAGTTTGAGAGGACTGTAGTTCCAGACGATAGAAACACCGTATTTAGATTTTTATCGTCTCTATGGGGAAAAGAAAGGGTATCTGACGTATTTAGAAGGTATCATGTTGGAACAATGGACTTATGGGGATGGAAAGGGTGTTGTATATTCTGGCAGATAGATAAGGACTTTGTATGCAGAACCGGCAAGATTATGGATTTTTATATAAAGACCGACAGCCAGGGGAATGAGATTGATGTAAAAAGAGTGAAGGAAAAAGACGGTGACAATGAGCGACCTCATGTCATGTTTTATCACTCGTTGCATGCAAGAGACTTCTTGTTTAGACAATGCCTGTTCGGAGAGCATCTTCTAAGCCAGTATCCGGATAAGGTGGTTAATCTGGTGGAATCAGAAAAGACGGCTATTATATGCGCTGTGAATAAACCAGATGAGTTATTTGTAGCTACCGGTGGGTTGCAGAATCTAAGACCGGAAGTGATAGATGTTTTAAAAGATAGAAAGACCGTAGCTTTTCCGGACAAAGGACAAGCATTTGAGACATGGAGTAAAAAGATAGATGGGATGATGATGAAGTCAAGGATAAAAGTATCGGACTATCTTCAAAATGTTGAAAATGTAGGAGACGGAGATGATGTGGCAGATTTGATAATCAATAACAAGGTAAAAGAAAAATATTATGAGCCTGGACGTTTATATTAAAAGTAAGAAGAAAGAAGAGGATCGTGAATGGGTTGCAAACATCACCCACAACATGAACAAGATGGCACAAAGGATATTCGTATCGGAAAATAAAGAAACGCTGTACGATTATGTTTGGAGACCAGAAGAATTGTATAAAGAAATATATACCAATGAGATGAAGAATGTACTTACAAAAGGTATATGTATTATGATCTCTAAGAGAAAAAGTCTTTTGAGATACGAGCCGGAAAACGGATGGGGGTCTTATGATTCATTTCTTAAGTTTCTTATCGAATACAAAGAGGCGTGTGAAGATCATCCGGGTTATATAATTGAAGCAAGTAGATAATAATATGGAAAATTATAAAAACACTTTAAATGAGGTAGTGGTGATCGAATCGTCACCAGAAACGTATTTTGTTTACGCTATTCGTAATGCTATTCGTATCTCTAAATGTGCGTATCCGACAGCCAAGAAAGTAATTTTCAAAAGAGAGGACGTAGAGGTAGAGATCTCAGAAATGGAAACTGAAAGCAGTTTGTATGAAAAGTTTAAAGAAAAACAAAAGAATAGGGTATGGAACTTAATGAGCGCCAACAACGGGTTTTAAGAGGCGAAATTTGTCCTTATTGCGGAAGAGAAACCGAGTTGATCAATGCCGATAAAATATATAGCAGAAAAGGCTTAGGGATGGTTATGATGTGCAAACCATGCAACGCTTATGTCGGTGTTCATGAATCAGGGCCGAATAAGGGAAAAGCTAAAGGCCGGCTTGCGGGGCCATCACTGAGGTCTCTTAAGATAAGAGTCCATGCCGAACTTGACAGACTATGGTCTACGCCGGAGGAACGGGAAAGGATGTATAAAGATTTATCTGAATTTCTCGCTATACCAGAAGAGTACACACATATAGGTATGTTCGGCGAGAAGACGATGGGAAAAGTCTTTCAGTTCTGTCATGTAAACAAAGAACGATCAGGTTCGAGAATAGAATGGCATAAACCTGGAGATAAGTGCCCTAATAAGAACAATCAAATAGTGTCAGGCAGTAGCGCATGCAGAGGATGCCCTGAGTATCTCCATGATGAGAAAGATGGGTATGTCTGGTGTGATCCCGATATGAGCTACGGCAGGTTGAAATAGGACGCGAATTACCTATCTTTGTGCTATTATTCATCAAAAAAAAATATAAGCACATGGGTAGATCGACAGAGTACTACAGGACTCATCCTGAAGCCAGGAAGAAAAAGGCTAAAAAGGACAAGGAGATAAATGCCAGACCGGAACAGAAAGCCAAACGCCGGGAGCTTGGTCGTAAAAACTACGAAACGGACAAGAAGAAAGGCAAAAGCTGGAGGAAAGGCAAAGATTGTTCTCATACCAAAAACGGTCTTAGGTATAAATCAGTAAAAGCTAATAGGGGATCCAAATCGGATACAAAAGGTGACAAAAATGCACGAGGAGATAGCAAATAGGATAGATATAAGAAGGATATTCAAAACCTCTAAACAGGTTATGGAAGAGGCGTATGAGAATATCTTAAAATACAGGCGGGGAGAGCTTATCCCCGCTAAAACCGGATACGATTATATTGATGAGGCTTTGCTTGGAGGTATTTTCCCTCAGCATGCTATTGCCATAGGAGCCCGCCCGTCTGTAGGTAAATCGTATGTGGCCCAAAAGATATTGGAAAATGTGATGAATCCGATGATCAACCCGCAAGCAGAAGATTATTTTCTTGTCAATTGCGAGTTCGAAATGAATCCTCAAGATCTTCTTCTTCGCAGAATGAGCCAGGATATGAAAAAACGGGCTCCTGAAATATTAAGAAGGCAAGATTCTAATACAGTAGAAGAGATGAGGATGTTTGAAATCCTTCAAGGTGAAATCAGAAATAATATAATATACATCGACGCTCCGTGTACGGTAAAAGAGTTTGAGGCGGCTGTATATCATATAGCTACTAAGCATAAAGACAAACGTCTTATAATATTTAAAGTCGATCATATTGCTTTGATAAAAAGAATGGGATTGGATCCTAAGTCGGCTATAGATGATTTGGTGGCGGTTATGAACGAGGCTAAATTAGTATATAAAAACATATTTTTCCTCATCATATCCCAATTCAACAGAGAGATAGAAGGAAGGATAAAAAGCCCTCAAGAGCAGCCTCCCCGTCTTTCTGACTTTTATCAGTCTGATACGCTGGGGCAACTATGTACGTTAATGATAGGTTTGCATAATCCTCGCAGATACGGGCTGGACAAGTATATGATATTTGGGAAAGACTGGTATCAGACTCTTGACCGGTTTAAAACTGAAAACAAAACATCATTCAGGACAGCCGGACTGGTGTTTCATCATATACTGAAGGTAAGGCAAGTTAGTATGGAAGAGCTTACTAATACAATCCACCCAGAGATCCTGCCGGGGCATGGATGGATGTACGGGGAGGGAGGGACGAAGTTCGTGAACCCCAACCAGCCGCCGACGCCGCCTAAGCTCTATACTGTGGAAGACGTTACGGACAATCAGGAACAAGAGACAAAAGAAGAACAGTCATTGTATTAAAAAAAAATAAGAACCATGAGACTAACAGTAGAAGAAAACGAATACCTGATAAGTAAGTTCCTTTTGGTTCTTACTGAGTTTGCAGGGGATGAAAGAGAGATGTTTTTAATCAACTCCATACATGATAAGGCGGTGGCGGATATGAATTATCGTCTTCCGTCTTTAATAAGCAGAGAACGTAAAAGACGAGTTATTGAGCTCCTTAAAGAAGGAACCAGAATAATCAAGGACTTTTCTGGCTATGCTGGCGATATGGGTATGATTAACGAATACGATCGTCTAAAGAAAGAAATAGGAACCGTCCAAGATCAGCTTGGCGACGTAGAAGGTCAACTTCGGGCAGCCGGCGAAGTAATCAAGAAAGAGCTTGATATGATTGCTGACCGAATCAAAGAAGACCTCCTCGACCGAGAGCTGGCTAAAAGTAATGCCGAGGCTGAAAGAAAAGCCAAAGTGGATCCGAGATACGAAGTAGCTTTAGGTGACTACAAGGAGATGCTGGAAGTGATTTTTACAACCAGAAACAAGTATTCTACGGTAGATTCTGTACATGATGATCTTCGTCAGTCGGTATCTACCGGTAGAAATTCGATTATCAAAGAAGGATACAATAGTTAAAAAAAAGGAGGAAATATGGAAAAGAAGGAATTTAAAGTAGGAGAAGTGTTTGATGCCGGACTTGTAAGATTAAAATGTGTGGATGCTCCAGAGCCAGACTTAGGATGTGAAGGATGTATATTTAATGACTACATTACATGCGGGTCGGTAGATGTAGTCGCAGGCCCGTGTAATCACGTAGAGAGGGAGGATGGTAAGGATGTTATTTTTATTAAAGCTGATTAGGCATGTACATCAATTTCAGACAACTTGCAGCATCAGACATGACTCCTAATGATCTGGCTAATCTTCTTGCTATAAGACAGAAGGATACGGTTATGATCGAAGCCATGCTGGAAAAAGATGCTGGGAGGTATATAGAGCTTGGCCTGGTTGAGAAATTAAAATCAGGCGTGATGAGATTGACCAACAAAGGAACGTCTTTTGTGAATTATATAGAGACACCGGAAATGACAGACGAGGTTCTGGAAACGTTGAAGATTATGATAGGAATGTACGAATCGTATTCAAAAGACATAGGTGTCAGCAGAAAAGAAGCGGAATCCAGATTGTGTTGGTTTATGGGTAACACCTCATTCAAGAAAGAGGTCATACTTCAGGTAACGGAATCTTATATAGCAGAGTCAGGAGATTATACAATGAGCTTATGTAACTTCATATGGAAACCGCCTTCTCAGGCTTTTTCAGTTCATATGAACCTTAAAAATTCAAAGCTCTTTGACTTAATAGCTGAAAAATTTAAGATCGCTACCGAGCCTTATTTGGAGTCTAAGAAGAATAAGGAAATGGATTGGTTGTTTGCCGTATCTAAATTGCCTACGCCGCCAGCTAAAGGCAATCCGGATTATTTGTTTACCGGAAGTTCTGAAACAGACAAAGAGCGATTGAAAAACATAAAAACGTATTTATTTAACAAAATTAGAAAGCAATGGAAAAAGTAGAAATCAGAAAGATTATAGAGGATATAATTATTACTCAGTTTCTTAATTCAGAAATGGATATAGTTCACGAAGAAGATGTGACGTTTAAAGAACTTGGATTAGATTCTCTTGATCAAATTGAACTTGAAATGATGGTGGAACAAAAATTCAATATTGTTATTATTGATTATGATATGGAGACCATCAAAGATATGACTGATCTTGTTTACAAAATAATAACAGAAGGATATGGGAAGTGATATAATTTTATGCATGGCTTTAATAGCGTCATTTGCTTTTGTTATACAGTTTTTGTTGTCGATATTAGGATCTGATCTGGATACGGATATTGACATTGACAGTGCTTCTGATTTAAGCATGTCTTTGTCGGACATCATATCATTCAAGGGCATAACACATTTCATTCTTGGATATAGCTGGACTACTTACTTTTCGGGTTCCCATTTAGTAGGGGTTGTGATAGGGTCGTTTTTCTTTATCGTTTTGTTTTACGTATATAAGTTACTTCTTAAGTTAAAGCAAGAAATGGTGTACGAATGTCCGGAAGATTTAAACGGAAGAGAAGTTGAGATAGTATTTAGATCAGGGAAGAATCATTATATGGTAAATATTTCTAAAAATGGAAGACAAGAGCAAATGAGAGTAAGATGCTTGTCTGGAAAAACCTACAAAAACGGCGACAAGGCGAATATAAAATATGAAGAAGGAGAATTAAGTATCTAATTTTTTTATCAACAATTAAATTTTAAAAGTTATGACAACAATCATGTACGTGTCAGCTATCTTAGCTGTAGTGATTATTTTGACAATCATCGGAGTCTTATCAAGGTATCGTAGATGTAAGCCTAATCAGGTCTTGGTCGTTTACGGTAAGACAGGTGGGGAAAAGAAGTCGGCAAAATTATATCATGGTGGAGCGGCATTTGTCTTGCCTATTATTCAAAGCTATGATGTTTTGTCAATGGAGCCTATGCAAATAGATTGCAAGCTTACCGGTGCTTTGTCATCTCAGAATATTAGAGTAGATGTACCTACGACCATTACAGTAGCTATCAGTACAAATCCCGAAATCATGCAAAATGCGGCAGAAAGACTTTTGGGGATGAATACCGAATCTACTGAAAATCTTATTACGGACATCGTTTACGGTCAGATGCGTTTGATTATTGCTGAAATGACAATCGAAAAACTTAATTCTGACAGGGATGAGTTTTTGGATAAGGCGAGAAAGAACATTGATAACGAGCTTAACAAGTTAGGTCTTTACCTCCTGAACATCAACATCAGTGACATCAGAGACGAAGCCGGTTATATTATGAACCTTGGTAAGGAAGCTGAAAGTAGGGCTCTGAACGAGGCACAGGCTAATATCGAAGAACAGGAGAAGCTGGGTGCTATTAAAATTGCTGTACAGCAGAAGGAAAAAGAAACGGCTGTGGCTAATACCAAAAAAGAACAAGAGATTCAAATTGCTTGTACTGAAAAAGAAAAGGAGACAATAGTAGCTGAAACGAAGAAAGAAAAAGAAATAGCTTTAGCTTTAACCGATAAAGAGAAACAGATCGGTGTAGCTCAAGCAGATAGAGACAGGGCTGCGGTTATCGCAAAAACTTTAACCGACAAGGAATCGGCGATCGTAAGATCTAAGGCAGAACTTGAAGTAAATAAAGCCGAGGCTGAAAGAATGGAAGAAGTCGGAAAGAATAAGGCTGAAGCTGACAAGGAAGCAGCTATAGCAATACAAGACTCTGAAGCTCAGATTAAGAAGGCTGAGGCTGAGAAAAATGCGTCTATAGGATACAACAATGCCCAGAAGGAGGTTGCTGTATCAGTATCAGAACTACAGATCATCAAAGCTCAATCAGAGAAGAAGGCCGGAGAAGAAAAAGTTAAATCGGAAGCGGCTGTAAAAACAGCAAAAGAGCTTGCCGACAAAGAAGTGGAAGAAGCTAAGGCTAAGAAAGTTCAGGCTGCGCTTAAGGCTGAAAAGATTGTGCCGGCTGAAACCCAGAAGGAAGAGGCTATCTTGCAAGCTGATGCTGAGGCAGAGAAGATCAAACGCCGGGCTGAGGCAGAAGCAGCAGCACATTTGGCAAAAGCTGAGGCGGAGGCAAAAGCTATTCAAATGAAGCTGGAGGCAGAAGCCGAAGGTAAGAAAAAATCGTTGATGGCAGAAGCCGACGGATTTAAGGCTATGGTGGAAGCAGCAGAATCCAATCCTCAGATCGCCATCCAGTACAAGATGGTTAATCAGTGGAAAGAAATTGCCGGAGAACAGGTTAAGGCATTTGAGCACATTAACCTCGGAAATATCACGGTATTTGACGGCGGTCAGAACAGTACCGGTAATTTCCTTAACAATGTTGTCAAGACCGTCGCTCCGGCATTGGGAGTCATTGATCAGCTTCCGATTGCAGATACTTTAAAGAAGTTAAAAGGAGATGACAAAAAATAAATACAATGGCCCAAGGTTACACTTGGGCCTAATTGAAGAAGCAAAAGCAGCATTCATAGATTTCCTGCCGGCAGGGACAGTGATTTTAAGTGCTTTACTAATTACGATATTTTTAACATGGATTTTGGACAAGATTTAGAACCAGAAGAACTGACCAAGCATTATGATCAGTATTATGGAATTGATTTTGAAACAGAAGAAGAGGAGGATGAAGAGTATGACTGACGAGGAATTTGTATTGGATAATAAGAAAAGGGTTGTTGTAAGAAAAAGAATATCTTATTTAAGCAAAGGGGATAAAGTGTGGATTGTGTCTTCCGACGGGTATCTGCTACACACGGACGTGGTTAGAGCCGACCGCGGCCGATCTTATGTGGATATAGACGGTATCCTGTATTGGAAACGAGGATTGGATGGCAAGCATCGTAATCGTAATAACTACATGCAGTTTGCCATGACACCAGAAGACGGTAAGAAGTATGTCGTATATTACCCAGAAGGATTTAAAGACAATGACTTATGATGGTCCCGGAAACGCATTTGCTATATAAGGAGTTTAATGGTGTGAAACGTCTTGCCATATCTTATTCCCAGATAGATACGTTTCTTACCTGTCCAATGAAATGGTATAAAACTTACGTAGAGGGCAAAAGGTCTACAGAAAAACAAGAAGCTACATCTTATGGTACGGTTATCCATAAGACACTGGAATACTTCTTTAAGAACGGAAGACAGCCTTCTGGTAAAGACCTTGGAGAAGCAATAAGTTACTATGCTTACCAAGAAGACATACCTTGGCTATCACCGGAAAATATGATGATAGCCATGAAACAATCTGGGGAGCTTCTTGCTTGGATTGTGGATCTGTTTAAAAAAGACGGGAATAGGTTTATGATAGCTGATAGTGATCTTAATCCCTGTGAGAAACTTATCAGACACGGCGCTATAGTTGGAGTCGAAGAAGATTTTGTGCTGCCGTACCGTCTTCCTAAGCCTGTTGATATAAATGGAGTAATTCATACTCATGTGTACATAGTAGGATCGGTAGACCTTCATCTGGCTATAAAGAGCAAGAACGTAGTTCACCATTATGTCATAGATTGGAAATCAGGGAATAAGATTTTTGATTCTAAGAAGTTGGAAACGAATTTACAGCATCCTATATATTCATTTTACATCTATAGAAAATATGGTGGAGTTCTGCCAGATATGAACATCTATTTCTTTACCAGAACCAGGCAGTACCAAAAGGTTAAGATAGATGAAGAGCGTAAAACAAAATCTATAGAAATGCTAAATGACACTTTGTCTAAAATGTATGATTTTGAAGATAATAGTGTAAAAACATTTCAAGCGTACATCCAGGGAGCAGAAGAAGCCAGGTATAGCAAGCGGCGCGCCACCCTAAGCCAGCCTGTTTCGCAAAACAAGCTACCCTGCCCGTCGGCGCTGTGTTATTATTGTGACTTTGGATTACATAACAAAAACGAATGCCCTTTCTCTTCAGATTGGGATCCGTCTAAAAAGATAAAACGATGAAATACGAGGATGTTCAAAAGTTAAGAACGAAATACCGGCAAGATCCGGAAGTTATAAACGTAGAATACATGAGAGACGTTGCTGTAAGATGCGGGAATTTCAAGAAAGCGTTTGAGCTTCAGGAGAAGCTGGAGGATATATGGTTCAACTATTTAAAAGGAGTGTAATGAAAGAAGATCTAATATGTGGAGTAGCGATCCTTTTGTATTTAGTTTTATTATACTTACTCACGACAGCTTTCATAAAAACAGGTAGAGCAGTAGAGCGTTATAAGATGAAGAAGAAAACTGACAAAATCAAAGTAGGTCAAAGATACGAACATAAGAGCTACTTTGAGGATCCATTTGAAAGAGGCAAGCATGTGATTAAGATATTAGACATAAAAGAAGGGTACGCTCTATATGAGTACGAAGAAAAACTATATATACGTTCTTCTGTGAGTCTTGAAGATATTGCTAAAATATATGTTTTAATTACTGATATAAAATAAGGGATTATGGAAAAGAAAGTCACAATCAAAGAAGGAATGGATATTTTTTACAAAAATGCAGGGAAAGATATATGGGTCTATATTGGACTTTTTGGAAATAAAGTGCTATCCATTTTAAAAAACAAAGGTGTTATTGCATGCGAAAACGATGCTGAATATTGCGTGTTGATGGATGGAGAAGATCATTTTATAAGTATAGCAAAAGACATGAGTCACGACTATTGTTGTGAGTACGTTGTAGAAAGAGCAGAAGCCTACAGAGACTACCCCTCCAAAGGTGCTACATGCAGTGTATGCCTGTTTGAAGATAATGAGAATAAAGCAAGGGAGATGTTGAAAGAGGCGATAATAGAACTTTCAAAAAATAATATAATAGATTGCGATGGGCTTTGAACTTAGACCTTACCAAAAAGAAGCAGTAGATGCCGGGCTTAAGTTTCTTACAGGAAGATCTAAGAAGCCTGGCATAATCGTAGCCCCATGCGGATGTGGAAAGAGCCTTCTGATATCCAAGATAGCACATGAAATAAATAGACCGACATTAGTATTACAGCCCTCAAAAGAGATTCTGGAGCAGAATTATGCAAAGGCCGTATCATTCGGTTCTAAACCTACTATATATTCTGCTTCATGTGGTATAAAGGAGCTGTCGGCTATGACTTATGCTACACTTAAAAGCATAAAGAAAGACGTAGCAAGGTTGAAAGATATAGGGATAGATACCTTATTGATAGACGAATGTCATTCAGGATATTCTCCTGAAGAAGGTTCTGAATTTATGGAGTTTATGAACGGGTTCCCAGAGGCGAAGGTGCTGGGCTTCACCGCCACTCCCTGCCGCCTCCGAACCTACAGTTCCATGCTGGAAGGAAACTATAGCAAGCTCAATATGCTGACGAAAGACGAGCATAACTTCTTCAAGAAAATAGTTCATGTGACTCAAATACAAGAACTAACTTCTCAAGGGTTTTGGTGTCCACTTAAGTACGAACGATGGTCGTTTGATGAATCAGCTCTGATGTTAAACAGCACCGGGGCTGAATACACCAACGAATCTATTAAAGAAAGTATTGTACGAAACGGCTTAAACAACTCTATCTACAAGCGCCTTCTTCAACTTATGAACGAACGTAAAGCCATTTTGGTTTGCATGGATTCTATCGAATCATGTAATAGAATATCAGAGTTCATGAATGCCAGGATGGGAACCATAACCGGTGTCGTGACATCGCTAACAACCAAAAAGAAAAGAGAACAAATCATATCCGATTTCAAAGAAGGTAAGTTGAAGGTGGTTTTTAATTATTCAACGCTTGCTACCGGATTTGACTTTCCTGAACTTGATTGTGTGATGTTTGGGCGTCCAACATTCTCATATTCAGTATTCTATCAAATTGTAGGCCGTGCCGTCCGCATCCATCCTGACAAGAAAGAGGCGCTGATAGTTGATTGCTGCGACAACATGAGGCGTTTCGGTCGGATAGAAGACCTGACAATCGAGCAATTCCCTTCTAAGGGCTGGTGTATGTTTGCCGGCAATCAACTTCTGTCTAATATAAGGATGGGTGATATTATTACCAAAGACGAGATCCTTCGTCGGGCAGCCTCGCTTAAATCTGTGAATGGAGATGGTAGGAGAGAAGACGATCTTGACAGTATAATAATGTGGTTTGGAAAATATGAAGGAATTAGATTCAAGGACATACCGGTGTCGTATTTTAGGTTCTTGGCTGAGAATATGGCAGTAAAACCAGGAGACAGAAAAGAAAAGATTATCGAATATTATAATAGGATAAAAGCATGAACAACAAGAGAAGAAAAAAAATATCAGATGTTATTAACAACGTAAATAAGTATAAAACAGATTTTGAATACATCAAATCAAAGTTGTCGGAGTTGAAGCACAACATAAATTCAGCCAAAGATGATGTTGATATGATTTTAGACGAAGAGACTGAGGCGAGAGATAATATACCAGAATCGTTACAAGACTCAGAAAGATATTGGGAATCAGATCAGGCTGTAACTGATATGGAGGAGGTGGTTGATGATATGGAAGGTATTATAAATGATTTAGATGATGTGATTTCAACCATAGATGGGAGCATTAAAACCATAAATGGTTCTATAAAAGTAAATTTAGTAGGAATAATATAAATGGAAACAAATGAATTAAGGGAAATACTTAAATTGTATGGTCTTCAACATGATGTTGTTATCAACAAAAGTTCAAGAAGGTATTCCATTATATTGGATAACAATATAATAGGAACCAACCACGCCGAAGAGAGGGTGGTTGTGTTCCGTCCTATACCGGAAGGAAAAAACACATTCTGCATGGAGCGAGATAGGTTCTACACGGAGTTTGAAGAAGCTTTTGATGATGATAAAGCCATAGAAGCCGTAAGACAATATTTTGAAAACAACAAAAACAGAAAGTCATGAAAGAAAACGAAATATTTAGGTTGAAGGGCAGAATCGCTATATCCAATCTATCACGTGAGGACAAGGATATGATAAATAGCATCCTTGATGGTATTAACAAAAAGGATGAAGATGAAAAAGGGTATGTCTATACCGTAAGAATAAAACAAAACAACGGAAGGGTTGTGCATGCTACTTTATTTTTTAAAGACAAGAAAGGCCCTACATTTGAAGATTTAAAGAAGGAGCTTGATGACATGGGAGTTAAAAATGATAGTTATAGCAATAACGGCATAATTATCATTAACCGCATTGTTATGAGCGGAGAAGAATTTGATCGCTTTGTAGGAGATGATGGACGATATTATTAGACAGTTAATTAAAATAACGATAAAACAAAATAAAAGATGGACGATATTATTATTAAAAAAGGAACCGATGTAGTTCTTAACAGAGATCTTAATGTTCGTGAAGTAACAGTAGCCAGAAAAGGACTTAAGGTTGCATGTGAAAAGGATATCAAAAAAGGAGATACAGAAGTTACACTGTCATACGAAGGTCGTATGGAGTTCGATGTACCAGTTGAATATATATCTAAGAGTGATAATACTCTTTTTGAAAATAAAGAAAGTAAGTCGGTAAAGAATGACATCATTGACGATAAACTACGATGGGATTTGCTTCCAATGGAAGAGATTGAGGATATTGTAAGAGTCTATCATGCTGGTGCAAAGAAGTACGGACCCAATAAATGGCAGAACCTTGACAACGGGTTTGAACGGTATCGTGCTGCGGCTGCCAGACACCTAATGGAATACATGAAAGGGGAAAGAATAGACTCAGATACAGGAGCTTTTCATCTTGCACAATGTGCATGGAATTGTATAGCTATGCTGTGGTATGATAAGCACGGGAAAGGATTAATACCATTAAATAAGGAGGAAAAGAAATGACAATAGAACAACTAAATTATTTATTAAGAAAAGAGCTTTATGCTATAAAAAACCATAAAGACAATATTGATAGAATCAAAAAAGAATATTTTGATTCCAATTATGGGTTAAAAGAAGGAGATAAGATCCGTATTTTACACGAAGCAGGAGATGAAATGATAGGCTTCTTGAAAAAAGTTGAAGTATGTGAAGACGGAGATCTGTACTTGACAATACAAAAACAAAACGAAAAAGGTGACAGAGGCAGAGGAAAATGGAATATGTATCTATCATCAAAATTAATTAAAATTGAAAAATGTGTATAATACCATGAGAGTGTTAAGTTTATTTGACGGAATGTCATGTGGTCAAATAGCGCTAAAAGAAATAGGGATCACACCTGAAGTATATTATGCATCAGAAATAGATAAGTTTGCTATTAAACAAACGCAATTAAATTTCCCTAATACGATACAAGTAGGAGATGTAAGGGATTTGAATGTAGAAGATCTTGGACACATAGATCTTATTTTAGCCGGCAGCCCATGTACGGATATGTCCTTTTCTGGAAAAAGAAAAGGGTTGTCTACCGTAGAAGGAATAGAAATCAAATCACTTAATGAGTATCTTGAACTAAAAAAACAAGGATTTGAGTTTGCCGGTCAGTCTTACTTATTCTGGGAGTTTATTCGTATTTTGAATGATGTAAGAAAAACTAATCCTGATGTATTATTTCTTCTTGAGAACGTTAAGATGGGAAAGAAATGGGAGCCAGTATTTGATGATGCTATAGGGTGTAAAGGCAATCATATTAATTCAGCACTTGTTTCCGCTCAAACCAGGAAACGTATTTATTGGACTAATATTCAAGGCGGCATTATCCCTCAACCTAAAGACGAAGGTTTGACTATAAGTGATATAGCGGAATATGAAGTAGATGAAAAATATTACTTATCTGAAAAAGTTTTAAACAATTTAGCTTTTCACTTGAAAATAAATCACGACAGGGGAAATCATTATGGAGCTAATATTAAAACAAAAGATGAGAAATCCATAAAGGGTAAATACATGTACGATCTTATTTGTGTAGCAATGAGAGGCAGGAATCCAGAAAAACCTACATGTGGAGAATCTGGTCTTAAAACAGTTCAGATGATTGAATTTAAAAACGATGGAAAAACCAATTGTCTCACAACAGTTCAGAAAGATAATCTTATTTTCCAAATACCAAGAGGATTTAACAAAGGTGGATTTCATGAAGATAAGGCTCCAACATTATCTTGTAATTCATATGATAGAAACAATTTTATCATACAGAGAACATTACATGGCGATTTCAGAATAAGAAGATTAACCCCTACAGAGTGCTCCAGGTTACAGACTGTACCAGATTGGTATAAATGGGAATGCAGCGAAACCCAACAGTACAAGATGTTGGGAAACGGGTGGACTATTAAAGTGATTGAACATATACTTAAAAGAATAAAAGAATCATGATTAGAACAAGATTTTACATTAAAAAATCCGACTGCGATAACGACTACCGTCCAGTCAAATGGCCTATAAAATATCCATATTGGTGTAGTGGTGAATCCGATGATTCATTCATACTTGTAGCGTATGCCGAAGACGAAGACAGCATAAAAGAGCTGTGGCCGGAAGCATACGATATTAATGTCTTAGAAAAAGATACTGAGGTTAAATTCACATTAAGATTTCCTAAGCCTAAATGGTATGAATTGCAAGAAGAGAGATTAGAAGAGTATGATAAATTATATGGTAAATTCGTATGGGTTACGGACATGTGTCTAAAAGATGGGAAAATAAGAAAGGTAAAAGCCAGAATAGAAGATTGTGGTGGTCTTTTATTAGCCGACACTCCTGGTCGTTACACCCCTTATCAGATAGGGGATTGTGCTTTTGAAAGCAAGGAAGAGGCTTTAAAACATGCAGAGGAACAGAGAACGGATTTAATTAAGTCTCTTAGGTTACAAATACTCGAACTTGAAAATCTAAAATTTGAATGCGATGATTAATTACGCGGCAAAAGCCAGAAAAGCTTATTTGATAAACAATTTCGATAAGATTCTTAACAGCCTCAACACGCTTCATTCGACGGTTGAAACCATGACGTTGTTCGTAAACGACCAGGCTTATAATTACATTCTTAAGCTGAAGGAAGTGATTAAGGGTGGTCCTATGTACAAACATAATGTCAAACGATTTTTGAATGATATGGACAAAGAGATAAAGAGGTACAATGCTTCTATCTACTACATAAATAAAGAGCGTAGTGAGGTTATAGCTGATATAACACAAGCGATGGAAGATTGCCTCATGCCATACATAGACGACCTGGCCGGCGCTATAAGGGCAGCCGTGTGGTCGAGGGGTGTGTCCGAGGAGCGGACGGAGGTGGCGGTACTGTCCCTAATCGTATCCTCCTTGGCCACGACATCAGGCAGACTTATTTCAGGTGGATATCAGATCATGAAAGAAATGGGTGGAGGTCAAGGTGGTAATCCATTTACGTTTATGAGCATTGATAAGATAAGACACTTATCTACATCATTATCTGATGCTATTACCGGTGGAGAAATAGCTCTTGAAGAAAAAGAAGCCAATGACATAACTAAGGCAATGGATGTTTTTATTGAGAAAATGTCTGATTCGGATATTGTTGATAAGGTGATTAGCATACTCGAAGAATCAGAATCTAAAAATAAGGAGGAGCGATCATGAATTATTTGGATGGGTATGTAGAAGAAGTTCTTTCTGAGCCGTACTATGATGATTATGGCTCTGGGATTTTTAGGTGGTGGGTGGAAGTATCTTACATTTGTGAAGGTACAGAATCAACTACTACATTAATGTTTGATACGAGAGAAGAAGCAGAGGCAGTAAAACCAGGTTATAAATTTTTATGTTGAAAATAACATGAGGTATTTTGTTTTATTGATGGCACTTGTGTTATCATCATGTTCGCATGATGATAGTCAGGTTAATAACGGATGGGTTATATATGATTTACGTCCTTTAGAAGATGGATGTATAATGTATTATGGTGAAGACGAAAGAATTTCAATATTTTATAATAATAGGCTTATAAAATTCGTTGGATACCAAGGGGAATACAATATAGGAGATTCTATTAAAATCGTAAAAGTGAAATAATATGAAAAATAATTTGAAACTCGTATGTCCAAAATGTGGCACCCCTCACCAGCCTCATTCTCCGCACACGATGGATGCAGATGGATTTGAAAGGTGTGAGATAAGAACGGTCATGGAAGACAGGGGATGGTGCTACGAATGCTCTTTTTGGCAAAATATGTACGACAAGCACAAAGACGATCCTGGATGGGTTAGGATAGACGGTGAAAGCTGGGTGCTTAAGCCTATGGTGAAAAACGTACCGAGCGGATGGAACAGCCTTGGATGCGGTGGAAGAAAGATGTATATCAATATCGAAGGGAAAGGCATTGTTGTATCAAATAACTGCTGGTGCCAAGGTGATGTTTCGGACGCATTTAAGGATCTGATGCCTGATAATGCTACCTGGGCTACGAAGGAGGAATTTGACAAAGCTCCTGTAGTAGGATATATTATAGAAGGTATTGGTTTAGTTTTCACAGATAGGGAAGGTCATAAAGCTAATGCTTAGGAATCTATTTCATGTTCCTATTAGAATATTTGAAAGGAAATTAACTAATGGGGAAATAGAATATTGGTGCCAATATCAAAACATTTTTGGGAAATGGAAAAACAGAATAAAATATAATATGTTTGGCGTGTCGTATTATGCTGTTTTTTATTCATTCGAAGATGCGTATGAATTTAATTATGGTGAGAAAGAAGAAGGAAAGGTAAAGGTAGTGGACTCTTGTTACAAGAGAAGATGGTAACTACAATAATCCCCGGCCATACAATAGGTGTACGGTTGGGGATTATTGTAATATATGATTAATAACCGTCTTATCTTATACTAATACATTTTAGTACTATTTTTATATCTTTTATTATAATTCCACATAGGTATCAATAGGGACAAAGCTGCCAATTGTACTTATCTTATATATTGAATGAATAAGGTGAGTACTTGGACTTAATTTCAGTTGAGGTACTTGATTGGATCCTTCTGTAATAAAGAAATAATAAAAAACGTCTCCAATCGTAAACTGTAATATAATATCACCTGTTACCTGTCCTTCATTAAAGTAAGCCTGGATATATTGTCCAGAATTTGATATCGTACAACTTATAGGATTACCGCCCATCGTACATACCTTGCTATTATTAATTTCATCTAAAACATAGGAAGCCGCCATAGTTGCTCCATTAGATCGGTATCTACAACCAAGAATAGGTACAGGATTTCGCCATGTGGTTGTAGGGGCCGAAATCGAACAAGCAAAAACAGGGATCTTGACGCCGGCAACTGTCTTAATATTTTCAAATCTTCTTCTCATAATTTCATAAAATTAATTCAGTAAAAGGGCGGACATAATGTGAACTACCCCTTGAACCTGTATCCAAATGATCTCCTTGGATGTTTATATCATAATACCACGAATAGGTAAATTTTGTATTTCGAGTGGATGTCCACATTCTATTACTCATTATCGTACCTCCTACCATTAAAAGGCATTCGTTTATTTCATTAGCATACAATGATATCAAAAAAAAACTCTCCGGCGCCACCTACATATCCATTTTGACCATTTTTAAATAAATAGCTATTAGCTTTATTAAAAGCGTAATCTGTATTACTGGTATCATATTCAAGATACGCATTCTGATTTTCACGCCCCCAATAATCCTTTTTAATAGTTCCAATATGAGAACTATCTTGTGCAAATATATTGTCTATTTCTCCATCCTTACCCCAACGAAATGTGCCAATATATTCGGTGGCTATAACAAAACACACTTTATCTACAAGAGCTATTCCATTGCATAGATCATTGGAATATCCTTTATTAGACCAATTTTCTTTTGTATATAATCCTCCATCTACATGTTGGATGTATATGCCTTTATTGATTATAAGCGAGGGATTTACCCCCATCCCTATTTGAAATCTTCGTCTCATGATTTTTTGTTTGCAAGATAGCAATAATTGACAACATAAAAGAAACCGGTTCCCTATCATCTCTGACTGAGAACCGGTAAGAAAACAATTTCAGAAAAAATTAAACCTACATAATCTTTCAAGTAAGAACAAAAAAACGTACAATCTACTCTTTGACGATGCTAATATAGCATATTGGAATCATACAAAAACAATGCAAGTCCGATATTCTTCGTCTATTTGTAACTAACATCATCGTCTCCTTCCGAATCAGGAGTGGCGCCGATGAAGAACATCATTGACTTGTTGTTCGTCTGCTGCCACCAATTATAGGCGCGCGCTACGTCTTCCGGCGTCTTGATATTATACCATTGTTTGATAAACGTCTGTTTGGCGAGTTGCCTAAATAACTTAGACTCTCCTTTGTATGTACCGGACGTCACCTTATCAAGTGAATAATTCCTAAGATCGGTAAGATCCTTAAGTTTCCGTCCCATAACAAACGGGTCGTTAATGATATCTACCACATTAAGCTCCATAATAAACGGCATCTGTGAAGCTATTTCATTTATGGTTCTGAATCCAACGTAAGATCCAAATTGAGTAAGCCAACTTTCTTCGTTTTCATCATCATCACGCCATCCGGCAAGAAGCATGGATACGGCTTGCATGATAAGGAACGTGCCTGCATAGACACTGAGGCGTTTGAGATTAGTTTTTTCTACCTCATTCATATTGTCTTTATTTTCGTTCCAGGCATCTATGATGTTTTTCATACCAGACTCGGAAGCCAGGCTAAATGTTTTGGCTATCATATTCTTTAACGTAATTGACAACCCTTCCTCTTCTTGCATTGTTTGGAAATTGAAGCCACGTCTTTTCCACAGACGTTGAGCCGCCAGCACCAACCATCCTCGGTGGGCGGTCATGAACCTGGCTATCCAGTTGCGCGATGCGGCAGTTCGGTTTTCTTCATTCAAAGATCCGTTACATATCTGCGACAAGCTACGGACTTGATTCCTGGTTATAGCCATCTGGGTTTCAACTTCCTCAACAGTAACACCCGATCCTGGCTTTACAACCACCTTCCCATCCACGACGTCTACCATACTCCATAAAGTACGATCTTTTAATGCATTCCATTCTCTTTTTATGGTACTCTGTTCTTTATTGCGTTCTTTTTCCATCTTGAAATCTTGGAACGTGTAGAACCGACCTTTGTAATAACGAACATTGTCCATAGTAGCAATCATAACCTGCGGATCAAGAGGGTAGTTCAGGATTTCCATAAAAGCATACATAGGTGAACGCATTAAGGTCCTGGCCACTCTATTGTATCCGGCACCATACATACGATTTCGGATATTGAATATCCCCATTCTCTCACCTATGACATATAATTTGCTTTTCCTATCTATGTCTCCGGTTTCTGCTATACAAGATGGAGCAAGGCGTGAAAATTCAGCCGATGCGTATTTAAGGGAATCTTTACTTATATACTGTCCTACGGCAGATTCCATGATGAGGTTGATATGACCTGTTAAGGCGCCGGTAGCTGCCACAAACGGGGACAGTGCCAAGTTCATGACCGACATAAATCTTTCAACAGCCATCATAATTCTTGTAAGGTCTACCGTATATCCTCCGATGTTCACCGTAAGTTTTTTGGTGTTCATCCTAATGCCATAATAATGATCGTTGAAGAAGTCCCTGAACATCTGATATGCTTGGGTTGCTTCAGCCTTTTTACCACCTTCAAATTGTTTATTCAGTAACATCTGCTCCAGTCCTTGAGCGAGCTCTATAGACTTCTGCTTTTCGTTGTATAACGATGACTGCATCATAAGCATCGAATAAGAGTAGCCAAAATCGTGAGATACATCATCTTGGTTCTCCAATTCATATATGTAGTATTTAGGTATAGACCTAAGTCTGTCTTCCGGATCATACACTTCTCCTTGCCTGGTTTTACCGTATAGAGAATCGTCTACTCTGTCCAGGCACAGATCTGATACAAAATTACGAACCGTATTTTTGAAGTTAATACCCAATCCTTCCATACGTTCTATGTCTTGTTTTGATATCTGTGGAATAGCATACAGGTTCGGGCTCTGCTCTTTGTATAGATCAAGGGATTGTCTTTTTATTTCCTTGAGTTTTTGAATCATATTCCACTGCTCTACGTTTTTAGTAGCAACTTCATTACCGTCAGCATCATACTTGATACCAAAGTCATTGAAATACGATTCATCACGATATAGGCTTTTCTTAGGCATTCGATGACCATACCCATGATCTTTTACATAATCAGGATTACGGCCGCTATTTTCGGCTTCAGATTCAGCCACCCATGCCCTTGCAGGGTCGAAAGACAGGTACGATATGTCCATGCCATAATCTTGGGTGGATGTACCGTTTTGTACGTCCTTAACCATCTGCGCCACATCTATCTCACCTCGACCTATTTTGTCGATCATAGCCGCATATCCGGTAGGCGCCATGCGTTTATAGTACGAAAAGACCTGGCTCCTGGCAAATTCATTAACAATAGCATTAGCTTCTTCTATGCCCTCTTCTCTTGTATTATTTAAAAACAAGCTGGCCATCTTAGCATTAACAGCATTCCTAAAATCTCTACCGTCTAATTCTTTGCTTATACCAAGCTTTTCTGACAGGTAGTTGGTTTCAGATACGGTAAACAAATATCGGTTATCAGCAGCCTTAAACAGCTTATCCCTTAAAGCCTGAATCCTTTTTGCTTTCTTCGCCGTAGTATGACGTTGTACGAACTTCCATTCCACTTCCTTGGAGTCAGCAAGAGCATTTAAATAAGACTGATTTACTTCGTTTTCAGCCTTACTGCTTTTAGTAAGGTACTTATCAATATCTTCAAGACCCACCATCTTAGCATAATCTATCAAAATAGCGTAATCGGCTTCAATAGCTTCAGATGCGGCCCTAAAAGCATCTCTTTCAGATGAGGTAAATGTCGCTTCGTTAATCTCTCCGATATCAGCCACATCGCGATTGTTTCCGATTATTTCCTTGATAATAGCCTTATTTTTTTCTATATCTTTCACAATAGAATCCACGTCAGTCGCATCTCTATCGCTTGTCGTAGAACTAATGATATCATGCGCCATTTTGAGATACGAAGCCTTGTTGTTTGATTCGGTGCGCGCTGACTGTTCCGATTCTATATCATTCCAAAACCGATCGTTGAATGACAGGTGACCTCCCAACATAAGTGTCTTCAGCGCAGCTTCTCCTCCTGACTCGTTCTGAATCGTTCTCAATTTTTGCAAAAACGATTCTGATACGACATTAGTGACATTATTTGATTCCTTTCTCCAAACTTCATTTATAGCTTGTATTTCTTTGGCCATCTTAAGTTGGTCGCCGGTTTTTTCCACTCTCCTGGTTCCTACATATATGTATTCTGAAGCTGCTTCTTTACGTTGTTTACGAAGCAGTCCTTCTTCTTCGTAATTGCTGCTTTTAAAATAGGCAACTTCATCAAAATTACCACCGCTATCAATAAAAGGCTGCCTCAATATCCGCTTCTGCCGAGAAAGAGCATTAAGGTATTCTTTGGTTGTTTGAGAAACCGGATGCCCTAATTCTTCTTCAGCCTTTTTGTATATGGATTCCATTCTTGTGGCATAACTTTCGCTAAATTCCAGTTCCGAATTTTCAGCATCCCACTTTTCCATCTGCTCTGTATAGATCTTTTCCTGCTCGATGGTAAAAATATCGGTATTAACTCTATCAGACGATGGTTTGAATTTAGCGTTTTCAGTAACCGTATTTCCATCCTTGTCAACTACTTCTCTTTTAAATACGTAATTACGGTTATTGTCAACCACATCACCAATTTCTTCTTCTGATATCTCTATGTTCATGGCAGTCGCAAACGCTCGCATCTGCGCCAGCTTCTTATTACGATCGTATTTAGCCATATCAAGGGCACTACGAAGGTAATTAGAAGTTTTGCCGTCTACTTTCTGAAGCAGTTTTTCAAATTCAGATTTGTTAAAACCATGCTTTTTCGCATATGCCAGGAAATCGGATATGGCGGGCTGGGCATTCACCATCGCATTGTAATTGTCTTTGGCAATCATAGCTCCAAGAGCGTTATTGAACGGGCTGGAAGAATGCTCTAATATACCGAACCACCTACTTATCCAAGAAACATCGTGTTGAACCTTATCAAAGAACTCTTTTACTCTCTTTACCTTATCTGCCGGCACATGAAGTTCGTTCATTAACTTGTCAAGCAACGTACTTTCATCAAGATCTTGTACTGATTTAATATCAGACTGAATACCATTGATGTCGGCAATGACGGTATTGATCCTATTTGTATAATCCTGCTTTTCATGTTCATCAAATTCGGTACTTCTGTTACGGATATATCCTCGAAGATCGTTCATGATCGGAAGAACCTGATTGTTGATAATATCTACGTTCTTTCGATCATTGGTATTGAAGTGAAGCTTACCGTCTTTGGTATCACCATGAAGGATGGTGTTTACCACATTACTTAAGTATCTGACCTGAGCTTCGGCTGTGGAGATCATGCTGTTCATGGCAGCCGCCATCTCATTCTTGTCTATTTCGGTCTCTACCTTATTTATCTTATCTTCTATGGTCTTAAGCTGAGCAAGAGTCATAGACGTAGTTACAGCCCTATCAGAGCTTATCTGACGTAAGTCTCTTAAGGTTTTTCTTAGTGATCTGATCTTAGACTCAAGAAACTTGTTCTTGTTCATAGAAGAAAGAGAGTATAATGTAAAATCATTATCCTTTAACAGAGAGGTGTCAAATCCTTTATCTATGTCGGTAATAGCAAGATCGCGAATGTTTTTAATAACATTATTCAAATCTTGTCTTTGGGTAGATAAAGCTGATTTAAGCCAGCTTACTATTCCAGAGAGAAGCTGCCGGACGCGCCCCAGGAAGGAGGTGGGCTCTACCGGCGCCTGTGCTGTGCCGGTCTGCATCTCCCTGGCAAGGATCTTTCCAAGAATTTCTCTCCTAACAGCATTATCAAGCTCGGATCCTTCATATACCTTACCGTATGTATTATAATACTGACCTGCATACTGGTTCCACTCTTCCGTACCTTCTACATCTTGCAGAACAGCCTCAACAGCATTCTGATCTCTGTATGCCTCTACAAGGAAGTGGGATGTTTCTTCTACTAAATCAGATAAAGTAGCATCTTCACCAACTGCTATTACGTTATTGGCAATATCCGCCAATGCCTTAGCAGAAGGTTCATGCCCGTATTTGGTTTGGTACTTCTCTATATAATCGGTCATACCTATGACACTAACGCCAAGAGTTTTCAGTATCTCGACAATAGAATTTCGTTGATCACGTTCCTCTTGGCTATAATCTGATACGATCTTAGCTTTAGTATCAGCGTAAAGATCGTTGTCTTCTAATATGAATGAAACTACAAGCGCATCAAAGTGATCGTATTTAGCATCCAATTCATTGTATCTTCCAGACTTAAGATCGCTCTTTATCTGCTCCTTGCTAACTCTTTCTGTTCCTCCGGTGGCGAGCCTCATAGTTACCTTACTATTATCCAACGAGCTTATGGTTATCATACCTTGGTCGTTCATGGAAACATCTGAACCAAAATGATTACGGAGCTCGGTGTAGGATAAGGCTGAATTGAAAAGTCTAATTTGTCCTGTATGACCTTCTCCTGTAAGATAATAGCTTCTTGTTTCAGGATCGAATATCTTAGATCCGGACAAAAGACCTTTCTTTATAAGGTAGTTAATTATACCACCTTTTGTTGATAAAGAAGTAGAAGCAGAAGCGGTCATGACCGGTATAAAAGATTTGGGATTATTAAGAACATACTTTCCAGCCTTGTAAGTAATGTCTGCCACGCCATCCACGGTAGATTCTTGAACGGTGCCTGATAAGAATCCTATTCTAATATCATTTCCGCCAGAGCGAAGAGCTTCTCCGTAATCTTCAAATAATTGACTACGATCGTTCATGAAAAACAAACGAGGCTCTCCGGTCTGATACGTTACACCCACAGGATTAGAATCTGTCTGTGGTAGCTCTTCTGGGCTAAATATCTTAAGACCGTCTTTTATAACCATATAATTAACACCCTTATCCTGTACCATAGATACGGGAGTGAAGTCCGAAGATATAGCATCTTGTAGATACTGCCCTGCGTCTATTCCCGGTCCTTCCGGTACGGAAATACTTGACGGGACCATAGCATCTACCAACATAATATTATCACCCAGATCTTGGCTGTAAAATCCAAAGCCCGATTCTCGGATTTCATAAGGTGCATCTGATTTTGACACAAGAACAGGGTTACTCATCTTAGAAGCCTTATCCAGCACCCTTTCCCTGTAGGCTTCTGGGATAAGATCGATGTTGGATTTTACCTTATTATAAGCCTGTTTGTTGATAGGCACTCTCTTTCTCCAGTCGCCAAAAGCCTTTAAGAACTTGTTGGAAAATACGGTTTTAAAAACAGTAGTAGCCCGTTCCCTGTTCTCCATAAGGGGAATAGATGCTATTTTATCAAACAACATAGACCTGTCCCCTGATCTGGTAGAGACAGAAACAACTTTCTTTTTATTATCTCTTTTAATAATACACGTTGATGTCATAGTAAAACATTTTTGTTATGAGACAAAGGTAGTTAAAAATCAAGCATATCATAGAAAATAAAGCCATCTAACTTCTCAGTCTGATGGCTTAAAAATGATATGAAAAAAAATTATAATCTGACGAAAAATCGTCAAGTTCAGCTTATATGTAATGCATGTACCCATCTCGGTGGATAAACCTTCCCGATTCAAAGCGCTCAATATCTTCAGGGCAAATAGAGCCTGAATCTTCTCTCCTGGCTTCAAACCAAAGCCCTGGCTTGCGAAGTCGGCAAGTTATGATATAATTGAAGCAATTGTGCGTAAAATGGAAAACAGATCCTACAGGGAAATACCTATCAGCTTGAAATACGATTCTTTTTCGTTTAGTATCAAACGTGATATCCCCTACTATCTTAGCCACGTAATAGCTTCTGCCATTTAACGTTTCATCTGTTTGTGGTATCCAATAATAACCTCTTGCCATGCCACAAATATATAAAAAAAGTCGGACAAGATACATGTCCGACTTTATATTACTTTGATTCGTTTTCAAACCGCTTTATAAGAGAAGCAATATCATCACCACAAACAAACATCATTCGACGTTCTTCTTTTGGTTTATGAGACACTGGGATGGTTTTGTTTATCTTAATCTGATTCGCCAGACCTCTGCCTAAACGAATATCAACTTTTTTACCTTTCATGAATTATTTGTTTAAAAAGACCAATTCCATCTATTATAATATGACCGCTTTGCATACGACCATTATTAGGATTGTGTAGAAAATTGAAACCACTTTCTTTTTCCTGTCTTTCAAAAGAACTGATATCCTTTCCTCTACGGGCTCTTTCAAAAGCTTTCTTGAACAACTTGCCTCTAAAGGTCTTGACGAGGATCTTGGTAGCGTTATTGCCGGCTTTTACCATTGCTTTCCTTGCCTGGTCCTCCGAGACAAAACTGCTTCGGAAAATATACGATGCTGCTGTTTGTATGTCCTGCTTGGTAATCATATGATAAACATTTCTTTCAGAATACTGATCTTTATTCCGTATATCAATTTCATCTCATCTCTATCATATACGTCAAAAAAGGATTCACTGGGGTCCTTTGGATTTACGTTCAATTGAATTATGCAATTACCAGTATAAACCTTAAGCCTATAATTATCGGAGTATATATCCTGCATGGTTTCAAATGTCTCAATTAAATTTTCAACAAGTGCTCTGTTAAATGAAAAAGATTCTTTACCATCACCTTTAAATGTGATATGATCTAAATCCCTGTTGTCAAATTCATACTTTAATTGATTGCCGTCCATCATATCATAAAATATTGACTTTCTGATTATAAATCCCATATTGTTTTATTTTTTAGTTAATACAAATCTTCTGAATACAATTGTTTTCTAATAGCACTCCTATCTACTACCATTTCCTGATTATTGTTTCTAACAAGTTCAGATGCTTCTTCTCTTGTTAAAAACCGATTCTTGCTCGTCAAAAATCCTTGAACACTGCGGTTTTTATGAGCAATACCATAAGCTGCAAACTGAGAAATGATAGAACAATGTCTCAATCCACAAAATACGGTTCCGGATGGTATGTTTACTGGACCGTGAGGCTTGTTCTTGTGATCTTGAACCCATATAGCTGCGCATACAACAATTTCCTTATCACACATAATTTACATATTTAAAATACCGTTTTTACCAATATGCTTCTTCTCTTCTTCAGTAGGCCATTCTTTCTTGAACTTACCATGCCACGTTCCAGGAACTACCACCACTTCGTTTCCCTTACTATATTCAATAGCGGCACATTCAGAACAAAGAGGCTTGCCTTCATATCCCTTTAGCGACTTATCGTAAATACGATTCTTACAAGGTCTTATAAGAGCCCAATAACAGGATGTGGCTGTATTATCTATACAGCCACATTTTGAACAAACAAACAAACTCATCCCGCAATCTCCCAGTCATTAGACATAATATCATGTTCGGTTGGATTCCAATTTGATGCTACTTTTTGACCTGTATCTATCATCAATATATTTACGTCAAACATACAGATATACTTTTTACCCCAATCGATTCTTTTTATCTTACGACCTAATTTAAGCCGTTCTAAAGCCTGTTCGAATGTCATGCCATGACGAGGCAGTTTGAGATACTTTTCAAGTCTGTCGGAGGCTTCATTTGGTGTATGGCCATCGTATTCGAAAGCGGTTTCTCTTTCAGGAACATCAAACAAATCCCAGTATTTGCTTTCATAGTGATTAGATACCTGACCGGTAGGTAGGATCGCCATCACAATAAACCAATCATCAGAACCGAAGCATTTTTCTCCGTCGCTGTGTCTCCTTGATTTGCAAACTTCAACCTGTCCGCTTCTGGCTAATAGATTAAAGAAGGCAGCGTTATACAACATGCGATACCGATACAATTCATTGAAAGTGTGGTATCCGTCAGAGACTTCTCCCACGTCTACAGGCTTCTTGTTTTGAATACTACCCAAAATATTCTCTATATAGAGCTGTATTTTATACATACCCATTTCGGTGTGGCCGTATTTGTTCAAGATATTATTGACATCGTATTGTATATTAAAATCTTTTTCAAATTCTACTTCAGGATGATTAGGATAGTAGTAATCTACTGATGCTTCTAACACAGACTTGATATGCTCTACTATCCTCGTGGCATCATCATGTTTTAAGAAATTCTTGAATCCCTCAACGAATTTAATATCTTCTTCGATTGTTGATTCGAACTCTTCTTTTGTCATTACTCTAACCACATCTTTAAAATCTTTTAATTCCATGATTTGTTTTAAATTAATTGTTACTATACTTTCTTTATCCTACAATACAAACCCCACAAAAACTCAGCGGAGAAACTATCCCATACATTATTCTTCTGCCAAAGTTCTACTTTGTTAACAAACCAAGACCATGTGGGACCCTCATATGAAGAATCAGATGATGATCCCAATCCGATTTTCTCCATTTCATTCGCCACATCAGAATAAGGATCTAAATCGACTCCCCTAATCATGTTAATAATATCATCCTTGTCTAACGTAAATTGAAACCGCTCCTTGTTAGTAGGCGGATCTTGATTCAATTTACCAGTCGCAAGCCATTCTCCATCATGATACAATTCGGCAAGTTTCTTTACCTTATTTTTAAGAAAAGAATACTCTTGTGTGACTTCTATAAAATCAGCTTCGTTAGCTTCACCCTCTATGAAGATAACGGTTTTGCTTCCAGGTCTATGATCGTCTAAGCTTGCCGGGATTCCCAATATCGTCCATCCTTTAAACTCAGCTATCTTAAAACGCATGACATCAAACACCTTATAGAAATCATCACAATCTACAGATTCTATTACCTTAATATCCTCTTCTGTGAATTTACCTCGTATTGGAATAACGTGATGACCGGGGCAGCCATCGGTTCCGAAATATGCGATTCTAACCACGATATTTACAATATTTTAATTTATTTTGCTAAAACATTCATATAACATGGCACATCTACCACATCTCTTCTACGAAGTCCCTTATCAAAATAAGAAACTATATAAGTGTTTTTACCTTCATGATCAGGTCTTGGATCAAAGCATTCAAAAACGAATCTTGTTCTACCTTCAAGATGACCAAACATGAAAACAAATTCGCCACCGTATCTTTTATTAGCCAATTCTTCTACGGTCATAATCTGTCCCCTCCTAATCCTGAATTGATGCTAACATACTTGACACGGACATCATTTCCACGTCCAAGCTGACCCCAGCCGGGCGATGGCGTTCCCTTAGCCGGAGCAGGGACAGCCCTAAGCCGAGACCAGTCCTGCTTTTGCCTCATGGCTTCAGCCTCTTTGTAATACCGGTTACACAGTTCTTGATCTTCGTAACCAACGTAATCTTCCTTATTTTCCATAAAAAATACTTTTTCAACAAAAGTACGACATTCACGAATTAATTAGATTTAAAATAAAACAATATGAATTAAAATAAAAACCCGATACGTTAAAATCGCATCGGGCCTGGTATTGAAAAAAATAGGTTCAGATCTTGGGTAAAGATTCGAGCCAATTTTTAACATCTTTATATTTAGGGTCTTTGTCTATTCTATCTTTCAGTTCATGCAATGCTGAGTCCATAACCGTATTCGGTACGCCAATCAACTCTCCTATTAAATACAATGGGGTTTTATTCGATTTAGATTCGTGTGCTATATTCATATCCAAAAAAAGTTATGTGAAACAAACCGGCCACGGGTATTCTATTGCCCGCCGACCGGTATAATATTTTTATTCCTTTTTTTTCCAAACGGGAAAAACGGGAATGCGGGAATCATATTTTTTACTATGGCTCCCGCACCACCGGAAGGACCTGGATCTGGATCTCAGGTCAGATCCTTCCAGTTTATTTTTTCGCCGAGGTAATCTTGCACGGCAAGCCATCTTATAAAGGCTACTCCTTCGGGAGCATCCGGATCATCCAAATACATTAACGTAGCTTTCACCAACTCGTTCTCACATTTGAAGACCTTAGGAAAACCATCCGAATAGTACATTGCAAAGACATATTGGACATCGCCCCATGTCGCTTTATCCGGCTTCTTCGCTCCGCACTTTTCAAAAATATCTTTTATTTCCGGCTGCTTCCAGATCCTCTTGGATCCATCGACGTTGACCATCTTCTTTACCGCCTCATCAGCAAGAGCATTAGAAAAATGGTAGCCGTAAGTATCTACATATTTCTGATAAGCTGGATCCTCTGCGTCTGCTCCTCAATAAGAACGACCTCTGCCACGTCCGCGACCTCTACGCATCTGAGGTCCGTCACCGTAGTATCTGTCGTCTCCATAGTAATCGGTCGGGTAGGATTCGTAACCCATCCTCCGGTATTCCCGGTCCTCCATTTCATGACGACGTTCGCGCTCTTCGAGCCTTCTTTCCCTTTCTTCCAGCTCGTTTTCGCGTTCTTCCATTTCCTTCATCTTCTCATGCATACCGTAATGATCATAAGGAGGAAGGAACCCATGTCCGTACTCCATGTACGTCCCATCAGAACGACGGCTTCTGCCTCTGCCTCCACCTCGCCTGTCTTCTATCTCATCATATCCAGGATATTCTCTGTGTCCTGAATTTAAATCATATACTATCATATTATACTTATTTCAAACGTTCTACAATTAACTTCTTTAAATCTTCGAATGAATCAGTAAGGTCATTCACCTTATTTTCTATACCAGCTATTTTACGATCCTGCTCTCTCGTTTGTTTGAATGCCGGATTGATGTCTTCTAATATAGATTCACAAGCCTCTATCTTGGCACGATGGGTATCTACGCTGTCTATTATGTCTTGACTGGTGCTTTTTATAGCATTCAGTTCGTTCATAATCGGATCTATGCTGGTAGATAATGTTATACCCATAGCCTTAGCCACATTCTGGGATTCCGGGACCGTATAGGTCTTGGTTTCGCCAGTGAGCTCTACCGTCAGATCCACCACGCGGGTCTGCATCGCCTGATACTGACCCGGCTGAGGAGGAAGATACCTGGGTTCGGATACGGCTACTACCTTTCCCAATTCGTATTTAGGTACTGTATTAGTATCAAGGGTATGTACCTGAAACCCCTTCTTCAAATCTGAAAACATGATCAAAATATTATTTAGGTGAAAATAGGGTGATGATCTCCATCACCCTACTGAAATCATTTACCTGCTTTAACTTCAGACGCCTGGGCTGCCGCTACTGGAACACAGCAATCCATTAATCTTAACACGCCACGAACTTTATTGAAGTACAGAAGGCGTTCTGTGCCATTTACCATAGCAGCACCCGTTACAGCTACGTTAATAGGGTTCACGACATTCACTCCCGTAACCGAGCAACAGGTGTCGGCTCCTACTGTTGAAACTGTGCTGTTTGCCGGGACCGCAATCTGTACCGGTAGAGCACTTCCGGCTGTGGGGACTACTTGCCTTATCTTAAGAAGGATAAGACCCTCACACGGAAGGGCGATCCAAGCCCGTGGGTTAATACCGAAGATTGTATTTGTCGTACTGACAATAACATTCTTCGTAACCATCTCATACAACGATCCTATTTTAGAAACACAAGCCATATTAGCCTCCTCTCTTAATAAAATCAGACAGCAGCGTTGTTATTGCAACATCCGTTGTTACATCCACATCCGTTATTGCAGTAACCTCCTCCGAATACCTGTCCCCAAGAATAAGCCTGGTAAGGAGAACAAGAGGGGTAGGCTGGGACGGCCGTCGGGCGTAATTGACCAACGATATTCTGGGTTTGTTGCTGAGATAATGCCGAAGCTGTCAAAGCCGCTTTTTCTTCACGAAGTTGAGCAATAGTGTTCTGCATCTCCCTCATTTCCAACTGACAGAATTTGTCGTTGATCATAACGGTTTGAGCGTCAAGTTTCGCAGACAAGATATTGAATTGGCTTGTAGCTTGCTCACGATTGTTAGCCAGACCTTGGTTGAGACCGTTCTGCAAGATATTGGTTTGTTCCAACGTGCGAAGCTGGTTATCAAAACCTTGCTGAGTAATCATTCCCTGAGTCTGGCAAGTGCTTTGATTGATCAACGAACTCAGATTGCAGCAGCAAGAGCTGATTTGATTTCCTATTTCACAACCTTGTTGTTGAACTGCGTTGATAACAGCCTGAGAAGTCATACCTACCTGACCAGCTACTTTATCAATAGCACCCTGTACGTTGCAGATAGCGTTCTGAAGTTGAGTAGTAGAACAGTTCAAAGCAGAAGCGATCTGATCTATAGCGCTACGATTACCTTGAATTGCCTGCATCAGAAGCTCACGACCGTAATCGTTATTCAACTGAGCGGGTAAACCATTGGCGCAACAATCACCACCATTTCCAAAACCGTTACCGAAGCCGCGTCCACCCCACAGCCAGAACAAAACAATTATCCAGAGCCACCAACCGTTAGCCCCACCGAAACCGTCCTGGTTATTACGACCGTTCATCAAAGCCGCCACCAGATTCGGATCCATTTTATTACCACCTATCAAATTAGCAAACATGCCGGGAATCATTGAAAGAAGACCGTTAGTGGCTGCACCACCACCGTTAGCCCCGGCTCCATCTAAAAGGACGATTTTATCACCACCCATAATTTTATAGTATTTAATTGTTAAACATACGTGCATGAAGCACGTAACAAAGATCATGATTGCAGGGTGGAATACAGGTGTGTTTGTTTCCTATAGAAGAGAAGTATTTTCAGCAAAAACGGAAGTATAATACACAATAATTAATTTTCCCCCATTTAAGGGGAAAACCTGATAATCATAAACTTTTGCCTTTCCCATTTTGGGTAAAGCACTGTAAAACAAACCAGGGCCCGCATCACTGCGAACCCTGATCTACACTAATCTAAACTAATACCATGAAAAACTTAAATCTAAAAACTAAAGAACACACAAATGTATGAAAATGTATGGTTTTCACAAAGAATCTGTATCCTGTTCTTTCGTGTGATTCAAGACATGGGATATAGTTCTGATACTTAATCCGGTTTGATTTCGTATCAGATTATAAATATAGGATTTTGAAACTACAGTTCTTAATTGACCTAAATCATTCATAATGTTTTTATACATAAGATGAATGCTGTTATTACGTTTGATGGTACTGATTCTCATTTCCTACCGTTATTAGTTACGTTCTGTTCTTACCTTCCTTTTTTTCTATAATCCCTTCCTGAAACTAATATTGCAAACTTAATAAAAATAATCCAAAAACAACGAAAGTCTGACTTTTCTTGTATGTTGCTGATATATGTGCATATATAAGAAAAGTGAGACTTTCACAAGCCTCACTCCCCAAATTATAACTATGAAAAAACTATATATATGTACACAAAAATTACCTACATTCCAATTTATTAAGATCATCCAATTCAGGCTTGCTTACGGTCATGTCTTGCGTCAAGCCAGATCTGTTTTGGTATGGAGCGTAATCGGTTTCTACCGTCTTAGCCTTCTGAGTAGAATCGTATTTCACCTCTGATTCGGTTCCTGTCAGATTTTGGTAGATAGAGCCGGAACTACTCTCGCTTACTTTAGACCATATCTTATTACCTACTCTTATAAAATTATCATAAATACCTTCGGCTGTTATAACACCATCTTGCTCTACGATATTAGGGCCCGATTTTTCTTTTAACAGATACGGGTGCCTGGTGTAAAAATAGTGTTCAAAATCATTCTCGGCATACGAAGGGTCATACCTATCCAAATAAAACAATTTTGATAAAAAAGGGTCGGTGCTGGTCATGCTATAATCAAACAACATCAACCTGTCTTTTCCAGATAAAGATAATTCTATTGATTTCAAAATATCAGGATCATCAGAAATAAGACCCAAAGATGGACCAGATTTGAAGTCAAGATACTTATAGGCATTATCATATAATTTTGTTTTATGGAGTTTGTTGTCAAGGTAATATTGGTATAAATCGAATAAGGATAATGGGTTTTCGCTATCTTGTTTTTTGTTCATGTACCGACTAAATTCCCGATCCACATCCGCGTAAGAAACATCAAGTACCGCCGGGTGCCCAAACGCCATCCTGGTCATTATCATGTCCTCCGTGTTCTGAGAATCCATGAACGATCTGACGTATTTTTTAATGGAATCCATGAGCGTATTATTATCTACGTTCCGTACTTTCTCTTTATCCAAAACGCCGTTCTTAAAACAAGATTCAGGATATATTTTAGCAGGAAAGTGAGTTAGGTTGTGCTTGGCTAACACTGTTGATATTTGATACATCTCGTTAAGATCATCTTTGCTGATCCTTTGATATAGATTATCTCCTACCTTAAGCAATGAATGTTTCTCAAATGCTTCTACTGGGTCTATATTTGATTCAGAATAAACGATATTCAAATTATCCATATATTCCGGCAATAATCCAAAATAATAGTCTGTACTATCACCAAGAACATCATCTATAGAAGATGCCAGCGTTGGAGCATAATTTGCATCATTATGCCTGGCCACATAAATATCAAGATCCAGCATCAAATTATCTATCTTATTCAAAGATTCTTCTGTGCCATCATAAGTTTCTGACGCCCCTATTATATCTATGCCAAACCACGTACAAGCCTCTTCTATATCCCATATCATGCTTCTTAAATCAGATTCGGTGTCGGCATTAGCCCTATTTAAATAAGCTGATATACGAGCTCTTAGGAACTCTATTTTGCCAGGATTGTAATAAGACAGATCTTGTAGCTTAGACAAGGATCTTCTCTTGCCTTCTACCACATCATCCCCTTCTATGTTTATTACCGGAATCTTATTCGTAGATAAAAACTCATCAAACATAGATTCGGCAAATTCTTTATCAGAAACAAATTTCTCAACCAGTTCAGGATATGAGTTTCTCAACGATTCAAAAGCAGATGAAAATTCAGAAAATTTTTTTATGCCGGCTACTGTTTTACGCATAGCATAATAAAGCTCAGAAGGATTATATGGTACTTTTTTACCAAATTGGTTAAACACTCCCTCCTTGTAAACAATAGGACCATACTGATAGTCAACAGACATAAAATAATTATCTTTTTCCCTATCATGTTCGTTATTGGAATAATCCAATAACTTCCTCATGGATGTCGAAACTTCATTAAGAACAGAAGGATCAGATAAGATTCTACTTATCTCTGTTTCATTATACAAGCCTGATCTTCTTAAATTCTGCTCATTCAGTATCAAACTACCATCTACATAAAAATAATGAAGAATGATGTTGGATAATGATGGTGCCGTATAAACACCATAGGTAGATAAAAGAAAATCTCTTACATCCTTAACATCCTGATCCGTTAGAGGATCGGCAAAATAAGTTTGACGCTTCATATACGACAGCACGTCTTCTAAAAGAGGTTCACCATTGGAATCGGTATTAAACATCTCCCCTGGAGCCGGGTTATTCCAATGACCGTAATACGACAAAAAACCAAGAGTGTAAGCCTTAGCCCATACCTGAAGAGCCCGCTCGCTGTTTCCTAATACTTTTAAAGCACTTTCGTAAAGAACGGAAGGCTCCCCGTTAGGAGCCTTAACCCGTTTTATTTCATTTTCCTTTTTTTCTATCTGACATTTGACACCCATAATGATTAACTTTTTTGCAAAGTTAATTATAAAACCGACTTATACAATAACGGATCCCAAACTCCTTCTATATAAATCTCTGGAAAACTTAAACCGCCATCACGAAGAGTAGTAACTTTCAAACTGGGAATATTAAAAACAGTGCAAACATCACCAAACTCACGGCTCAACTTAATAGCATTTCCGCTGTTATCAGCTTCATAATAACAATAACAATAATTTTCATTAATGTTTGGATCATATTCGTACCAATATGTTAGATCCTGTATATGATCTTCTATATTACCAATTTTATTTTCACCTAATATAAAAATACCATTATTACTATGGTGATAAACTATAGATTCATAACCACCATGATTCCAATCACTATTAAACATTATATAACTTTCTTCGGAATCATTATCTTTTAATACAGGTCCTATATGTATATGAATTTTATTAAACTGACATACATAAGATCTTTTTCCTCCAAGCCTTTTTATATCCTCATTAGATAACTTATTATAACATCCTCCCACGAAATTATCCGCAGCATTAAAAAATCTCCTTCTCATACTCAACACTCCTTGTTTAACTTATTTATCGAATCCGAATTATCAGAACCTTCTACGAGATTCTTATTTTTCTATCTGACATTTGACACCCATAGTGATAAATATTTTAGACAAAATACTATAAAAATAGAAATTATGAAACTTCTATTTCATAATGCGAAGCCTTTGTTTCAACTATTAATCTTCCCTCTCCTTCAAACTCAACGCTATTATCTCCTGGACCAGTAACAAAAGGGAAATCAGATACGGATGTTACATAATCTTTATCACCACCAGAAAAAGACTGACTTTTACTTTGTTTGTAATTGATAGTCAATTGTGTTTTACCTATCTGAAGAGTTCCAGATAAATTTTTAGTATAAGTGGTGGTAGTTGTAATATCCCCATTTTTATAACAATACATTATAAAGGTGGTAACCGGACTCTTTTTTATATTACTATCCGGACCTTCATGATAAGATTCATTTCCTCCAAATATGCTATAAATGTGACAATAGGGACCGACTCTTTTACTTGAAGTTTTAGCCTTATTCTCGACTCCTTTCAAAGATATAGTAACCTTACTCTTGTATTCAACATCCTTCCAATTACAGACTCCTTCACTTACGTTTCCAACAAACCCGTCATCAACATAAACCTCTATATTCCCCTGCTGATTGGTCTTCAACTGATACTGAACAAGACCTGAAACATCTTCATATCTCCTTCTCATACTCAACACTCTTTATTTAACTCATTTATCGAATCCGAATTATCAGAACCTTCTACAAGATTCTTATTCCTATCTATCTCTTCCTGGCTCATGTTGCTCATCATATTTTGTATTTTTCTACCAGATTGAGATAAAGAGCGGATGAATGCGCTGGAGCTTATCTTAACTCCAAGATCCGGTTTCGCCCTAAACGCTTCACCGGTACTGATATTATACAAATCATACACACCTGAGTTCATATAGAATTTATATATCCAGTTTCCACCAGCTTTTTTGTACCCTAATTTGGTTAGCTCAGTTACACTCATACCAAATTTAATACCATTACGACCCATTATCTTCTCCGGTATAGGCTCTACCTTAGCCGGAACAGATGTATATGCTTCATCACCGCCGTACAGGAAATAAGGGGTTGTTACCCTTGATATGTGAGTAAGCGGCTCTTCGGATATACGAGGTTCGTCTTTCGCAGCCTTAGATCCTTTCCTTAGATTGGATATTCTAATAAAAGGATCGTATGTCAAAAAGGTTAAGCCGTATTCTACTTTATAACCTGATACGCCGTTAAGGTCCCTTATAGCCTTAGTCGTATGCGAGTGATTGATGGTGTCTATACCATACCTTGATTCCATATCGGTCATAATGCTATTAACCTCATCTCCCTCTACATAAACCTCTTCTCCTTCCGGAATAGAGGTTATGCCGGAAGCCCTTCTAAGTAGCCATAAAGTAACTTCAGCAATGTCAGAGAACTTATCTCCGTTCTTTCTATAGTTATCTACTCTTCCTTCTTGAGATCCAGGTAATTCGACATTTCTTTCAACTTCGACATTTGTTCTGGATTGTCCTTTGCCTTCTCCATCTCCCTTTTTATCGCCATCTTCCTCAGTGCGTACTGCACCGCCTTCTGCACTTCCTTCTTTTCCATTATTTAAAATATTATCTGATTCTGACTCTATAGACTCCACAACAGCATCATACTCTGGAATGCCACTAAGGAAATCTGCTACGTTATTCAAAAACTCTATTTTTTCCTCGTTTGTCATATCAAGGCTTTCCATAGGCTCCCATATGGCAGGCAAGTTATTTGATTCTATTGCAGTAGAAACATCTTCTACAGTTTGATTATCTACCGTAGGCAAAACTTCAGAAACCAAACTATTGATGTCAGATTCCATTTTTTCTACTTCCTCTTTTGTGCCATATTCTTTTAGGGTATCCATACCATTGACTCTAAGAGAATAATTCAAAGCCTTGCTTGGAACAAAATTAATATATTTCAAAAAGTTTTTCAACTCTGATATAATTTGTTCGTCAGATCTTGGCCCAACATAATCCGCTACTACCTGATCCGTTTGAGAACGAAGCCAAGAAACGTATTCATCTAAGGTCTTACCTCCCTTTTTAGAAGGAGTGGATATTTTATCACCTACTGTTCCTTTAGGTTCTAATCCCATTTCCTCCTTAAGACTTTTTGGATTACCTCTATCACGAAGAAACCTCAAATCGCCTCCTACAATCTTCCTTGCTATAAAATCAAAAATATTAGCATAAGGCGGCAATCCTTCTTTTTCTATATGAGATTCTATTTCGTTTAACATAAGAGAGAAGTTTTTCCTGGAGGTACGCTTCTTGCCAGGTAAAGACTGCGCAGCTTGTGCCGCAGGAGCCGGCTGAGTTGATGGCGTCGGCTGAGTCGCCTGGACAGGCTCTTCCTCTGGCATTTCCTCTTCGTAAATATCCACATCTTCCTTGGAAGTAACGGTCTTACCCTCATCAGAGAAAGGAAGATCATCCTCTATAAGCGACTTAGGGCTGGAAGATGATTTACCAAACTGAATCCTGATCTTAGGAGCGACAAACATCTCACCTTCGAAATCTATTCCAGATTCTACTTCAGACGTCACAATGTCTTTCACGCTCCTACTTCCATCTTCTACCCACTTAACAACATCAGGAACTGTAGATAATTTTTCTATAGCCTCACGAGCTTTTCTAAGCCCTGAAATAGGATTCAAATACGATACTTGATACGAAGCCGGATCAAGACCTAACTTGGTTAGATACGCATTAAGATCTTGTATATCATCTTGACCCATCTGTAGCAATTCAGAATCACCGGATTCAAGCAGCATATCTATAAAAGACATCCATTTCTGCCCTTCCTCTGATTCCACAGAACGTAGGCTAACTGGGAAAAGATAATTAAGACCGTTTTTACCTTTGATGACAACTACCGGAACTCTTACATTTTTGTAATTATTCCCCTTGTCATTTAATATAGAATAAGCAAATGGGAAGCCTGTGTATTTAGATCCGTTCTTAAGCACGACTTTACCATTTAATACATATCCGACATCAGATACTTTTTCAGCACCTTTTTCGGTAATAGGGAGATTTTCTACCTGGCCATATCCTTGACCGTTCACCTTCATGTTAAACACCGGTCTTCCGGGAAGGGTCTGGGCAACAACATGCGTGCCGACGCCGATGGTAGCCGACCGGCCGGCGTCCTTCTTCCACTTGTTAAAAGCCGTTCTTCTTATTTTACTTATACCATCTATGCCTCCTGTATCAGCTTTTACAACAGAAACGAATCTGTTCCCACTCATGACCTTGATAACCATATTGGATACCAGTTTATTCTCAGCAGATTCTATTCTTTTTTTATCGCCGGACTGAACAGCGTCATTGTATTCGGCAAAAAGAGACTGATTATAGGTATCATTTACATCTATTTCGAGATTAACCTTATCTCCTTTTTTCAAAGAAGATAATGCTTCCTGATCTATTTTATCTACCTCATTCTCTCCGAATCCGACACCTGTTCTGTACGGAACCAATTCATCTGAATCAAGACGCTTATAAACCAAAGAATAGGAATTACCCACGTCCTGAATAGACACGTCTGTGTAACGGTTAAGAACACGAGCCGATTCTTTGTCTATAGACCATCTCGCATGATAAGGCAATTCAATTATAGTAGCCGTTTCTCCACCTATATTAAGAGAATACCTTTTAGTGCCATTAGCGTTCGTTTCAGAGCTTATTTGAATAGGAACCAATGATTTTATAGAAGATATAAATTTATCGGCTCTAAGACCTGCAATTTCATACCTTTCGTTGCCATCGTTGGATATTCTTCTAACCATCAACGTCTCTGGATTCTGGGCGCTATCTATGTTAGCTCCAGGCGTATTATCGGATTCATCTAACTCATTTACAAGAGAATCTATATTGGTATCATCCTCCCCAAAATTACTTAACGTAGATTCGGAAATACGACCTTTATCAATAATCCTGTTTTGTTCGATATAAGGAAGGAGATCTGTGATGTTTCCAACCTGGCCAAGATCTTCTATGGTAAATACCGAATCGGCAAGCTTATCTTCGTCAACCTTCTCCCCTTTATCCCGTCTGTTCATTATATCAACATACGAAGAAATAGCATCATCAAGTTCCTTCCTTTGATCTGGTTCTAAATTGGATTTAGCCATATCAATAATAGCTTTATTATCCTCATACACAGATCTCGGACTTGTAAGCCTATCAGCCTTCTCAGATAATGATTTTATGAGATTAACAGGACTGTCACCCAAAGATGATACATAATCATCAAAATCTTGTTTGTATTTATCATACACATCTTTTTCTCTCGCAGTAAGAAGATCGGCATTGCCTGTATATAGTTTATCAATTATAGACTGCCTTACGGCCGGAACCATAATAGGATTATCCATAGCAGCCTCATAATCTTCATCCGATACAGACTCCGTAAGCGGTGACTCTTTTATATCATCTTCTGCTTCCCTCATCCTATCTTCCCTTACTTTATCAAGAGCATGCATAAAAGCCTTGATAGTCCAAGCTTCGTCTTCCGAAATCTTACCTTCTGACACAGCTTGATCTACTACCTCATCAGTATCATATTCACCAACTTTATTAGGCTCTGCAAAATCAGGAACCTTATCATCCCCCTTATAAGGAGTAGACCATAGAGAAGACAGCGCTTTTGAAAATCCCCTGTTTTCCTCAGCTAAGAATCTTTTATCAAGCATCTTGGACAAGAAGTTATTCATATTCCTATAGCCCATCAAACTCCTTCGGTATTCATTTACCAAGGATCTCATGGCTTTGTCTTTGGCTGTAAACTTCTTTTCCTGTCTTGATTTTACATTAAAATAATCATCAAAAGCCACAAGCGTATCATAGGCTTCTATTACATCTTGTGAACTTATGGGAGAAAGAGGAGATGATAAAACAGATTCGGTTTTACTTACCAACTCTTCTATCGAAAACTCTTTTCCTATTAACGTTGATAACTCAGACAACGAATTGTTGTAATTGGTTCTAAGACTTTCCAATTCTTTGGTTTTTCGTTGTATGTATTCAGCTTGTGGATCTTTCCCTTCTACGTTACGAGGGCGGGTAGCAAGATCTTCTATTTCGGATTCAAGTTCTTCTATTCTTGACCGTATGCCACGGATAGCCATCGCCCGCTCCCTTGCTCTGTCCGACAGCCGGGAGAACGTACTTAGCGCATCTGCCACGCGAGGCTGTCCTGAAAGCGTTTCTATGACAGAAGCTATGTCTTTCATTCTTGATTCTGATTGAAGACCAAGGAAGGCATTACGAGCCACGTATTTTCTAAATTCAATCTTAGAGTCATCACCTATAAGATCTTCGGCAAAACTCTGGGCAGATCTGAAATCCGAAAGACGATTGTTATAATTATCAATAATAGAATCCTTGTATTTCTTTGCCTCTTCCAAAGACATTCCATTAGCTTCGGCTATTTCCGAAATAGGCATCATATCAATCATCTGCCGGAAATTTTCAGCCGAATCCTCTAAGGTTCCCATTTGGTTGTCAATAGACATCTTTTCAAACATAGCATCATCAAGCTCCTTACCAGTCATAGACTGGGCATCGGAACGAACTTGAGGCCCTAAACTCATTGATTTTTTCAACGTATTCAAAGCCGCCGTGTTAAGATTAGAAGATGCTTTGTTATATTCATTCACTTGCCTTTCCAGCAAGATCTGACTATTGCTATACTCTTTCACCCCAAAGAAGCCTTCCCTCATACCAAACAAAGAACCGATAATAGCACCGATTCCTATTTCAGTCCATCCTTCTTTAGACGTATATTGCTTTTTAAATCCTTCAGAAATAGCATCAAGAACATCAACGGCTCCGTTCATGGCTACATTATCATATCTTGACTTAACATATTCCTCAGCCGTATTCTGAACAGCACCTTGAGATCCTTCTTCCCATAAGCCTTCGGATACAGGTCTTTTCATGATATTGAAAACATTGCCTGCTATCTTCTGTCCTATATTAGGATTGGTTATTTTAATAGCCATCTCTCCCGGCTTCGCAACTTCCGTCCCTAATCCAAATAAATGCTTGTTGAGCCTCTTTTCTAACCCAGGTATAGCCTTTCCTCCTAACCCTATATACTTACCAAAAAGAAGCCAGTTAGATAATCCTACTATACCCATATTGGCGGCAAATATAGCACTACCTACATCAGCATTAGAATTACGAAAAACAGCCATTTCCTCTGCATTGGGATCACGACCATAAATCTTACGATAATAATCCTTGAAATCAGACTCGGATTGCTTCATAAAAGAATTTGCTTCAACCGATGACTCGAATCCGGCACTGGTAGCCAACAACGTCATGGTCTTAGCCGCCTCCCCTACATTTCTTCCGGTAGCAACTCCTTTTCTTACATAGTCGTTAAACACACCTTTAAGGCTTCCTATGCCCCTATTGGCAGCTTGCCTTGCTGCTAACTTAGCTCCGATTCTTCCACCTAATTTAGCACCTATATTGCCCAATGATCCAACTCCAAGTCCTCCGGTCATGTACGCTGATATCATGGCTCCTACGGTAAAAGACATACCATTACCAAGGACATCATTCCATAAGAAATTACCGGTATCCTTAAAAAGCTTCTGGCCGAAATTATAATCTTCTACCTCTTTTTTGTAATAATGGGGAAGAAGCATGTCTATTTGCTGGTCAAGATCACCTACGAACTTATCCATGTTAGTGTTTAACGCAGCTTTATAACTTCCCTCAGATGCCATATTGATAAGTTTGTCAGGCAATGACACAACTCCTTGAGCACCATACAATGCAGACTTTAAAGCGAATTTGCCTACACCATTCCAAAACTTACTCCATCCGCTCTGTCTCCTGGCATAATAATCCTCATTATTTATACCCGGAATATAGTTGGGATATTTTGTACGCCATACCCCATCATTACCCATCTGATGACTTTCACGGATACTTACCTTCGGTCCATAGGGATTAAGGGGCGGCGGGGCAGGTGTAGCCCCCCTGTAGCTGTTACGAGCCAGTGCCTCCGAGTAGCTGTTGCTTATCTCCTTGGCTATATACGGTTCTTCGTATTCGGCAGCAGCTATCCTTGATGCGTAATCCGGAAATTTAGGTTGGGCATACACACCTTCACCAGGCATATAATTAGGAACCAGAAGCGTTGTCGTCTCTGGTAATGTAGCCGGAGTGTAATTCTCTTCTTCGGCTAATTTCCTTTGCCTTGCCACATCTTCGTAAGTGGTTTTAGCAGCAGGATTATATCTATCTATGTTATTATCAGCCATAAATTTTTTGCAAAAAATCGTTCAACTTACTAAACTTGTCATTCATGTTGGGCATGATATTTATTCCTCTCATATACGGATCCCTCATCTGATCAAGACGCTCTTGAACAGCCTCCTTCACGTATTTTACAAAGAAGTACTGAGGACACTTCTGGTGAATGTTATTCCAGTAATCCGCATACTCATCATTACCCGGATCCAAAGGAACAAAATCCGAGAACAACAATGCAGGATTTTTAGAATTTTTAGTCCTTTTATCATAGAAATTGACCGCTACCTCTCTCGAACCCCTGTCATCCATTCCTTCCAACTGAACTGATATGTTGTCAGACATATCAATGAAATTATCGACAAGGGTTTTAACAACATTCATTTCCTCAGGCTTAAGATAAGAACCATGCACTTTTACTATATCATAAAGATCATTCTTAACATCAGCCTTAGAAGCCAAACGGGGAAGACCATTACGTATGAGATACTTATCATAAGAATAGCCTTCCTTCTTTCCGGTATCTACAAAATCACAAGTTCCAAAACTTGATTTGTAACCATCCACCGGATAATTACGTTCCTCGACCGAAGGATCTATACCCGCCTTAATAAGCTCGTCATTCGTGATCTCAACCCTTTCTGTAACATAAGAATTTTTACCGGACCCTACTTGAGCAGTCAAGAATCTTCTGACAGTGCCATTATCTATCTCGGCGTCCATATTGATGGTGTTAATAGCAGTAGGATCCAGATTATTTACCTTTCCTGCCATGTAACCAGACAATCTTCTAAACTGAGCCTTCTGCAAAGACTTTTCTGGTGAATCGGCATTCCAATTGTATCTTTTGTAAGAATCAAGGTAATGATACTGAGACAAATTATCAGAAATCTGATCGGGAGATACAGACATTTTTATCTCGTCCTGCATCTGACCCGCTATCATGTCAGACACTCTACTATTTTTCTCAGCATATCTTAACTGAGTAATAGTCAAAGGCTCCCCTTCCTGATAATCCTTTAGATCTATATCACCATCCTTATCTATAGTCATATAATCAGATATATTAAAATCGGGATCACCATTAAGTTTCTTCATTCCATTAATAAGAGCCAACGTACCAGTAGAAGAACCATTGCCTTCGCTTGTAATAGCATCAGATATGTTTTTCCCCAACTTGCCAGCACTCGCCTTAGCTCCTAATGACGGAGATATAGCACTAAGAATATCTATTCCTCTCGAAGGATCCATCATGTACTCTCTAAACCCTACGGCATCAGATACGCCAGTTGTTATGGCCGTGGCGAGTAGGAAAGCTCCAGCCTTATCATCTGTATCGGTAAGATTTATAAAAGAATTTCCTTTCATAAGCTTAGCATTACGAACTTTCCTGATAATATCCTTATTTTTTTCAGTAACTATGTTATCGATTTGATAATCAGTTATGTTATTTATAGCCTTTGTGGCTCCATTTGCCTTAGAATCAGAAAGAAGTAAAGCATCATAAGCTTCAGATAATCTGTTATTTCCTTGTCCGAAATATCCGTTTTTCTGACCTCCATTGTTTTTCAAATAAGAATATATCCGCTCTTCAGGAGTCATATTAGCATACAACCCTGGGTCAGTCTTTTCTTCTTCGTATGATGCTGCAACGATATTGCTTCTATCTGTAGGAGATAATGAATTATACAATTTCAATAAATTGGCTTTACGATCTGTAGAATGAGATTTAAGTAACTCATAAGGAATATTAGCCAAGTTAATAGATCCTGTCTTACCCGTTCCAGAGTTAATAGCCGTAGGCCCGTCCATAGGAGCCATCGGTACTCTCATACCGCCTGCTCCTGTTGTGCCTGCGGATGAGCTTTCAGTTCCCATCTTGGAGCCGTAAGTACGCATGTATTCGGTTTCAATCTTGGCCTGAGCAAGTTGCTCTTTTGCCAACGATATTTCAACCATAGACTTAGCATTGTCAGTCAAAAACTTTTGCTGAGCCCTATCCTCTGCCAACCTTGCAAAATAAAGATCGTCTTTCTTCCTTTCAAAACTTGTATTGTCGTATCTCCATGCATCAGTCATCTTATCGAAAAGATTATTAGTAACAACAAAATTAGCAGCCGCTACCGGATCAGACGAAGCTATTATCATATCTGCCTCCCTCTTGGCTTCTGCTTTCTGATTTTTAGCTTCCTGTATCTGGCTGTCAATGCGATCAATAATATCTTTATTATCCCCCACTGATTTCTTTTTTGCTTCCAATGCTCCTATGTGCCTATCGTATCTTTCGACATAAGACCCAATGTATTGACTAACCAAATCCGGATTACTGAACACCGGATTGGTAGCTGCCATGTATGATGCTTCTATTCTCATCTGATTCCTCATGTTTTCAGATAAGTTAGCAGACACAAAATTCCTTATCTGGGAATCAGTAAGCTCATCTACGTTGACTTCTATGATTCCACCAGTAGGATTACCTTTAACATCATATTCTGTTGTCTGAATCTTCTTGCCTTCGTTGTTTTTCCTAAAATCACTGACCAGCTTATTTATCTCCTTAGTATAATCGACATAAGGAGAATAATGAAGACCTCCCAACCTTGATCCTGCTTTACCATCTGACCTCCATTTGTAATAAGGGTCCAAAGCATGCCATTCATTAATAGGAGAATAAAGTTCAGGATGATTCTGTTTTATAGATTCTATTTCCTTCATAACCCTCTTGCCTTCTTTTGTGCCGGCAATCGCGTTAATGACCGTATCATCTAACACCGAACTTATCTCTCCTTGTATGGCTCTCGTAACACCATCAGAAGAAAGATCCACGCCTTTGAATTTTTGATTGATGTTAGCAATCACACCTGACATCTTATCTTCCATATAAGCGCGGGCTTCAGGCTTATCTATCTCTTGACCCATAAGATAATCTACCTGGGTATAGATCTTTTCACGAGCAGCATCAACCTTCTGCTGTTTGTACATCATGACGTCCTTAACAAGATCTATGTTGTAAGGACTAACATACGGGGCATATTGCCTTAAAATACTATACTGTGAAGCCACTATTTGGTCCTCCTTCTTCTTTTAATTTCATCATCTTCTTCATTTAAACTTCTCAAGTAGGGTGTAGAATAATCACCCATATTCATCACATCCTGATTACCTTGAACGTAAATAATTTGACCACTTGGAAGCATTCTCATATTCGGAGCTATGGAAGCTATGGTATTCAACGATGTACGAACATTGAACTTATTCTGTATCTCACTGTTTATGCTGTCATAATAACGAGCAAGATTTTCATCCCTTATAGCCATAGCCTTCAATAACTCAGATTCATAACGTTGCCTTTCCACTATGTTCTTATCGTCTGTCTGAACATAAGCCATTTCATTGAATCTATCAGCTTCGTTTATTTGCCTTGCGTTATTGAAATTTACTTCGTTAATGTACTTGGCTATATTGCTTCCGGCTATGGCGTTCATATTAGCCAGAATAGCAGAGCGCTGGGAGTCGGGCACGTCACCTACTGCGTCCAACTGAGCCGATGTCGCGCGGTTGAGCTCGTTGATATACTGATCAGCAGATTGCAGAACCGGATCTATTCTCGGAGCCTGATGCCTTTCCAGGCCTTCTATCTCCAAGCCAGTGTCAAGGGTTCTTAGCATTTCCGGGAAGATAGGACCGAACGCCGCCGGTCTGTCCTGTCCTTTAGGTCCGTTGTCTTCAACCACCTCCTCTGTATCGGTGTCGGTTGCAGTCGTAGGCGTACTTGCTTTCGGTTTTACCTCTATCCCTCCAGGAGATCCAATCTTAGGCGGTGTAAGGCCTGGTGCTATGGGACCGGCCTCAATAGGCTTCATTTCTGGTTTAACAGACTCAAGAACGAAGTCTATTTCCGGCATTAACCCACTATCTCTTAAAGCAACAAACTTATTATAATCGGAGCCCAGAATCTTCTTAGCGGCATCAGATTTATCACCAAATAAGTCAACATAATTCTTTATCCCTTTTTCGTTTAACAATCTTTTTTGCTCTGCCGAAACAACGTCCAATCCATAATAAGAACGGGTGGCTGTTGTCTGACCAAACTTATCATCTACGGCAAATGAATTATAAGCCTGATTACCTCCGTAGCTTCCGGCATCCTGGCCCCAGAATCCGTACTCATCTCTGAATTTCTTGGCTGCATCAGCATTCGTGATAGCACCTACATCAGCTAACGCCCACAATGCATTTAATTGCCTGTTGTATCCTTTCTGGAAACCTTCTGTATCAAAATCACCATCCGTATTGTACTTGTTAGCCCATCGGTTTATGTCGAGCAAATTAGATACCGCCTTATCATTTACCCTGCCGTATCCTAAATTGCTTCTATGTTGGAGATTCTGGTTGGCATTGACACTGGAATCAGGATTAAGAATCTGCTCACGACCACTAACATCAGATACAGTCATATTAAGAGTTCGTCCAAATAACTGATTGATAAGCTTATTGTAGCCGATAGCATTCTTTCTAAGTTCCTCCAGCTCCTTCTGAGTAGGTCCACCTTCAGCCATTTTCCTGGTTTGCTTAACATACTCGTCATATATCCAGTTCTTAGCATCTGATTCTGCAATATTAAAAGCCTTAGCTTGTTTCTTTACCTGATTCAGATCAACAACCCCGCCATCCCTGAAAAAAGCATCCATCTTCTCGTTACGCTTAGATTCTTCCTGTTTGCCATAAACGATTTCAGCGAAAGAACGAAATTGTGCTTCAAGCTCGTCTATCTCTTTCTGGTTTTCATTGACGTACTTGGAAAGAATAGAAGCATTAAGATTAGATGTGTTTTTGTCTTTTACATCTTCATTTTTCTCTAATCTCTTATATACACGCTCCTGATCTTCGTACTTATCAGACAAACCAATCTTCTTCTTATATCGATCAAGGAGTGTAGCATACGTATCTTTTGACGTTGCCTTAATACCATAATTTTCTCTAACGTAAGAGGCAAACTCATCATCTATCTTACGATAATCGGAAACAATATAAGCCTCTGGCAAATCAACCGGAGTGCCACCATTTTCATGTCTGTTCCCTTTGGCTTCCATAGGCCCTACGGAGTCAGGAGTCAGCACGTACTCGCCTTTCTCTATCTCTACATTCGCAGCATCTTCCATAGACTTGGGAAGAGGATAAATATATTCGCCGGTCATATCAGACGTATCCATCTTCTGACCGTTACCTAAATTCACGCCACCACCTTCACGTTCCCACTTGATGAATTGCTGACGACGCTCCTTGGCAAGTTTTTCCCTCGCTGCCTGCTCGTCTCTGCTGGCTGCATACGCAGCAGATGAAGCTCCCATGATATTACGGGTAAGACCTAATCCTAAACTAACACCAGACAAGGCAGCTTGAGCCACATTAGCACCGACCTTATTACCGGCTCTTATCCGGCCAAGACTTGTACCGAACATTTGAGCTCTGCCGGTTAGATCGGGTGAATAATATGGGGTAGTCATAGGATCAAGAGGATTACCATCTTGGGAACGTTTTTCTTTAGAGGAATCAGCATCAACACCACCTACATTCATTGTATTATCAACGACTGATTTCTCTACGTTTTTAACCATACCCCTATTATCAGCGAGATATCCTGCATATCCTGCATCATTGTTTTCAAAAAACGGATCGGATGTAGGCATACTACTAAATGGATTTATCTCCCCCTCCTCTGTTTCTAAAATCACATCAGAAGGCATATATATATTCTGAATATCAGATTCACCCCATTTATTAACAGGCGTTCCATAATCAAGAATAGACTGAGTAGAGGATACATTAATATCCTGTTTCTTATCCTGAACACTACCGCCAGGAGCGAATATCGGACGATTTTTTATGATTCGTAATTTCATACTATCTTTTTTCACAAAGATAAGAGAAACGAACGAGAAAATCCAACGTTATGGGATACGTTTAAAAATCAGGGACGTATGACAGACAAACCGCCCGAATCAGGGTCGTACTTAAGACCGCATGCCCGGCGATAGTTCTTAAGCGCTCTCTTGTACAAAAACAGCACTGTCTTGGAAACTATTTTCTTCATAGATTTGGTTAAAACCTCTTCTGTTGAAACAGACATCAGACAGCTATTCAAAAACGACCTGACATTGGAACCGAACAAGATCTTCACCATTTTTCTAAACGTTCTAAAAAGATATGATGCAGAAAGAGACTTTAACCCATTGCGAACCAGTCTCTTATTCAAATACGAAACAGCCTTTTCAGATAGACAGAGCCTATTCTTTCCTTCGCTATCTACCTCTGATGAAAACCACGAATATAAAGTGGTAGGATGTTTCTTAAGGTGATTAATGAAGGAAGTCATTATCCCTTCTTTTAAAGCCCTTTTGTGGGCTACGCATGCAGCAATCTTCTCTTCTCTTTTTAAAGAGCTGTCAAGGCATCTAAACACCGTCCTATCGTATCCGATGAAATACTGAGGACGTTCTTCCTTGAACTTAGCCCGATAAGCGGCATATCCTTCCTTACGAAGCATATCTATCTGAGACCGGATATAGAACCTTACACACTTTTCTTCAGCCTCTTGCACGCTTTTAAGATAAGGAACTGACTTTCTTCCATATCGAAGATAGTCATAAACCATAGCCTCTATGAAGTCATTGTATGGGAAGAATCTTCCAAAACCAAAGTTCCAAACTATGAAACATCGCACTCTATCTTTCCAATAATCAGATATGAGAAAATTGCTACAATATCTCAACTTCCTGTCTTTCTGATAAAAATGATGAGTATGTTTGTCATAAAATAGATTAAAATATCTCAAATTGCCTAAACACTGACCGGCTGGACGGCGTACTACATTGTACCCTAAGTTGCTGAAGCTATTGTATATAACTTCTATCGGAGAGACCTGCTCTTTCTTAAAGAGCTTGTCGTGTAACTTGTGAGGATCTGTTATTTCTTTTAACTTTGTGTCCATATTAATGTTGTTTTAGTGCAAAGATATGGTTTTTCATCATACGCTCAAAGAAGAAAATGCACGGCCTTGTATCCGGTTTGAGAGAAATAGGATACAAGGTTTTTTGTTTTATGACGGTTTGGATAAGAGACGGGAAAACGACTCTAAACGTAACCTCCTGACCGTCAGTGGTGGGACAACAAATCTTGAATTAAAACTACGCCTATGAATAGTCTCCGTTTTCCTTAATATTAAGACCATTTTCAATGATCTTACCCATTATATCATTTATATTATTTTATATACTTTACCATTTATTCATATAATTGTTTACAGTGAATGAACTTAACGACCGAAGGGAGTTAAGTGAGTGAACAGATTAACAAATTACTTTTTCCGTCTATTGTATTGTTTGCCTAATTGTGTTAAAGGATTGAGTATCGTGACCGAAGGGAACGATGCGAAAGAACATATAACATTTAAAAAACGACTGAACCTATCGACTGAAAGGAGATAGGTGATGGAGTGACGTTAATAGTTATATTAGGTAGCCAGTGGAGAATTAGGCAGGCTGGTAGGCGAGACGGGCTCCCATGCCCGTCAGGACAGTGGAGGTACATAGGTCTGTTCTGTTAAACCAAGGCGATGATAGTTCCATCCTTCACGAAATCGCACAAAAAAGCCGGATTATCTTGATATCGTTCTTCAACCTTCGGTATCCGCATAACGAGTCTCAAATCCGGCTTCGCTTTATTAATATGAGAAATAAAATAATTGTTCTAATTGTCAGTGACGCCTTTAATGCGAAGCTGAATATTGGGAAGCACGGCGTTAATCAAAGCCATTTTCTTATCCTCTTCGCTTTCTTTTTGATTCTGTCTATACATCATATTATAATCACTGTCATCACCATCCTTTTTCCCGTCTAACGTCAGTAAATGATTTATGATGTCCTTACCATACGTTTCAGTCCATGTACGGAATCTCTCTTCCTCGGACTGTCCCTCCTGGGACGGGGCTTCTGGGTTAGGGAGGGCGGCTGCCACTTCTACCTCTGGAAGTGTTACCGATGCTGCTATTTCACCAGCATCTCCGAATCCCATTTGACCATACAAAGATACTGAATTTTCTTCAATTTCCAAACCAAGATTTTTAGCAACTTCCATAGCATAGTTATAACGGTCATCATTTCTTATAACACTCTTATGAGGACGCCCTGCTCCTTGGTTCCAAGCTACTACAGCATCTTTAAGGTTATCGGAGTTCATAAAGTCCTGCCGGCTGTAATTGTAATACCCTGGTCCTTCTTTTCCTTTTCTTGTGTATAAGAAATTAGAATATCCGGTCTTTCCTTCGTATTCGTCAGCTAAGAGCTCAAGTTGGTCTTTGAATGTGGGTGTAGAATGACCTTTCTTTTTGGCATGCTTGAATAGCTTATCCATGCGCTCATTATGCCATTGCTGTATGCCGTATGATGTTCTGTTGTCTCCGTATATGTCGTCTTTAAGACCGGATTCAGCCATGAGATTACCTATGATGGCAAGCGCCTGTATTTTAGACATGCCTCGCTTTCCAGTAAAGTATTCATATGCTTCACGCTGTTTGTCAATTACGCCACCTTCTTTTTTAATATTAGTATTGTACCTCTTTCCATTCCACGTAAATTCCTTAAGACCTCTTTTCCTGGCTTCTTTAAAGGCTTCGCCTCTTGTAGTGGAAATAGGGTCTTGTAATTCAAGATCGTTTTTTATACCAAGAATGGCATTAATAATATTATCATCCTTTTTATCATCATCATCTAATTTATCAACATTATTCGAAACGTAAGATTGGCTTATCAAGTTTGATACGCTCTTTCTGTTTTTATAAGTTCCTTCTTTATCTGATGGAGCTTCAAAAGCATATACAAGTGGATACGAATAATCCGTATCTGGATCTTCTGACATAAATTCGTTTACTGCATGAATAGCTTTTTTGTATTTAATATCTTTTATACTATACTTCCCAGCATCTTGAACATGATCATAAAATCTGTCTATCATGTAGTTGATATATCCACGCTTATCGCTCTTAAATCTTTCTTTATCTCTTTCAAACTCTTTTGGCGGATATCTTTTATAATATTCTTGAAAAAGTCCCCTAAATTTTCCATCCTCAGATACAGCGTAGGGGTTTCCACCAGATTCTTCAATAATATTTCCAAGTACGGCTTCTATCTGGCGTTGATTAAAACCTTTGTCATATAAAGCATCATAGATCATATTCATCCCTTCTACGTCCATAGTGCGATGTTTACCTTTACCTACACGCTTCATATTCTCATATTTGAATTTAAATAAATCCCAATCTATTTCTGGCTTAGAAGACTCCCCTCCTTGTTTTTTGGATCTTATCTCCATCCTTTTATCCAAATCATTCTTGGAATCAATAATGGATCTAAACAGGATCTTGTTTGGATCGCTCTCTTCGTATGGGATTTTATCTTCCACATAATCCCTGATTTCAAAAGGATATCCTATTGCATCAAGAGTCTTAGTAACAATCCCTACTTTAATAGGTTGATCATTCCTATAAAAATCATACTTATCTTTCACAACCATCCTACCTCTATCATCACGGTACATGGTAAAACTTGATAAGCCTGACAAATCATTTAAATCTCCGTAAGCATCCGGTATAAAATTATATTCGTTAAATACCTGATGTTCCCCGGTTCTGGCTTTTTTTAAGAGATCTATACCCTCTTCTACCATTCCAAGTTTCCTACTTGTTACATCCCTTAACTCCTCCAAATCAGATACGTCCTTGCCTGCAACTTTTCCATCAATTATCTTATTATCTAAGGAATCAAGCTCCTTTCCATATTTTTTAGCCATTTTCTCCCACCCACCATTTATCCTGTCAGATATAATGGATTTGATATTGTCTGGTATTCTAACAATCCCGTTTTCCTCTTTCAGGTTATTTGGTTGGTTTAAGAATCTAAACCAAAGATTTTGACTAAAATCATCTACATTGGCTTTCGGAACATCTTGACCAAAAAATTCCATTATTTTGGTTTTTAATCCTCTTTCGTTAGCATACACATCAGGTGTTATATTAGATGCCAGATATTCTCTAAGTTTTACAAACGGACCAATTTTATTCCATAATGTTTTTGGTTGTTTGTCCTTTACATAATTTTTAATTTTCTTTGCCATCTTTTTCTTCCTCTAAGAATCCAAACATTTCACCTGCGCAATTACCAACAAATCCGGCTATGTAAGCTGCGTGTTCATCTTCTCCCACCTTAAAGCCAAGAGACATATTACAATGTTGGCATACCGACATAGCTGCATGAAATGATTCATGACATATGTTTCGCATAGTCATCTTATTCTCACTTTGAAAGTTCCATAATAACTTAAAAGCTCTATCATCCCCCTTATCACGAACAAGATTCAAGAAAGAGGCTTTTGAATCTAAATCGCCTTCATCTCCCCATTCTCCTTCATGATCCAATTCTGCATTCTCAAAACGATCACACAATGTTTTGTAATCTAACCCTATGGTGATAATCAACTTTAGTGGATATATCACAAAATCAAATTCTTTTTCTTTCATTCTTTTTTTTCAACAAATGTAAACAAAATAGCCGAAGAATGCCACCATTCATTCTCCGGCTTGTTATGATAAATCTCTTCTTATGAAAACAGTACGAATGTAAGATTTAAATCTTAATCTTCTTAATTTCATCAATCATATTCTTATATCCGCAGAACTTGCTGTTAATAACATCGAAAATAGATTCTGACCAGCCAGCTATGTTCAAGATATTAGATCCTCTGTAAAACATCTCACTTCCATATCCTTGAATAGAAATAGAAACGATCTTGCAATTTGGATTTACTTTCTTGAACTCTTTCAAAAGTTCGGCGAATTTGCCATATCCATAACTGGAGCTTTTCTCCCATACAACAGATTCACCGTCTCCTATCTGCATATCTGAAATAATGTACAAATTATCTACCTTGATCTTATCTTTAACGCACTTTTCCAAGAATGCAAAAAGACCGTTTTCGGTGGAACCACCGCAGTCTCCTCCGGCAGTAAAAGATTTTTTGTTATTCCATAAAACACCTTTACTTCTATCATATTCGTAATTGATAAGTTTGTCACCAAACATGCCAATAAATACGTCAGGAAGCACAGATGCGATCATACAGCCAAATAAGTTACCAATGACAGCCGTATTTGTTTTGCTAAAGGCAGACACTTCAGAAGATCCTCCCATATCTCCACGTACAGAGCCAGAGTGGTCAATCAGGATAGCCGACCGCCCCTCCAATACCGGCAGGTTCTTGCAGGAGATGGTTATGGCTTTCTCCAACGCATCTAAAATCTTATATTTATTACGCGCTGTTAATTTAGCACGTTTTTTATCCGACTCAAATACAATATCATTTTCGGAACCATCAGTGCCTATATTTTCAACCTCTTTGAAAGCTGAAGCAAAACGGAAAGGAAGCATCTTAGAATTAAGTACCTTCTCTTCTATTGTAAGCTGCCTACAAACTTCATCTATTTGATCAGGCGCGTATTTGATTATGTTTACAAGGTTACGAACCATATTAAAAATAGGCATACCTTTTACATTGGAAACCACGTCCCGAATAGCGTCACCTAAAGCTTCTTTCTTTTCCTTATTGTCTTTCTTATCCTGACCGGCCTTAGACATCTCTTTTTCAAGAATCTTGCTTTCGTATAATCCAGACAAAGATCGACCTTCTATAAGGTACTGGAAAGCTGTTTTGTTAACCTGATTGCCTTTAGGGTGAAATAAGTTTACGAGGTCAACCATAGTAATGACCCTACTGTCCATCTTGTACTTGTCAATCCGATACGGATCAAGACCTTCCAAAGCCGTCTTAAATCCTTTCTTAATAGCGCTGGATATACCTCTTAACTTCTTTGGATTTTTGTCGTTAAGAGCCGCATAACAGCCAAGGATTTCGCTCATATCATCAGGACGCATAACGATCTTATTATAGAACCTTGAAGCCCATTCCTTACCCGATGCTTTGCTGGCAAGGACAGAAGCCATAAGATGCGTTACTGACCTAAGCTTTCCTTCTTTCCTGACATACAATGCTGTTTGTGCTGCGAAATACGGATCTACTTGATCCATAAGGCTCTTAATTCTTTCTACTTTATCTTTTTCTTTCTCATAATAAGAATCAGATAACATGGTAGTCATTACCGTAGATACCAACTCTTCTTCTGCGTTAGGCTTATACGCCTTCTCTCCCATGTGATTCACGATCGTAGGTTTAACACCTTCATCCTTTTTGTTAAACTTTCCCATTTGTTGTTTTCTTTAAAATATTATACAAAAAAAGCAGTGATATTACTACCACTGCTTGAAAAAAAATATATCAAAATGAATACTCAATGAGGGAAAAGCTGAAGTTAGTGTAAACAATGAAATAATGGATTTGAACCATCGACCTATACTTTAAAAGAGTATCGCTCTATCCATCTGAGCTAAATTCGAAGTAACTAACCCCATCACCACTCATTAGTTTTTATATATTTCAAACAGAGGAAAAGCGGAGCCGGATCTAAAATGAAAATATTGGATTCGAACCAATGAAAAACTTTTTTACCTAAAGCCGTGTTAGCCACTACACTAATTTTCGAAGTAACCGAACTCCTCACCATCCGTATATGTTGTTAAAACAGGGATAATTTGGAAGGTGTTTGAAAGGAGGTTTTAATCTACCAACTGATCTAATCTTTCTTGCATGAAAAATACAGGACTCGAACCTGTGACACAAACCGAAGTATCACCTTCCATCACCACTGTCTTATATTATAATCTCTCTTGATTACGATGCAAATATAGACACTAAAATATGATTTACAAATTAAAATGATTTAAAATGTATTAATTTGAATAAATTATTTTAGAGTCATAATTGGATTACCCCATCTCTTTTTCCACTCTTTACCTAAATACATTCTTAATTCTTCGAATGAATGAACAAACTCTCCATCGATTATAGCTCCAACTGCATTCTCTATTGATATTATTTCATTTAACTCATTCTTCGTTGCAAAATTTCTAATCCCATCTTCATGTTTATTAAAAACAATAAAATTTATGGCTTTGGCTACTATTTTTATCTTATCAGATAATTCGCTTTTGTTTTTTATTAAAGAGGAAACAGATTTGCACATCTTAATGTAAGCTTCACCAGCTATATTTCTATTTTCTATAAAATTGTCGGTAAGCCATAATATAACCTTAGCATATATTTCAGGATCTAACTCTAAGGCTATCATAACGAAAAAATACGGATTAACAAACCATTTTTGATCTTTTCCTTTTCCTCTCCTGTATGCCATCCCGTATTTCTTCAAATCAGTTAATTTACTTATATTCAATGAATTATCTTTGAGTGTACGATATCGTACAGTACAAGTCAATTCATTGATATTCAATTCTTTAATTAATGCATTCATTTTCTCTTGAAAAGACGACGTAGACATTAAATGGTCGAGTCTTTTAGGCTCCAACCCCATAGCCGCTCTTTTCTGTGACAATACATCCATAACCTCTGTTATACACACAAAACCATCTTTTGACATAACAGAAATGTTTCTACCTAATAATTCTCTACTTTCTGATTGTAATAATACGTTACTTTTCATAATTTTACACCGTTTTATTGTTAATAAATAAGCGCCTACCTGTCCGCGATGGATCGATAGGCGCTACAAATATATTCAACTATTATTAAATCACAAAATAAAAACTACTTATTTTCAACTTGTTAAATATTGTAATTTATCTATTCTTAATCTTATCTTCAGAAATCAACCACTGGAATATGATTTTCCGGTTACTAATTACTTTCTTTATCCTCATCAGCATCCAACTTCCCCTTAACCTATCCAGCCATGACCGTCTGAAATTAAGAGCATCAGGATTAACTGACTTATTTATATCGTTATCGTCCTTGATCCAGATAGGTGTTTCAGATCGGTCATCGTCAACCCTGTTGAAGAAGTCATTTAACTTATGTCTTCTATATACCTCAGTATCCAGGACCTCAGTATGGTCACCTACGATCTTCGGATATGATATACGTTGTGCTAAATTATTCTTTTCTTCTGGAACAAGATGAATTTCGCCTGAGTTGTTTGTGTCGTTGTAGATAGTTATCGTATCTAAACCTACTTTCCTGTCAAGAGTGTAATTCACATCATCTACGTATTTCCTTGCATCAAGCTCGTATTCTACAGAAGCCAGCGTAGAACCGTTATATTTCTCTTTTATCGGCACTTCTAATATAAATGGATATGTTGCTCCGTAAAATGTCTGAAAGCTCTTATTCGTCAGCAAATGGCTCCATAAGCCACCTTCTTCATCCGATGCCGGGAAGTTTATTCCTGTCTGGAAATATTGTTGCTGTTCTATATAATAGTCAGGACAGAATGAATAATACGATATCCATTCCTGCTTCAAGCACGAATATCCGATAGTGAACGACACGTCCTTGAAATACTGTTCGTCTTTTAAAGATATTTCCTTATCGTTTGACAGCACCTCTGTTTCATTGTACAAGAACCTTCCACCATCGTATTTATAATATGCCGGGTTCTTAACAGGTATATAATCTTTTTTCGTGATAAGTACTCTCTTATACCTGTTATCCCATCCAAGAGACAGACCAAGACCGATAAATTTATTGTCTGTATCTTCTTCTGTCATCTCTGTACCGGTTAAGATATTAGTTATTCCGTATCTAAGAATCTTAAACGGAAGATGACGCTTAAGCCAATGTCTGATACCTACACTAAGTTCCTTAAGATTACGTCCATTAGGATCGGTCATAAACACCTGTGCTCTTTTAGTATCTACCCAGAAGTGACCAAATTCTGAACTAATTATTTCAGTGCTCTGGGTTCCAGAATAACCGAGGTCGGTCGTGTTGTACTCCAGAGGCCGGGACGCGAACAGACCGCCGGTGCCCATCTCAGCCTGCCCTGGGGAGGTGCGCTCCTTGATTACGTCTATGGCGTTATGGAGTGAAACCTGATCCTCGAACCTAACAAGAATCTGATCGGATTCAATACGCTTCATGTGAATAAGCTTCCCGTTGTTGGTTGGGAACTCATGATAGTCCATAGGCTTGTACGTTAGCCACGGATCTGTTTGACTGTTTTCAGATACGTCAGCCCTACTCCATATAACACCATTAGGTCGCTGGTAAGCACAATCATAAAAACGACGTTCGTATGTTGCCGGCAATACATTAGGTGTCAATGTCATTCTTGATGAATAGATAGGACTTATCTTGTAATCATTGTCCCTATGGATAGATACGTTCTTTTCTTGTGTCCACCAGGCAAAATCACCATGAGCCGGATAAAACCATTCATGAGGCTCTACTCCTTCTAATCGGAAATTGCAGTTTATTTCCGATTCTACGAGGAATTGAGGAATACCATAAGACCACAGATAGAATCTACCATCCACGTATTTCTTAGCCTCGTTCTCGCCATTTAAATTATACAAACTTTTTCTGTTTGGATAAAAAGAATACGTTCCTTTGCTTGATGATGTCCAGCTATTAAAACGTTCGTTGTCAGTATGCTCAAGCATATCTTCTCCAGTATCGTAATTAACGAAATACTTGGGAAATCCGACATTTCGGTAATCATTGTAAGCAAATGGTATCATATCCCCTATACCAAAAGCAGTATTATAAAAAAATGGGAATTTCCGTTTCATGGAAAACCTCGATATGTAGGTGTCACCGCCAAACAGCGGTTGTTTCCCTCCTTGGAAGAATCCATATCCTCCGACTGATATCCATTTGATGTCTTCTATAGCTCCATACTGATCGGGCCTGTACCGCATAAGCTTCATATATGGAGAACAGATATAAGACAACATCTTCGTTCTTTCAAAAGATTCTTTAGATCCAGCATCAGAAGCCATGATAACAGGGTCATGGATACGACTTGTATCATATACCTGGGCCTGCATAGGATACGATACAAGATACTTTGAATTTAAGATGCTTGTATCAGGATCCTTTTCTCCCGGATCTCCAAAAGACAAGAACATGGAGGATTCTCTATCTATGTTATTTATAAACAAGAAATCTTTTGAAGCGTTTTGGTTATCATCACCCACATCTTCTCCAGTAACCCAAGATGATGTCGTAGACGGGTCGGATATGGGGTACATACCTGATTTAAGACTCTTGGTGTTAGCCAATCCCCTTAATCTGTTTTGCTCGTATGGAGCCGTATCATCGAAGCCCATCATGCTATTGTAGTAACCTACAGACGTGTAATAAAAAGCATGGTTTCTTCTTGGGCCATTGTTTATGAATGTCGTGAGCCAATCATATCTATACTTACCATACAATACCGGTCTTTTAGCAAGCGTATCAGATATGGTGGCAATCATTGAAGCGAATATCATTGCCATATTGATATTACCTATCACACCTACATACGCAGACGTAGAACGGTTCATAAGCTCTTCCGCTATCTGATAAGCTATGGTGGCCGTAGATTCGATGTTAGCCAACGTAGCCGCCATCTTATATGATTGTTTCCCTAAGATAGTCCATTTGGGATGATCTTCAACCTCATCAAAGTTTCCTACAGACATTCCCCTTATAAAACCTTCTATAGCCACCTCCGTAGGGGTTTCAGGCTTATTGAAATAAATATCAGGAGAACTAAATGCATACCACACGTTTCCTCTTCTGAAAAATGGGTGGGTTATAAACGATACCCTTTTTTCAGTTGCGTAATTAAAAGAGTCATCCGATAAATCATTATACGGATAATTAGGATACAGATTAAGATTCGAGTTTTGACCGGAATACCTGTACATGTCGTAAGCTATTCCGGTGGCTATAACAGAACGGTTAAGGCGTCTGTCACCTCTATATATTTCATATCCTGTAACCATATCTCGCTGCTCTTTGGTTATCAATCCGGAATCTACAGCAAAATCAAGGAAGACGTTAATCATATCCTCGTCTACTAATATTCCTATAGGATAAATATCGGAAGGAACATCATAAGACCTAACATCCCGGTTCATGAAAAGCATGTGATCGTTGTCCGGGAACTTATAATGCCGAATAGGTTGTTGGCAAAAGACGGTACTGGTATCTACCGTACCATATTTATGACCTTTAAAAGACATCATCCCCTTATCATCCGTAGAGGGGGAACCGTAGTATTCAGTAAGCTTGGATACGATATTGTCGTATGCTTTTTTGGAATTGCCTTCATAACCATGATCACTTATCTTAACCTTACTACTGTCGTACAGTTCAAAATTAGCAGGATACTTCTCAGACGATTCCCAGTAAGCGAAATCACCGTACTTATATTTCCTTGGAGCACAGTTTATGGGGCGATCCCCGCATATCGTACACTGGCTGGCGTATTCTACAGTAGCCCTTAACGATATTTCTTTGGCTCGTACATTTATCCGGTCTATTTCCTTTTCTCTGATACCAAAAATATATGGGTATATAGTTTTACCAAGGACGTAAGATGTGCCTACCAAACCTCTTGACGGATTCTTGCTATGTTCTTCTTCTCCATCGTCTTTAACCTTACAGAAATCAATCTGTCGGACGGTAAAAATCCAAGGGCATGATACTATAGGGCAGTCTATGGCTACATACAATCCATCAGGGTACTTATCGAAGAAAGATTCGCCTATGTGCCCAAAGTAAGGACGGGATGCTCCAACAATAACATAATTATCGCCTTCATCCATGACCTTCTCCCAATCAAAGTTGAGATCATCCTTATCTATCTTCCTATTGCTTCCTTTGTATCTTGGATCTAATGATTTCCAAAAAGAAAGACGGACATATTGTGTGGACACAGCATCCATAAGACCATCTATCTTCCCCAAAGATTCCAGATAAAGAACTTTGTCCTTGGCCGGGAAATCAGGATCATCCCATTCTTCAGGTCTTGTAATATGAAGGAAACGGGCGTTACGAAGCACGCATTTCGTAAACCTCCATACCAATAACTCTGATGTAAACATCGTAGAACCTTTAACATCTTCAGGAATAAGAGTACCTACGTTATTGTCAGCCAAATTAGCATAAGAATCCCATGTCCATCCATCTCCGTAATCTCCTTCTGGTACGTAACCGGTATCAAGGAAATTATATGAATAATCATCTATCTTTTTCTCTATCTCAGGCCAGGTGTCCCTTATCAGGGCTCCAGGCGCTATCCTTGACCTGTAGGCGTCGTTGTGGATAGTACTCGAAGAACGTCCGGCCCTCCAGTCCGGAAGACAGTGGTTGCTATCTGGGAAACAAACCTTACTTTCTCCTTTATCATCATTCCACACATCATTCATAAGAAGGTATGCTCCAAGAAGTGTAGAAGATGACTGGAATGAGTTATAATCGCTTCTGGCAACAGTAGGATTAAGACAAGGCTCTTCTATAAAACATCCGCAAGTACACGGCATAGAATCCAGAACATAAATAGCTTCGGCTATAGACTGTAATATAACAGACGGTTGTAACAGAGAATCGTACACAGCGCACGCCTTGGTCCCGTCATCACCCGACCAGTATCCAGCCCAATGACCGCCATCTTCGTCATCGGCAAAGAAATACTTATCCATGAACTCTATCATCTGTTCCTGTAGTTCCCAGTTAAATAGCACAGAATACTTGTCTTGCTTTTCACCGCCGGTAGTATATAGGTAGTCGGTGGATACGTGCTCCATATCCTCAAGATCCTTATACGTATATTCTTCACGGAAACCCACAATACGATCTACCGGAGCTGTAATAAGCGAATACTGGCGATGCGCATCAGTACACTCGGCTCCAAACTCAGGAGCCTCGATACCATCTATAGCTTCTTTTTGTTCCTCCGTATTAGGATCGTCAGGGTCTCCGTAGCTGTTGAATATATCGCATATTTCGTTGGCAGCAGCATTATTAGGTTCTTCTGTAGCGGTATTACATGCGATGTCTTTTATATTAGATGAAAAATAATTAATCACCTCATCTATTATAATCTGACTTCTGAATGTAAAACTAACGTTCGTATAAGTTTTAAAATCATTTTGCAATGTTATGGTTTGACCGATAGTAGCCGGATTCTTACATTCTTCTTGTCCTGTTTCTTCATTATCGAAATCCTTCGGGTCTCCTGCCGTATTATAATACTGCCACTTGAATTTACGCTCTTGCCCTGAGCAAGGAGGAGCATATTGGTTTATGGACTTATATACCCTATCGGTATCCTTATTTTCTATTTCTGCCGCAGCATCTTTATAAGGGGGAGGTATTAACACAAATGCCGGAGTTTTATAACCGTTGGAGCACTTAAAAGAAATCGCAAACGGATACACTTCATTTCTCATATACCCCACATACAACGAACAGGCATTACCATCCTTATACAGATCTTCGTGGGCTACCGATGCCTGCCATTGAAGGAAGTGTCCCATGAGGGAAACTACAGGCTGTAAATTCCATTCTTTTTCCGCCGTAAGACCATATTGAAGAAGACGATTCCCGACAGCCACAATCCCCCTTGATGTGTTATACACAGGTTTTTTTAAGGATATGTGTTCGAATGTAGTACGTTTGTTATTAAGATCCGAATAATACAATATAGTCTTTTCTGATACAGGATGAATACCTTCTACAAAATAGTCAACAACCGGTTGGGTTTCTCCGTTGTATCCTACTGTGTTTTGAATGATAACAACCTTAAAATATTCAACTTGACGATCTATGTTAGATACGACAAACCTAATACCTAAATTAGTGCGTTCTCCCCATTTTCCATCTTTTTGAGTAATATACTGTTCATCGAATATAGGTACAGGATTAGTAGGATTAGAATAACTTCCAAGTTCGTTTCCAAACTCGTCACAAGGAGCCACAGTAGCCTGGTAGACGCCTGAGCGCAGACTGCCCCCGTACTCTATCTGAGCCGGCTCTATGCACATGGGTTTGAGTAGCGGAAACACCCTAAGTTTCTCACATGCCAGAAAACAACCATTCTCCTGCATGAACTTTCTCCTATCGTATTCTTTATCGCATATCTTATACCCATGATAATGATACCAAATATCTCCTTCATCATCCGCCGTCAGAGCCTTGTCTACAATAACATACCTGGGAGGATTATAATCGTCAGTCCAGTAAATACATTTCCCACATTTCTCTGTCTTTATTTCTATGGTTTTTATAGGATGATAGATAGAGAACTTAAGGCACGGATCTTGATCGTTGTCTTCCAGCAAGGTCTTCATGCCAGAACACAACGACTCCGATCCTTCTACCATAGATTCTATATCAGAATCGGATAAGATACTTGTATCGGATTCAGGCTTGAAATAAGTTATTTTAGATACGCCTGTTTCAGGATTTGTTATAAAAAAATAGATATTGCCTGAAGTAAGATCATTCTTGTAACCAATAACTTTAAACCCATCGAAATCAATGCATTTAAGATTACTGTGCTCGTTAGATCTCATTCCAACATTACCATCCTCGGATTCGATGTTGGCATTCAAGGCAAACGTATAATGCTGATCCGTAAGACTCGACGGATGCAGATCGCGGTTCATACCTGTTTGAGGAACCGCTATGTTTCTGTTATCTTCTGCTGCCATTTTATAACTGTTTGTCACAAAGATAGCAAAAGAGATTTAATCATGGATTTCTAAAGTAGGTGAAGAAAAGAAATACATTTTCAGTCTCCTACTTTATCGACCACACCTACATAAAAATCGGGGATAGGATTATCATTGAAATTTCTTATTTGAATATCAATAGGTGATTATATACCACTTTACACCAGAAATGTAAAATAGTATATATTTATACAGAAATACGTACCGGGTTCCACCAAAACCCTCTACCTTCTGGTAACATCGTTACATCAAAGGATTCTTTTTCTGATTTTCTAATGATGTTAAAAGCACCATTGATATCAGCATTAATAGTCCTACCAAACGAGGTTTTAAACAATCCTCGTTTGGTCCTTCTTCCTTTGTAAGATTCATGTTTACAAATCCGTTCATTATCCAAAAAGCTACATTTTGAAGTATAAGATTCTTCAACAATCTTAACATTAATACCTTCTAATGTTGCTTTATAAGATATCATTGAGATAAATACATTAAAAGGAATAGATACAAAGTTCTGATTATTTCGTTTTCCGATATTGATCTCTTGTTTCCAGCATTTGTTATGACCGATTATGATCGTATTAATACCATTGGAAACTACGTGATTAACCAATATCCTACTTGCCTTGTGAAGATAATCTTTGATCTTATTATTCCTTTTGTTAGTTAATGACCTAATTTGTTTTGAAGTATGTTTATTATCTTTTAATTTAGATTTTAAGAATGCTAATCTTTTATTATAATATTGGTTGATAGACTTTAGTGGTCTACCATTGATGATAAAACAAGAACCGTTGTTTGAAACACAAGATGCTAAATTATCTAATCCTATGTCGATACCAAGATAGTTCCCATTATCGGACATAAGATCTTTTTCCTTCTTATTGTAAACTATTTCAAGAACAATATATCCATTCTTAGGAACGAATCTAAGTTGTTGAATATTTTGTTTATTGGTTCTTGTGGTAAAGGAAAACTGTTTAGGTAACTTAACAATACCTTGTTTTATCCATTTTTGAGAAAAAGATGCGGTCGTAAAAACAGCAGGAAACAAACCGTCTTTGTTAAGATACTTAGGCATTCTAACAAATTCGGAATACTCACCTCTATTCTTTTTATTAAAGAGATTGAAGAAAGATTTAAAGTTCCTATCAACCATCATCAACACCTGTTGAGCAACCGGTGCTGGTAAAGCACGATAGTCAACATCATTTTCTGTTTTCAACACTCTTTCGAGAGAATAATAGTTGAGGTATTTATACTTTACAGTATTATCATTCTTGTATTGAAAGTAGTGTTGTCTAACAACATACAACCCTTTATTGTATAAGTTTTTACACTTATGCAATAGGTCTTGAAGCTCATTGTAATATATTGAACTTTGTTTGATTATATGTTGTTCAACTAATCTCATGACACAAATATAGGAATTATTATTTATATATAAAAAAACAATTTCCTATATTTGTGGTGTAAAGTTGTATATAATCACCCTACAATATTATCCCATTGAAATTGACTCCCTTCCATTACAGGAGAGAAACAATTACCCATCACCATATTAACATTTTCAAATCTTCGTCTCATAACATTTACTTACGATTTATATTTTTTACCCCTAATTAACACAGTACCATCACCGCCGGTTCCTTCCGAGCCGCATCCGCCTCCTCCGTAACCACCACTTTTTCTGTTTCCTCTTCCGATTCCACATCCTTCATCATAATCGGATTCACCTCCCATACCACCATCTCTATTTCTATCAGCTCCACCACCTCCGGCATTTCTTTTACCCGTCGGTTCTCCAAAATCTCTGGTTGTATATCCTTGACCTTTTCCTCCTCCATATTTCGTTCCAGGTGGGTGATATATCCCATTACCGTCTGTTATTCCAGGGGCATCAGATCCATCCGATCCAGCGTAAAACTCATCACCTAATTGATCTACAGATCCTCCACTTCCACCATTTCCTCCAGTATAAGGACCACCTGTTGAGTTTTCTCCGTTAAGAAGACCATTACCAGAAGGATTTCCACCATCTGCTCTGTAAGATGAGTTCATAAATTGAGAGAATCCTCCCTTCTCAGGATAGCCATAATACAGACCTGCTCCACCTTTTCCTACTATGATATTAATTTCTTGACCTGGTGTTACAGATATTTGAGAACCTTGTTTTATTCCTATATTGTTTCTTTTGTAGGTCTTGGTATATCCACTTCCGGCGCCAGAACCGTTTCCACTTCCACCACCTCCACCAACAAGAAAAACATCCACCTCGGTACAACCACCAGGGACTACCCATGTGTAATTGCCGGCCGGATAAAACCTTATAAGAAAGTCTTCAAGTTCCCTGTGTTTATATTCGAACCTCCTCCTCATAATTTACACAAATATATAGAAAGAATCATTGTGATATATACTACTCTCTGTTGCAGAAGTAATACAATCAACATCTTCATCTGCATTATTAATAAGATCTCTCATTCCATCGTATCTATTAGAAAACATAAAAACGTACCTCTGGTCATTTATCTGAAACTTGTATATAATACCCTGTTGTTCACTTGCAGGATACGGGTCAAATCTAATCCATATTGTCATTGGTTCGTAACCGGTAGAAGTGCTTGAAAACGAAAAAGAAACTGAACTATGAGTATGAATATTAAAGGCTGTTCCTTCTCTAAGTTGATTCAATACGCTATTTATCTTATCCTGGCTAATTGTATCGGATTTGATTTTATTCATTAAATTAAATAACCTGATCCTATCTCCAGGCTCGATTTCTGTTTTTACACAATGATAAATAGCTCCATTACCAGATCTCTGTTCCTCAAAATATCTTCTCCTACTCATAATGATACTCCTTCCTATAATAACCGAGGAAACTAAACCCTTCCGACTCCTTCCTCAAAACATCATGCCGATTCCAATACTTTTCTAAGTCGAAAGCCTCTCTTTCGAATACGATATTATGATATGCCTTATCGTGATTGCGATATATGCACAACCTAATCAGGTACTCAATTAAATACCATGAATAGTATAAAAATATCGGAATAAGAGACAACCACAGCATCCACCATCCTGCATTACCGAATAAGAGACACAATCCTATTGTAAGCAATGATATAAACATACCAAAACAAAACATTGTATGATACTGATTGCAATGCGACTCTTCATGATATTCGGCCTTCAATGATATACTATCACGTTCGGTAAATACGGCTCCAAATAACATAATTGTTTTGTAGCCGTCAATGAACGTAAATAACTTAGCTATTTTTGATTTATAATATATTTTCATTTCCAAAAATAATTTTAAACCAATTACACAAAATCAAAAACTCAATAGGAGAATTAACTCCATCCCATTCCCATTTTTCGAGATAAGATCTTAACTTGCTTTTATCAACGTCTTCACCCCCTCTAAGAAAAACAAGATGCGGCATAAATAGCTTTCCCCCTTCCAGAGACTTATTAAACTTACTAACCAGCCTCTTTCTGAACTTAGGACCGTACCATGATTTTTCATTTGTGGATCCAAGACAATAATAAGAATTGTTTTTAACCTTAATACCAAACCATTTACATATGTATGGATGATATACTCTATCTGCTAAGAATATAAATGGCTTATACCATAGACAATGCCAGAATGTACTGCACTCGCCACCAAACTTCTTAAACGCCCATCTGAACCCTCCAGAGAAGTACCAATTGTTAGCCCCTCTCTTAACCTTAACTTTGTATTTAAGATTCTTGTTACGGTTGCTAACCCTATCCCACGGCTTGACCTTATCGGTATCCATATCAGGAAGGAATGTCCAATGATGAAGCAAGGCACTGTAATAAGGATTGTATATCTTGTGTCTGTTCCTAATAACGTACTCAAAAATATCGTATCCTACTTGCCTGGCTTCTTCAAATCCTTTTTCTGACAAGAAAGCTAATATAGGAGCCAGATTCCAGATCTGATCTTGTGAAGTGAATGGGGAGAAGCATGGATCTTCGTCTTTTAACTCTATACCATTAGTGTACCCGGAACTTATCTTGGTAAGACCGAATTTGCTTGCATCTTCGCTATGGATATCGTCTCTTAAGAAAAATCCTTTTTCGAATTTGAGATAAATACCTTTATTGCTATTAAAAAATAGATCATAGGTAGTATCAGCAAGACGAGTAAGCACCAGTATGGCATTACAGACATCATCTTCTGTCTTATTGCCGAGAATCATTTCCGTATATACAAACTGAAGATACTGGGCCAGGTTAATAGTTCCGTCGCCGACCCAGCCTACCCCGTTCTTCACCGACGACAGTGGGATGCACGAGGCCTGCTCTGTGTAGCTGGAATCATAAACGAAATCCCGGTAAAACACCTCCTTGATCTTATTGTATTTATTCCAAAGGCTTTCCATATCTTAACCTATAACAATAACACAATCACGCTTTTCCTTATTATAAACCATCGTACCCATCTTAGTGTACAAACCTTTTATATTTTGGTAATTGGTTTCCCCATGAGCTGAAACGTTGGTAGTGATGCTGTCGGAGTAAACTTCTTCACCGCCTTCGTTAATGAAGTTAAATCCTTGTTTAACCATCTCTCCTCCAAGGTAGGCTGTAAAAGACACAACGACATTTCCTCGTCCTCTATTCCCATACCAATTACCATAGATATCGGCATTGATATTAGGTTCCGACTCGTCCATGCCCGGCGCTGATAGCAAGGTCTTCATCTTAATAAGTGCCCCTTCGAGTCCTGACTGCATGTTATCACCACCATAGATAAGGTAATCACCTACCTGTTGTTGGGTAGTAGCCCACTGCTTGCTCCATCCAACGTACTTGTTATCCACATTTGATATGCCTGTATTGGTAAAACCGGTTGCAGTATCAAAATCGGAACCGTCTTCTGATTCCCATCCGTACCTAAGAACAAGATAATCGAACTCAGGAATTACAACGACCTGCTCGCCGGCAGCTTGTGTGATTGTAACGCTCTTACTCTCTCCACCAGCCGTTACCTTAGCTACGCCTCTACGATCTTCAGCTACCGGATTAGGGCCGGCTGTGAAGATAATATTTGCCGGTCCTACGCCTCTCATTTTGTCGGCAGTTACTATTTCGCTTGCACTAACTTCTAACATCTTATTTATTTTTTAATATTTCGAATACGTATATCCAACTCGACAAAAATACTATCGGGCAATACATTGTCTCTACCAAACTCGCATCTCCTTTAAATTGCCTGATTGACCAAACAATCATGGATGCGATAACACCAGACAAGTATATAAATAGAACTACTTCTGTCATACCAATTTAAGTATATTGTCAATTACAGGATACGCCTTAGTATATATCTCAAACTCAGCACGGCGCCGCCTAAGAGGTTCGTACATGCCTTTTAATGTCATACCCATCATCTTAAGTTCGGTCTTAGCATTTTTCAGCTTAACCAAATCTTGCTGTGCATACAACTTGAACAAATCGGCTGCCCCTTGTGCTTCTCCATTATACATCAGTTCCTCAAAGAATCTCATCTTTACAAAATTATCTACATAATCCAATACCAGACCTTGAGGCGTGTCTGGTATAATTATATTAGATTCTCCGTCGAAAGGAAGAGACCGGTACTGCATGTAAATAGGACCATCGAAATTGGCATACAGGAATCCGTTTACGATATTTATCTCATACGGACTATCCTTTATTACCTTATTCCGGCATTTACTTAAACAAGAATCACGAAGCATAGGCTTAGCAAGACCTAACATTACTGGCCGGTCATAATAGCAACGAACTTCATGATCGCGATCATGGGTGTTGATATAAAATTTTTCAACTATCACTTTCTCGCATTCGTCTTTACAACATTCATCGCAAGAACACCACCTATAACTTCTTTCGGTACGTTCTTTCCAAGCTATTGTATTTTGAAGTTCTGATATCACCTTGTCACCTTCCGGCACCTCATATCCTTTAAAATCGCATTTAAAAGCCAAAATAAGATCAAAGTAATCACCAGGCATACGGGCCTGCCCTCGCTTGACATCCACTACCGCTTCTTTGCGCATAGTAATATCGCCTCCAAACTTCTTCAGGGCAATTTCTATCCATTTGTAGATGGATACCTCATCTATCAGATCACGCTTGTCAAATGATCTTAAAGACGATTTTAACTCTATGATATAATTTTCGACTGTCATCTCTTAAAAAAATGGAGGACAGGAAACGAACCTGACCTCCACAAAGATATGAATAATATGTATAACGCCATATTTTGTGTTTTCAAAAGTTAGGATCTTCAAACTTGCCGTACTTCAAGAAAAGGCTCCTACACTTTTCCTTTATCCCCTTAAGTGTGACTTCATATCCGGCACCAGTCATGTAGATGGTTTGCTGATTAACTCTTTCCCCAGAATATTTGTCAACAAAATATGATCTGTAAACACCAAACTTATTTTTGACAATATCACTGTATAGCTCCCATCTACCCTGCCCATTTCTGAACATAAACTTGACTTCCTCAAGAAACAAACGAAGATTCTTTTCTGCGATGATGATTCCATTCTGCTCAAGCTTCTTCGCCACATCTCTGATTAGCCACATGTTTTCATGATCCACCTTCTTAAATGACTCAGAAAACTCTATATCCCCCTTCTTTTCTTCTAACGTATTTACAGCTATTTCTTTTTCCATTCTTTCTTGCTCCGCCCTTTTATGTTCAGCCAAAGCAATAGCTTCCGCTTGCTGAGCTCTACGATACTGCTTAGCCCATTCTTCGGCTGCTTCTGCCGGATCAGTAAAATTTGGAATAGAAACCAAGTTTGATGTTAAAAATTCTTTTATCTTCGAGTTACACCATAATCTAAAATCAGTATCCAACCATCTCGCAAAATCTATGGCGAGATCTTCAAACATCCATGTACCTCCTCCATTTTCAGGACTTCCAAGCATAGTTGTAACTATCTGATTCTCAGAAAGGTGGGAAAATCCCACCATTGACTTAATTAATTGATTTACAGACGGCAACCTTAGATACTCGGCAGGTTTCTTATTGAATGCTTTTGCCATCTGTGTGGCATTTAATAATATACCATAAGAAGTTTTTATAAAAGAAACATTATGGCCATTATAGCTAAAAATTTTAGATAATTTTACAGATAAATCCATTTCGTTGGATTCTGACGTCAAAATAATGTTACTACCCTTCGCATTGTTTTGAAAATTGTTTACCTTTGCCTCCATAGAGCTTTATTTGTATAAAGATATTTTGTTAGCATTATATCCGTCCGCTTGAGAAAGTAGACGGATATGCAAAAGTAGCGATTATCCTGTATCTACAAAGGGTGATCGCTACTTTTTTTCTACGACTTTCTGTGTCCTAATTCTTTATCTTCGAAAACTCTCTTAATCTGGAAGTCTTTAAACACCCTTCTTTTAGCAAGTATTTCATTGTACATAAATCGATATCTTCGTCCTTTATTCATTTTAACCCTTAACTTCTTTTTCAAGCTATCCTGTATTACAAAATGGTAATATCTTTTAGAGTCTGCGAAATCCATAGCCAGGTGGTTGTAGAGGTAGCCGTTGGTGCCGAGCCTGCTCACGATGTCCAGGTCCCGCCTGACGGTAAAGCGCTGGCCCGGTATAAGCACATGGCATAAGTAGCCCACGTTATCTACGTAAACACCAGCATCAGCTTCCACATAATGCTCTGATACGGTTTTCCATATAATAGACAACAGCCTTAAAACCTCTCCTCTATCTCTTATCATGCCTTTCTTAAAACCATTCTTTCTCTTCATAAGACGATGGTAGTAGGCTGCAAAATACGGTGATTGTATTGATGTTCTTTTCATGTTACTAAGTTATATAAAAATGGGTCTTGGTTTCACAACTAAGACCCAAATAAAGATAAATAATATTTTATTATTGAACAATTTGACTTTTCTGATTGGAATCAAGATTCGGATTTTCATCAATAGGAATCTGTAGCCTGAATGCTACTTCCTTTATCGTCTCTGCCACTACATACTCAATCAGCTTAATAGGGCAAATAAATTCGTATTCCCATTCAGATTCGCACCCTTTAGGTGTAGGATCGCAAGCCATTAACTCCAGCGCCTTCTTTCTTCTTGTTGTAAAGAACTCTACGTTAATAAGCTCTATATGGAAATCCGGTATATAAATATAGTCGTTTTCTACATAATAAAAAGGACGACGTTCTTTAACATATTTAGCATACGGTCTTTTTTGTTCATTGCGATACGACTTTATTTCAGCGAACTTAAAAAATATAGTGTTATCTACGTTAGTCACCTTAGTAATAGCCGGTCTGAGGGCAGAATAAAGAAGTCCTGGAAGCCTATGCTTTGAACGCATAAGTGTATTACACAACGCAAATTCGGCATCGCAGCAAACTATTTTATCAACTTCAATCATCTCCAGGCAAGTAACGTAAGTTAGGAGCCGGTGGTCGCCAAGTAACGTTCCGTCATCCCATCTCTGTGCTGTATAAGATTCGGCTTTAGTTCTACCGATATTCAATATCCATCTCCGACTAACATGCGAATCTTTGTCAAGGGCATGAATACCGTTTACAACTCTTGATACAAATTCACCATTGGTAATCATGCTCCCCTCCTTTCTTTTGCTCTTGATTCTCTTGATTTAGCATTCAAGATCCTCATATAAATCTCTCTTTCACTCATGCTGGATATGGTTTTTATGGCCTCATCCAACATAACTTTCGTATATAAAGGTTTAGGGAATCCCTTTATCTTAACCGGATCAGGAACCAACTTAGCCTTACGATATTCATAAAATCTTTTAGAAGTTACATTAAGATAAGAAACAGCCTCTTCTCCGGTATAGTACTTAGCCGGATTAGCAAGCTGCGTCCATGTCTCAAGATCGTTGGCTGTAAGATGATCGCATTCCCCGCTTAAAAACATCTCCTTTATCTTATCGCATACCGCCGCACCGCTTTTACGCAGCGTCTCTGTCAGAATTTCTTTCATTTTCAAAACATCCTGTTTTAAACCTTAAAACAATAGAGGCAATGATTATCAAAAGAGTAACAGCCATAACAGACCACACTACGATATTGTGTTCAATAGGCATCTCAATATTAACCGTAACCCATTCTACACAGATATTAAAAATCATGCTATAGATCAATAACCTATGCCATATACAAAACCTGAACATTCTTGAAAAAGCCAAGAGAAATAGGTCCCATGATAGAGGATGACCTAATATCGGATACAGCCAATTAGTGATACTAAAAGGATAAAACTCATCAAAAATGCTGGCTAACATAATAACCTGCATCAACACAGGATAATACTTCACAAACGTCACACAGACATTCCTCTGTCCTTTGCTAATAAACTTGTTGCTCATAATATGTTGTTGTTATGTTATTAAAATGGGGAAGGCGATCAGCACCTTCCCCTGGTTTTCAATCACTTTTTAGTGCTCGTCTTCTTTCTTTTCATCTTACCGCCAACACTACCGCCTTGACGCATTTTGGGTTTGTCCTTTTTATCAACTTCCCCACCCTGACGAGCTTTCTTTTTACAAGCCATGATACTAAAAATTTAAAATTGAATGATGTGCAATATTAATCATTTTTATTCTAATAGACAATACTTAAAACACAATATTATAATCTAAAATATTCAAGGGGAGAGAACTAAATTCCCTCCCCTTGCTAATTATGCTGGATTAAGATCCATTTGAGAATAAGCGTATTTCAAAGTACCATTTTCATCACCACACTCAGCTCCATCTACGATAAAGTTGTAAGAAGCAGGAGATTCATTATATACATTGAAAACACCACCTTTCTTGGAGATATTTTGTTTTTCATACTGCCTAACAGTAGCGGTCTTATACACTTTGCCTTCGTAAGACACGTTTATAGTTCGTATATACCATGTAGTATATCCATTCTCATCTCCAGAATGAACATATCCGGCTAATATTCCTCCATTAACGGCCCCGAAATACGAACAAGAGCTTCCGGATTGTCTTCTCTGGGTTGTTGTTCCGATGCTTATAGTAGCTCCAGATATCTCACGATAATTAGCATCCACCACCTTAATATCACAGGTGTAGATTCGGATATTTCCATTTTCATCACCAGTCCATTCGAATCCGGCAATACACTTACCGGCGCCAGGGTTATAAGAAACATTATCCCTCCTATATGTAGCCCAAGAGCCGTTTTTCAATGTAATATGCGCCGGAACAGGCTTAGCCTCTGCCTTGCCTTCTTGGTTGACTGTTATGTCAACAGTCTTCCCAGACTCATTTTGCTTCAATGTCACAGTGCCACTTCTGGAAGATGAAGAGCTGTTTGCGGATGAGATTATTACAAATGAATAATCATAACCTGACAAAACAGGACAACTTACTCCTGATGGTTTTTCTGTAACTTCTGTAACCCAACTTGGTTTAGATGATACAGCGTATCCTATCTTACTTCCATTCTTTTTACTTTTTAATTGAATACATAAATATGAGTTATTTGCACCTCCATTTGCATCGGCATTCCAAGTGCTTTGGTTGGTACTAAATTCGTAAGTAACTGCAACATCTTGTGTGATGCTAAGAGTAACAGTCTTTCCAGATTCATTTTGAACAAAAACAATGTCACCAGATCTGGAAGAAGATGTTGTATTGGCAGATAATGTCACCACAGCCTTCATGCTTTCAGATGTCTGGTCTCTGTAATCAACAGAACACCAAGAAGGTTTCGATTTAACAGAATATCCTATATATGAATCATTCTTAGTACTTATGATAACTTCTTCAATATCCTGAGATTCTCCAGTTACAGACCTTGACTTGCTCGTTCTTCCATCATGGAACTGAAATTCATATGGTGCATATCCGCAACTTCCAATAACATACTCTTCTTTAGTATCAGAATTTCCGCAATCATCGTAACGAATAAACTTAGTTTTGGTTCCATTACATCCATTTTCTTGCCAAGAACCGTAAGATCCGCAATTACAGCAATTTCTACAACTTACAGAATATTGACGATCTATGCTACCAGAGCAACTATCACGATAAGCATTGTACTGAGTATGACCTACGCAGTCTCCTGTTCCATAGTAAGACCAGTCAGTACAAGACTCTCCACCTCCATTAACCCATCTTGTGTCGTTATAAGAAGAAGAGCATGGATTGGTGTCACGTTGTTGCTTCTGAGACGTACACCCGTCACAACGGGTGCTTCCGGTATCCGACCAAGAAGGTGTTGTGCTATCAGGCAAGCAATCAGCATTCTTATTAGCTACTGCCTGACCTTGGGAATTTACAGCATCTTGAGCCTTCTTATTAGCATCAGCTTGACTGATATTGGACGTAAATGGACCACCCACTTCATCTTGGGTTACGGTAACAGAAGAACCATGCTGGCAGCTTCCACAATTGTTTCTGGTGAAAACCTTACTTGCCTTACCGGTCCAAGTACAAGTGCCCTGTGCGTCAGCAAGAGCCTGACCTTGGGCCTCAACGGCAGCCTGAGCCTTACTATTTGCGTCTTCTTGACTTACGGTAGACGTAAAAGGACCGCCGGTTACATCATCTTGGTCTATAGTAACCTCAGATCCGACACCTCCATCAGCACACTGTTTTGTAAATTGCTTGCTATATGTTCCGGTCCAGGTACATACCTTATCTCCACCTTCTACCCAGCGTTCATCTGCTCCACCATAACATTCGTTGGTATTGACTTGCTTCTTATAAGATTTACCTCCTTCACATTTGGTTTCAAGCGGTTCAGAATCTACCCATACAGGATCGGTGTTGTCCATTTCGCATGTCCCGTTCTTGTTAGCGTAAGCCTGACCTTGGGCTTCTACAGCTTCCTGAGCCAACCTATCTGCCTCTTCCTGGCTTTCATTAGAATAGAACGGTCCACCCACCATGTCTTGTGTTACGCTCATCGGAACGCCATGCTGACATGATCCGCAATTGTCTTTTGTAAACTGCTTGCTATATACGCCTACGAACCTACATTTACCTTTTTGGTTAGCAATAGCCTGCCCTTGAGCTTTAACGGCTTCCTTAGCCTTATTATCAGCATCCTCTTGACTTACGAAAGAAGTAAAAGGATTGCCTTCAACATCAGCTTCACTTACCTCTACTTCTGTTCCTGAATCCGGTATTTCACAGTCGTTCTTTTGGAACGTTTCTGAGTAATGACCGGTCCAGCTACAAACTTTGTTCCCACCATCTACCCAACGTTCTTGATTGTGGGTTTCAGAACATTCGTTGGTATCATGTTGCTTTTTCTGAGACTTACCTTCATTACATCTAAGTTCTTCCGGAACAACGTCTTCCCATACAGGATCGGTGCTAAGTGGCGTACAGTTGCCGTTTTTATTAACATAGGCCTGGCCTCCTTCTTCTACGATCCTACGAGCTTCTGCGTCTGCCGCATCCTGGCTTTCTGTAGACGTAACAGGACTACCATTAACCATTTCGGCCGTAACCTCCATTTCTACACCCTTATGGCAAGCTTCACATTCAGGAACGAATCTCTTGCTGTAATGACCGGTATAGACCGTCATATTCTCACAATTACCCTTACTGTTAGCAATAGCCTGTCCTTGTTCTTTGACAGCAGCTTTAGCCTTGTTATTAGCATCATCTTGACTCACGGTAGATGTGAAAGGAGCACCAACAACATCTTGTTCGGTTACAGTAATCTTAGACCCTACCTGACCTTCATTACAATCGTTTTTGGTAAATTCTTCACTGTATTTACCAGTCCACGTGCAATGTCCGTACCGGTTGGCTATGGCCTGGCCCTGCTGCTCGACGGCAGCCTGAGCGAGCGCGTTAGCCGCCTCCTGGCTTTCGTATGAAGTAAAAGGACCACCGGTTACATCATCTTGGTCTACTGTTACCTGCGAACCTACGCCTTCTCCGTCGCAATTGTCTTTTGTGAATACCTTGCTATATATACCAACAAATTGGTTTTTATCTATGCAAGTGCCTTTCTTATTTGCAAGATCCTGTTTCTGTTCTTCCATAGCAGCCTGAGCGAGCGCGTTAGCCGCCTCCTGGCTTTCCCTTGATACAAAAGCATCCGGGTATCCAGCAAGATCCTTTTCAGTTAAATCGACAAAGCTTCCGGTCTGAGATTCAGCATCGCAATCATTTTTCTGAACACGAGCCGAAGCCTTTCCGACGAAATAATTTGGATCAGTAACGCATTCTCCATTCAGGTTTGCCTGATCCTGACCATTTTTCTCTATATCATCAAGAGCTTTCTGATCAGCATCTTCTTGACTTACGTCTGATGTGTATTTACCGGCTTCTACCGTGTAAGTGTAAGGTGCTCCGATAAACCCATCTTCGCAGTCATTCTTATAAAATACTTTCGACTTCTCTACGTTATACCATAAATTGGTTTCACAGGTGCCATGCTCATTAGCATACCCTGGACCTTCAGCTTCCAAGGCTTCCAAAGCCTTCTGATTAGCATCTTCCTTAGAAACAGAAGAAGAGAAACGGCCGGCTTCTACAACGTACTCTACCATAGATCCAACTTCAGTTACCTCACAATCTGTCTTTTGGAACATTTTGGATTTCCTGTCGTTGTACCATTTTATGGTATTGCAAGTGCCATGAGAATTAGCATAGTCTTGACCTTTGGCATTCAACTCGGCTTCAGCCCTACGGTCAGCATCCTCTTGGCTTATGGAAGAAGAGAACTGCCCGGCTTCGATCGTCATCGTAACCAAACTTCCTTCTTCGGTATCAGGATCGCAGTCGTTCTTTCTAAACGACTTTGATTTCTTGACATTGTACCATAATATGGTTATACAACGACCATGCTCATTAACCCAGTTCTGACCATTTTGCTCAATGTCTCTCATAGCCTTGTCATCAGCATCAGACTGAGATATGATAGACGTGTATTTTCCGGCCTCAACAACGTACTCAAGCTCTTCCCCTTTCTCTGTCTCAGGATTACATCCTTCTTTTGTGAAAAGAGCCGACTGCCTTTTATTTCTATAAACTACCTGTTCTTTTTTTTTATGAACTACCGTACATTCTTCAGATACGCTACCATCCCTGGAAGACACCCTTATCTTGACACTTCTGTTGGCACCAGTATCATTTTCATCAAAGTAAATATTAACCTTACTGTTAAGACTGCCTTCTTTCTTATCTATGTTCGCCCAACAATTACCTACTTTCATTCGCTAATCCTCCATCTTAAATTTTCGGGAGTTGTACTTACGTTGATTACCTCCGGTGATCCATCTGAATCAAGATCAACAACATCCTTGTCCAGGTAGATTTCCTCCTTATCCACAGACTCGCATTCAACTATTTCAATAACATAATCTTTTATATTACTTTCTATACTTAACTGCGTGCTTGTTTCATCACCCTCAATTTGTTCAAATTCCTTATCCAATTTAATGTAAGGAACGACCTTTCCAGGCTGATAAATAGGAATCAGTACACCATTTATAGTTATGTTCTCATTAACTTCATTCCCATCCTCATTGCCAGGCATGGAAACAATCATCGAAACCTGGAACGTGTCTTCAAGACCCGGATCACCAGGGAAACCATAATCAAGCCTAATATCATTGACGTCAATATTAAGACCGGAAGCGGTGGTAAATGCTTTTATGACACCCTTTATATCTTTCTCACCCGTAATAAGGGCATTGATAGAAGCGGAGTTGGTAGTAATAAGGACCTGCTTATCTCCACCAGATATAGGGAACTCCAGCCTACTAACCGACACTTCTGTGATCTTAATACCTTTTTGCTTGAAAGTAATGGCTTTCATACTTTCAGTATCGGATTTTTTCACAATTCGGATAGTGATCCTATCTTCCCTTCCTTTCCAAGATGGAGCATCGAAATTCATTTTATCACGACCGACACCTTCCTTCTTGTCCGAGGTAAGCCAAGAACCATCATCCATCTTATATATTTTCTCTCTCGACATAATCATCCTCCTTAATTTAAAGTGTCAACTCCCATTCAACTCCATCATCGACAACCACCTGTACCGTAGCCGTACCGCCTGTGGCTTCAAATGTTATGTCAGTAGGAATAACATCAAATATCTCTTGTACGCCAACACATCCTAAGCCGCAGATGATATCCTTAAACCATTCCTCTTTAGCATATTTTTTAAGAACTTCTTTAAAGAACTCACGAAGCCAATCCGAATCAATAGATTCCTTAAGTATGGTTTCTATTATTTCCTTAAGCCAAGATTCGTGCATTTCCTCTTTCAGAATCTCTTTAATAAGCTCGATAATGGTTTCTTTATCTAACTTATCAGAAGGCACAGAGCCATCAACGAGATTACCCCCACATATAAATCCTTTGCATTTTTCTGCCATTTCTCATCCTCCTAAATTAACAATGGAACCCATAAGAACTATTTGCCTCTTCTCGGTACACGACCCTCACTTCAGCAAGTTCATCCTGTTGACACATATCCCGGCAGAACCTAACAGTACGACCCTGGACTTTATACATATCAGAAGGTACAACACCCCCGCAATAAGACACAAGCAAAATCTCTGCCGGATCTTTCTTTAGAACCACATGAGAAGTACCGTCAAACACTTCTGTATTAACAGATCCACTTACGTTAATAGCCCTTGAAACGTATTTAGCTAAATTAGCTAAAGCTCCGTCTAAAGGCATACCATGATACAAACCAGCTTCTTCTATAGTTTCTCCATCATAGAATATGTTAGAAGAAGGAATATTGCAATGATGCGGGCGTTCGCACCCACCATGACTGCCAAAACAACCGTTACCTGTTATTGCCATTGTTACTCAAAATATTTATTTTTTGTTTTAAAAATTCTATTTCCCTATCCTGGTATTTCATACGGCATATCATTGCATTGATTAAAGCCGTAAGATCAGATTTCTGAGCCAGACTGAAGTAGCCAGCGTTGATGCCGTCAGCGCAGTACACGCAGTTCGTGCATGTATATCCGTCCGGGCATGGCACCGGCGTCTCGTCCACATGTGGAACATATACGTGTTTACCACTTAAGTCCTTACCAATTTGTGCACTCTTTTCCATTTTGAAGTTGTTTTTCAAGTTTTTCAACCCTTTGTTTTAAAAGCGTATTTTCTTCAACCATTCTATCCAAAAACTTATCTATGTTTTCAAAAACCAGCTCTATATTATGCATAACCTCATTATAAGGCATACCTGGAGTTAATTTGGATATGAATGTCTTGCATCCTGTATAATGAATGCAATGATCGCTTAAATGACCATACGGGCAATCGCATTCTTTTGGAAGAATTTCGCAATTGTCCGTACAGTCATTACACGGATCAGACCCGATACAGATATTAGATCTCAGAATATCAGGTCTGTCATCTTTACAAGTGTTACAATTCATGACTTTCTTTTTTTTTGGTGCAAGATAATAATTTTCATTCACACCATCACAATAAGAAGTCAATCAATGTATTCCAAGCGGTTAGTGCTGCCTTTAAAAACGTATCCGCATCTGTTTTCTATCTCTACATCGGTAATAGGGAGAATAGCATCTTTGCCATAAGTAAGTTCGCATTTTGAAATAAAATTTACTATACCTTGATAATTACCATGAAATTCCCTTGCGAGTTTCCTGCCAGTAGGAATCCCTTCTTTATTGGTTTCAGGAATACCTATCAAGCACTTTATCCAGTTTGGTTCATTCTTGTTATTGCTTCGTATTTCGTAGTTCACGATATCAAATACAATACCTTCAAGGTTCTTTACGTCGATGTTGTCCGCATCCATTTTCTTATCAATACGAATCGTGCTTGTTAAATCTCGTAATTTCATGATATTTTCTATTTTTGACATTAATGAATAACTGTCACAGTGTTTTAAAAGACCGAAGTAAGAAGACCAGCTTTCATTTGTAATACACTTCTTCGCGTCTTTGGCTACCCTCTTCCTTATTGTCACATAACCTTTATTGTGTTCAGATACGCCTTTGTTATTACGGTGGAAAACATACCCGCAAAAATCAAGAGGTCTATCCATGTCTGTTATAATACAAGTATGCCTTTTAGATCTTATCTTAAGCTCATACCACCAATAATTCTTAATCCTCCATTTGGCAGTATTAGCATCCTCCTTAGTATAGAAAGCAAGGAAATTATCGTCGGCATATCTCAATGAAAAAGGAGCTATTCTCTTTGCGAGATCATCAAAATCTTTCATAAGGAGATGATGAATGAAAGGGCTTGTAGGGGTTCCTATAGGTAACTCTCCAGATACGAAACTTACGTCTATTACAAAATCTATAAACTTTTTATTTGAAATAAAGTTCTTAAGTACTTTTCTAAATACTTTGTCTTTTACATGGTTATAACATTTACGTTGATCTATAACCAAACAATACTTCAAATCAAGTCTATCATAATAAACATGCTTTATCTTTTTAATAAGAGACCTTGATTTAGACGATGCTGTTATGCCAAATCCCGGCTTACAATTAAGACCATTCATATTATCCTTCTCATAATACAAAGGACCTAACTTTACTAAAACAAGATGCTGATAGATTCTGGTGGTAAGATCCGGGCTGTTTATTTCACGAACCTTACCATTCTTGTTTTCTTTTACAAGTTTGCGATATTTGATTTTGCTAACATAAGTACCATCTAAATACCATTCATACAATTTTAACGAATTACCATCAAAATCAGAATTAAAATTAACAACATCATTCTTTTTAGAATGGTTTTTAAATGCCGCTTCGCATGCTTCTCTAATATCATCCAAACTTACATCTATATAGTTTGAAACTGATTTCAGTTGTGGGCTAATGACGGGCTTACGACCGTCGCGCATCTCTATCATATTTTTATCATATAACCTCATACGCTTGTCTTTTATTGATTATCCACTCCTGGGAAAGATTAAAAAGAATATACCCAATTTTTTAGCCCACACAGGGCAAGGCCGCAATTGTTGCGATTCGTATTAGAAGTGGCGTTATTCGCATTCAGATTACGAGGCGAGCAATTGCCATTGTTCGCATTACCGCCGAAACGAGCAGCCAATTCTTTTTAACCTTTTTCTCAACCGTTATTTGCTATTTCAGAGGTCAGATCCCAATGTAAGACTTGTTAGCAGACTAACGGATTTCATTGAATAAATTTTTATTGTTTATAATGTTAACTATCTCTGTTGTCTAATGACATTGCAAATGTATGTATAATATTTTATAGCTACAAAACAATTTGTATTAAATATTTTAAATTTTTGTTTTGTAGCTATAAAATATTATATTAACAAGATACGGCTGCGCCGTGATATAGTATATAAGGCTGCGCCTTATCGCTGCGCCTTATCGCTGCGCTTATGATGGCTGCGCCATCAATGGGTTACACCCATCAAACCTGCGGTTGACTGACGTCTAATAACAACTGGGCAAGGCCGCAATTGTTGCGAGTCGTATTAGAAGTGGCG